ACAGTAATGACACAACCACACACTACTCCACTACCCCCTACGGGAACATCTTATGTTAATTCAAAACCACTAAGTAATGTTAGTGGACCCATTAAACTAATCAGTGTTCATGTTAATGCTGATACAAAAGTTTCTGCAAAAGCATTAGTAGGTTCACAAGAAGCTTCTTATCACTTTACACAAAGCTTGCTAGATACAATGCTAGATACAAGATGTATAAATGATGAGCATGAATGGGATTGGTCACCCAGAGGGACCTATAACCCTAATGGAATGATCGATTTTGGAATCGAAATAGCCAATACGGGTATAATTAATCAAACTCCTGATAGACGAAGTGATATTATACCCAACGATATTCGAGCAAGACTTAATGCATTACCACGGGCTGGTATAGAAAAATTTAAATTAGAATACGACTTATCTGAAAATGCTTACTATCTTTATTACGATGCAGGTGTGGACAATTCAATATTTTATTTAACAATGAAAAATATGATTGCTTGTTTTACAAAACAAAAAACACGAAACGCTCTCATATTATTGGAAACAGTGACACTTGATACTTTAAGTATAAGAGAACAGCCGGCGAGAATTAAAGCTTATAAAATCAAGTTTAAGACATCCGGATTATATTTAAGCGGAAATTCGTCACGCAATAATCCATTTTCTGTGAGTATAAGTCCATTTTCCCCACATTTTATCATTATATCACTTAATGATGGCGTAATGTATCCCTCTAAGTTTTAAGTTGTGTACTTTACTCTTAAACCGATCCGATCCGTAAATATTATTATTTTTTCTTAAAATATTATGGTAAATAAAAACGTTCCATATGTTTTTTTTGTATTCTAAACAATTAATAAAAACATCATATTATTTTAAAATATGTTATCAATTACTGGATTTTTAATCCTAACAATCTTTGTTGTTCTTATATTTTTTATTTCATGTTCGAACAAATCTGATAAAAAAAAGAAAAAAACTACTAAAACAATTCAAAAAGAACCGTTCGTCAATCAAATAGATTATGCCTCTAGTTTATTACCAACTGGTCCTTTACGATCAGACACAGAGATAGAAAATAAAGAAGCCGATATAAAGGTTAAAAACGATGATATACTCGCTCTTACTGCACTTATTGATAATACAAAACAACTAATTTCGACAAAAACAACAGAATTACTAGAGTTGAGATCGGACAATAGTAATTTAATTGCACAATTTACTACATTATTAACAAATATATCTAGTATGAATGCCTATATAATTGATTTCGTTACTAACAATTCTTTTGTTGATAGTGTTGATATCGCATCTTCTGCTTCAGCTCTTGCGACATTCACAAGTTTAGATTCAAAGAAAAGTACACTTCAAATCGAGATTAATAACCTTAAAACTACAATCAACAACAATTTAGTCAATTATGACGAATCGGACATAGATACCATAGAAAAAATAGGAACTATACAATCTGGTCTCATTAAAAGTTTGAATGATATTAAAAGCAACTATGATACCATTTTTACAAAAATAAAGAAGAACTCATCCTTTGTATATTTCTGTGGAGGAGATCGAACGGACTTATCTGCTTATCCTGATTATGTTCAAACCTACATAAATGGTTTTAATGGCAATTTATGTTCAGATATCGACTTACATAATGTCAATTCTTCTGTTGGCGATAATAATCATTTTAGTATTAAAACAAACAACAATATAGAGATAGGACGAAGTATATGTGAATCGAGAATAGGCGAATGCATTTATGAAGATAGATTAGATACTCCTACAAGCTATTTTACAAGTAATTATGGGTACAAGTTTCACCAAGATAAATGGCCTAATGAAGGCAGTTGTGAAGCACTATCAAATATTCCACCTTGTTTTTCACATGGAACATTAAGTGAAACCGCATGTATAGGGGATACTAAACTTTTATATTACATAGATAGTGCTGATCCTGCCAGATATTACTCTTCGAATGTGAATTATACAGCAGAACTCGTACCAGGCGAAACGAATGAATGGATATGTAATTTGAATGAAGTTAATCCAAATTCAAATGAAGAAAATATAGCTTCAATAGCCCGTGGTAACTGTGAAGGCAACAGTAGTACTTATTCTGCTATCTATGGAAACACATCAAGTTATGATTGTTATTCGTTAACAGATGCTCTCGCAAAAATAAATGCGGTAGGACAAGCTCGAACAGACCTTTCTGGAACACAAGTTAGATCCAAGACATGGTCAAATACAAACAATTTAGACGATACTAAAGGAAGTTGTACAATAGAGAATACTTGTAGAACCGAAACGGATGTTGATAATCATGTAAGTTGCTTGAATGAAGATTATACCGTATCAGGTACAAATTTTCAGTGTTATGAGTTAAATGCAATTAATAGCACTGCTGTAGCTAATGGAAAGTATAGAAATACTTACTCTCTTGGTAGTTGGATTGAAAATGATAAAAATATGGAAAATGGTTCATGTAGCAATGATTCTAGTTGTAGAACGATGTATGATATCGATGCTGAAATAAGCTGTGCACATGTTGATAATTGGAACTGTGTTAGTTTTAATTTCCAACCGCATGCATCCAATATTGGTTCTGTACGTGTGGTTGAATCTGATCCAGCATCGTGGCATAAAAGTTATCAACCATTGGACTATATAAATATTAACGATACTACCAAAGGTGCTGGATCCTGTCACACAGATAGTAGTTGTTTAAACCCTGCATTATTAAACGCAGAGGCAAACTGTCATAACAGTGATAATTATCGTTGTTGGAATGTGAATGCTGTTAATCATAGCGCAAATCAAACCGAAAATAAAACATACAAATATTACGAAGATGCTGAATGCATAACAAGGACAGATTGTTACACTATGGAACACGCATTATCTATTGCCGAAGAAAATTGTCATGCAAGTGGTGGAGAAGACCTTTGTTATAAGTTGAAGGATGATGGTAGTTTAGAATTGGATAATGGTATAGCTGGTAATATATTTATAGATGGTCGAAAATCACGTTTCGCAATATCAGATACACAAGGTACTTGCGACACAAGAACATGTCAAACCGCAGACGACATATGTAAATCGAAATCGGTTAGTTGTTATACGTCATATGGTGTAACAGAAAGCAGAAACATGGAATATCATTCGAATTCAAACATATGTGTTGCTCCTGATGGTTGTAGTGTTGAAATGTGCACTTATCAAAGTATAAGTGATGCTGAAGATGGTTGGGTATCGAATATTAAAGAGGACACTATTAACAAGGAAGATACTTTCGTTGTTCCCACCTCTACAAATGAAGAAGAAGTCGAGGTGATGCTTCCTCTTCCAAGTGATTCCTCTTCCAAGTTATCTTATAATGACGCAACTGGTACTATTTCTTATAACACGAAAGCGATCAAAAGCGATGGGGAATGTCCTAATCCAAATGATCCTACAATTACGAACCTGGGCGATTATGACCAGTCAGTTGTTGTAGAGCACACCAGAACAATAGAACCAGATATCGTCACTAATGTTGGATGCTTCGGAGTGACAAAAAAACAGGTAAAATACACAATTGAACCATATGGATCTAGATGTCCATTTAACTGTGTGTATTATTGGGGGACTGATGTGAATGATCCGAATGATTTTAATACTGAATGTCATAGGGTGTGCAATTTTGAAAGAGAAGGTGGTGATGTTCCAAGCGTATTTTTCGATAATGTATGCGAAGCACCATTATGTGATGAACAAGGTTACAGATATCCTAAAAGAAAAACAAGAAAAAAAAATAGTAGTGGTGCTGGTTGTAGTGGTGACGGAGTTGGAATCGGAATAAATGGATCTGATCAAACACCTAAAGAAGTTTTTGAACAACGAGACGGTATGAGAGTAAACTGTGACATAACTGCTTGCGCTCCCGTCGATTGTAGGTTAGGTGAACCACCAGTTTGGGGAGATTGTTCAAAAGATTGCGGAGTTGGAACAAAGACGAGAGACTGGACTATTGCAACACCACCTCAACATGGTGGTAGTAGTTGTGAATCGGTTTTGCCTCCGGGTGAAACCTTGATTGGTGAAATATCAGATAATACATTCAAATCGTCACAGTCTTGTAATACAGATGCTTGTAATGTTGATTGCGTATATAGTGATTATGAATATGGTCCTTGTACAATTAGAAATATAAACGCTTCGTGTATACCGTTGATCGGTCAACAACCCCAAAAAATAGGAACACGCACCATAATAACTCAAGGAACTGGAACTGGAACATGTGATGATTTCTTGTCAATCACTGAAGACTGTACGAGCAAGGACCTACCCAACATATGCGGTGACGACGATCACACATCTGGAACATTTGATGTTGATGTTTGCTTCACTGACCCAGAACTTTCCACATATCAAGCTGATTGTACATGGGATGGAACATCGGGAACAAGACGAGGAGAACAACGAAATCAACAATGGGTTTACGCAAACAATCTTGATGGTAGAGTTACAAGGGATAATGCAAACTATGAGTGTACATTAACTTGCACTTCCCCCAGTGCACCCACTTATTTAAGTGCAACTCAAATAACTTCGGAATCTTTCGTGCTTTCATGGACTCCTGAAACTAATGGTGACGCGACTTTAGAATCATACACTATCAGTGTGAGTCAGGACGGAGTAACACCATCATGGGAGATCTCCGCCTCATCGAATACAGACAATAGCATAACAGGATTAGATTCTAACACATCTTATAATGTTAAAGTCATAAAGAAATTCTCTTCAGGTCCCACTGTTCCAGTCGAAAGTGAGACATTAAGCGTAACCACAACAAAATTAATAAACAAAGTTAATTTGCATTTTCCCACCTTTAATTTGAGTGACAATAACACCGATATTATTTATTTTAAATTTAAAATTGGTGGAAAAACTTATATTTATAATGATTGGTATAATCCCCTTGATTTATCAAACCAAGAAAAAATTACTGGTAATAGTTGGAATTTTGAAGAAGGAGGACAGGCAATTTCTGCAGGATATTCAGGAGGAATAAATGATTTAATATTAAATAATTTCGATTTGGTAAATTTAGACTTTGTTGACATTAAGGTTTATCCAATTGAGACATCACCATGGCAAAGACCAGGACCAACTGGTGGTTATTCTGCTGGTGAAGTAAGTAGAACATTTCGTAAAACAAAAGATGAGATCGCAGAGTATATCGAAAATGTTGTCCCAACGAATGGCATTTATACAATAAGAACAATGTTTATGGCACGGACCAATACAGTTGAGCTCAGACATCCAAGATGATGAATGCTATTTATCACTTTCAAACTATATTATCCTATTTCTTTGTTTTACAATATGTTGATTTTGATTGTAACCATTAAGATTATAATAAATTGAAAACTTATTATGTTCTAAAAAACAACAACATTTGTTCGATAGAGAAAACTTTCCATTTTTTCTGGTATTTATGAAATTCATAAACATCATGACGCTCTTGTTCGAGGGACAATTGTGATGATATCGATAAAACACTTTCATGAACACCACATTCCAAAAGCAGAAAGGGTAACTTCTGTGTGTTTCGTCTATACTCAGCACAACTGTGTCTTTATCAAACACACACGCATTCTGTAAGAATGGCTCGATGATGGCTTTCTGAATGAGTTCGTTCCATTCCGAAGTTTGTTCGTTCACTTTCAAAAGGTTCTCTTTGATATTGTGTTTGAACGCCGTGTGTAAAGAAGGCATTATACGATTTCTGAATATACCACGAACCGACCATAAAGGTGTCGTGTCTTTAAAGTAGGGAATCTCGTTCTGATGCGCGATCTCGTAAATATCCCGCTTATACACATTCACCAAAGGTCTAGATATGTTCACACCTTCGATAATAGCGTTCTCTTGAATTACCGCCAGGTTTAAGATGGACCGTGCACGACATATATTAATCAATACATTCTCAACCGTATCGTCTTTGTGGTGTCCTAATAATATAGAAGAAGCTTCTGTATCGGTCGTGTTCTTATATTCTTCATGAACTTTTTTGTACAAATTAAACCGTATTTTTTTTGTTTCAATCTCATATTCATGTCGGTTTATATTGCTCTTTTCATTACGATTTATGTCCGTAATGCTCTCCACATAAATACGAATCCCATTGTGTTTACACCATTCCTCTAAGAAATGTTGCTCCATACCTGTTTCGTCTCTATTGTTGTAGTTAATATGAACCGCAATACAGTCGAATCCAATATGATGGATGACATAGAGAAGCACCATCGAATCTACACCACCAGACAAAGACACTACGAATGTTTTGCTTTTAGATCGTAAACAAAAATCCCGAACTGTTGTGTATACAACCGATCGTTTAATATCTGTGTTTGTTACGGATTTAACATCATATGTATTTTGCAACACATTGCTAAATGGTAAATAGTCCATTGACTTTCTATTAATATATAATTGACAGCGAGTCTTCTTATACGATAATCGATTTAAGCACCAATCATATATATATATATATTATTATATGAATAATGAATATTCTTTATGTTTTAAATAGTAAAACCCATATCTTTTCAACTTATGCAAAAGATAAGTCAATCGTATTCACTTCCTATGATGGTAACAAACTATCTCAAATGAGGAACATTTTGAATGATCGTTATTGTCAAACAAACACATGGATGAAACACATAGAACACGTTTATTTATTTGCTGAAAATCACATTCAAATAGACCTTATTGACAATAAGCATTGTAACATAAATGATCCAATCAAAAGTTTGGACATCACCTTATTTAATACACATAACCAAACAGACATGTCTTTTATATATCACCTAAAACATCTTTTGAATACAACTGTTTATGTCATTAAAGATCTTGAATATTCATGTCAATATGATATACCTATACTAAGTTTACAAGGTTTCTTTATTGAGTACCAACCAGAAGATATGAATATAGAACCACTGATACCTTACGAATATCTGGACTCTATATATAACAATGTCGATTATTAAAAAATATTCCTAAAAACTTGTACAACAATAATTGTATTATTAAAGTTCTCTCCTGATCTTTTTTTTTGTATTTTAACATTATAACTGATTTATTTTATTCGGTGATGTCTTACTATTGTTACATTATTTACAATGAAAATGACAGAACTTATAATGGTTATACTATAAATCTTCAACGCAGGTTAAAGCAACACAATGGAATTCTAAAAGGCGGTGCCAAATCGACACATAATAGAGGTCCTTGGAGTTTTTTGTGTGTAATTACATCGTCTTGTTGGGATTGTATATCCACTGCTATGCAGCACGAATGGTCAATCAAATACCCCACAAGAAGAAGACCTCGACCCAAAGAGTACAACGGTAAATTAGGTAGATTGTTATCATTAGAAAAGGTGTTCGAACATATGCAACGATTGCGCTGTGAGGATGTAATGTGTTATGTAATAGATGATCATATAGGTACTATGAAAGATATTGCAGAACCTTTCAGTAACTTTGTTACGGTTCTTCCTATATATGATTTAAATATAAACTAATCGTTGTTACATCCAAAAAAATGGACATATATGTATAACTCAGTTAAAATCTTCATCCCAATCTAAACCATATCTCAAGTATATATCTCGTTTTAACATACGTATCTTCCTATTATCATATATAATGTCTTCTATATCTAAATATAAGATATGACAACTTTTTTGCATGATAAAAGGTTTGTATGATGAGCATGTATGGTTTATTTTTTTTGACAACTCAACAATCTTTTGATTGTTTTGTATAACCTGTAAATCATAGTCTTTTAAAGTCTTTGTCAATCGTATTTTTTCTTGTCTACTAGTTTTACTATAAGAGCCATTGGTAGTTAATACTCTTGGATTTAAGGAAATACCCATTTTTGTTTTTGTAACATTACTTTTGTATTTCGAAACTTATTTTTAATTATTTTTTATACATTTTGAAATGATTAGCTTTTTTTTGGGGAGGGGAACAGATACAAAAAAACATTTTTTAATGAACAACAATTATAAAAAACAGAACAGAAGTGTTTTGATGTACACATTATGTTTTGCTAGCTGTTTTGTGTATTGTGAAAATTTTATATATCACACTTCCTTTTTTGACTGTTTGTAATATGTCAAACTAAATCTCTCAAGTTTCATTTTTTGTTATAAATAATTAAAGATGATATACGATTATATAATCGTTGGGTTAGGTCCAACAGGACTTACACTAGGTTTAAATTTGTTAAAAACAAATAATAAAGTATTGTTTATTGAATCTGAAAGTGGGATAGGTGGATGTTGGAAAACAAACTTTACGAATGACGGATATTTTACAGAGCACTCTCCTAAGGTATTGTCAAAAACAGGATCTAAAGAATTTAACAAACTACTTCATTATTTAAACATCGAACCTCAATATAAAGAAGTTTACGATAAAAAGTCTACTTCATTTTTGGAAAACCACGTTTATACCATGTTTAATAATTTTTCGATTTTGGATATCGTTAAACTGATATTTTATGTTTTGTTATATATTTTAACACTTAATAATAAACATATATCAATCCAAGAATGGTGTAAAAACAATAATATTTCAAAAAAATCACAATCATTTTTGAATATTCGTTCTATTGCAATTAGTAATACTTATGACAAATTAACCATGAATTCTTTCATAAAGTTCTTTTTCCAAAGATATCAATACATTTTTCATTTACAACAACTTTATAATCCCGTCGAATGGTTGAATGCGATCCACGAAAAATTTAAGAGTAATCCCAACTTTACTATTTTATTAAATACTAAAGTAAAGGAGATTATTCGGTCCAAAAACGACAACTCCGTATCGGGTGTATTGACTCATTTGAATAACGTGTTTCATGCGAAACAATTTGTATGTTGCATTCCCCTGCGTCCACTCTATAAGATAATGCATGCTTCGTCCAATCATAATTGGTTCTCTTCTATGGATTATTTCAAAACCTTTGTGGATCATTCTACTTACACTGGAATAGGATTTCAGCTGCATTTTAACGAAAAAGTCAAGTTACCATCTCAATGGTGTTGGAGCTGTTTAGAAGAATGGAAAGTTATTGTGATAGACAAAACCAATCACTTAAAAAACATATCACAAGATCCTGATATTAAACAAGTGCTTAGCTGTGTTGTTGTAGACTTAGACACGAAAAGTAGTGTTATACAAAAAACAGCAAATGAGTGCGATAACACGAACGAAATTGTAAAAGAAGCCATCCGACAATTAAACAAAATGAGCAACCATATTTTACCATCTCCCAAAAAGATAACTCTATCTAACAATATGTATCGTTCTGAACACTTCGGTTGGGAATCATTGGATTCAAGCTTTTCTTATTCTAAAGGTAAATTGCCCTATAAAGGATCACTCAAAAACTTATATTCAGTAGGACCTCATAACCATGATGAAGTGGTTGTCATCGAAACGGCTATACAAAGTGCTAAAAAATTCAGTAAAGATGTGATTCGTATTAATAATGTTTTTTAATACTAGTTTCTGATTCGGGTTTAGGATTTTCCTTTGACAGGGGTACCCTGGAATAACTTTTTTTCATGATTTAATAAAAATTGATTTTTTTTGTAAAATTAAACAGAATATATATACCGGCTGTTCTATACAGCAAACTTAAAGCAAACAACCAGTAACCTTCCATCAGTCTTTCTGATAAAAATATGGCTACTGCTGCCAACTTCCGCCGTTGTAACGCCACCCTTCAGTGCTCTCTGAAGAGGGGTAAGACCCCCATCCAGTGCTCTTTTAGGGCCAGGACTTCTGAGGGGTCTGATTTCTGTGGTCGTCATCGAAATTTTGTTTCTACAGCACCCCCTCCTCCACCTCCTGACAATACAGATTGCTCTATTTGCATGGACGCAATTTCGGGTAGTCGAACCCGTTTCACGATGACCCCCTGTAAGCACTATTACCACACCCAGTGTCTTAACAAGTGGAAGGCTCGCTCAAACAGGTGCCCCTGTTGTCGTGCATTAATGTCTACTGGACTTAATCAGACAGAGAGAGACAGACAAATCGCCTCCCACAATTTCATACCCCCTGAGGAGTTGACGAATACAAGGATTTCACCCCTTTTCACAGCCCAACCTAGGCCTCGATTAACTCCCCGTCCACAAGTACATAGACCCCCTCGTCACGGATTTACAGTGGACATACACCATGTCCGTTTCATGCGTGATACAGTGGAGAGGGGGTCCTATGAGCATGGGTATTACAGCGCGATGTACCAGAGTATGCAGGTCAACTAAGGGTGTCTCTAGGGGGTCATAGGATTAGAGATTTAGGGTTTAGGATTTTCCAATTAGGGTTAGGTTTTTTTTTCCCTCTAAAAAATGAACTAACCCTCTATCTAAAACTAAATCAATGAATGTTAGATTTAGTTGCAAAACATGTCCTTTATGTAGATTCGAACTGAAAGAATCCACATTGGATGAAATAAAAAAATAAGTAAGAGAGCTGTGTATTTACAGATGTTAAAATCAGTTGAACATTATATGTATTAATCTCTGTGAATTACAATTCTAGATGTGGATACTTGTATAACTCGATAAAATTATTGTGAATATCAAATAGACCATATTTTGATATACCCGCTTCATAATCATAATAATCTCTTGGAGGTTTAACATTGAACATCTTAATCAATAAATCCACTCCATTGGTTTGCCATATAGAATGGCTATAGATTAGTTCAAAAATCTTATTATACACAACATCAGAGAATTTTTTATGTTCTTCCAAAAACCACTTGTTTTCACATAAAAACTCAAATTGTTCGTTGATAAGAGCGATCTTCTTCTCAGTACCTTTTGTTGTCTCTATTTTGTTAATATAGGTTTTCACTTTATCAATGACGATATTATTTTTTATTTTGTTCTCCTTTAATTCATTGAGCTTATCATTAATAACCTCCGTATATCTATCATCTCTGGATAAACATCTCATGTGGATTAAATCATATGCGTTTAAATGACTGACAATGACCTGAAGAACAAATGGTTCTTCAATGGTTGTTTTAAATTGTTGAGTCATCTTATCACAAATTATCTTTTGCTGACTTCTTGTGATAACAGGCATTTTGTATGTGGTGTTCTTTTTTGGTGGTTTCCGAGAGAAGTCTTATTTGTTGTTTGCTGGAAAGAAGTTTTAGAGAGCTTTAAGATGGAATCTTAGTAAATCATGTGAAAAGTACACATAAAATCAATTTTTTTCAAACTTTAAAAAAAATCATTTGTGGATTGAGTTTCGATAATGTTCCAGATTCATCACATCCATTATTCGAGTGCAACTTCTTTCTACATATAGGTTTCGAATTATTCAGTTCGAATGTCCTACCCTTCCCCTTTCCAACATGGGGAATGATATGACCACATTCCCCATGTTGGAAAATATCTAAAATACCAAATCGTCTTTTATATTTTTATTAAAATTTTATTTTTATCGATATTAAAAGTAAGAGTTATTCATTTTCCATGAGTTCATCATCAAATGAATGTAAATGGAGAAAGTACAAAAATAAACACATAGGTGAGTATGTTACATGTGATACGAATGATAACATTTACGAATCGATTCATTTGGCGAAATATCCTAAGAAAGGTTTAACTTTCGACAAAGAAAAGATACAAGAGTACAAAGTCGTGCTTGGACAAAAAAAAGAAATGGAAAATGAAAACATTTTAACCAAAAATTTAAAAAAACTTTATATTCAACTGTATGATGGGGAAAAAAAAGATAACAATAATACCACCTTGAACAAACGATTCAAATTTATCTCTAAAGGTAAAAACGGATGGAAACCAATCGTGCCTTTGACTTCTTTGATTCCATCTAAACAAAGTGGTGGTAAGTTTGTGAAATGGATGGGATTTCCAAAAATAGACTTAAGTAATGATAAACAATGCGAAAAACCTGCAACCTCTTGTTCAATATCAAAAGAACAAAATGAATATATTCTATGTCAGGAAGAAACTAAAAAAATATATGAAGGTATTGATTTATTAGATAATCCCTCATGTGACTCCCATTCATGTGAAATTGACAAGTATTTCAGCATTGGAAAGTTTCCAGAAGGATTTGTGAGTTTTGATTCGTATCTTAATGAAAATTCATCATCTACCGAAGTTACTAAAGTTACTGAATCTACAGGAGGTACAGGCTCAACTCCATCAACTCCATCAACTCCACCAAATGAAACGGACAACAAACCCTTCTTATTCTTCAGTAATACAAAAGCCTATATTAATCATACCTTGTGGAACGATGCAAATGATGGTGATGACAAAACACGTATAGTTCCTAAATTAGAAAATGGAAAGCGTAAATCAGGTCACTCCTTTGTAGGAAATAAGGAAGAAATGGAAAATTTTAATCAAGTATTACAAACAATCACACCATATGAACACAACCATTTAAATATTCTCAACATTGTTACAGCGCCTTTACAGTACATTCTTCCACCAAATGAAGCATCCTTAAAAACAGGCGGTCCTAGACCATGGGAAAAGCGAATCGAAGTGATCTCACGCATTTCAGAAAGTGTTGTTATGTTAAAACAGCTATTTAGGAGGAATGATAAAAGTGTTGTGAATATATTCAATATTCATTTGTATGATCCTGAAGTGGAAATGTACAATTATATGAAAGTGAATAATGAAAAAAATATTTTGATGCAAGAGGCATTGAATGTTGCAGATCCATCTACTATTTTTGCAAACGAAAATTCACTTATGAATTATTTTAAAGATAGCGTAACGGCTCAGATTAAAGATCAAAATAAAGTACTTAGTAAAGCTGGTGTTCCCACTCAAAGATTCAAACCTTTCGAAAAAATGCTTTTGTTATGCGATAAAGGTACTATCGTTGGTTCTGAAACAAAAACACTTGAAAATTTCATAAAAGAAATGACTATCAACATGATCTATTGTGCTGGCGGTGAAACTCATTGGTTAAATAAACAGATGAAAGAGAATTACCTCTTTGAAACCTTAAACAAACCTGAATTTAAGCAAATCGTTTGGTCAGGATTCAGTGCGGGAATCATCAATGCAGGAAACACCACCGCTATGGCTGCAGAAAAGGTGTTTAATAAATTTGCGAATAAAGACAGGCTACTACGAGGTGTTGGTGCTGTGGATGACGTTACTGTCATAAAGAGTAAAACACCTAACAAAATATTTTGTAAAGTGTATAATACAACGGATGATAACCAAATTACACTAGTTCACACTAAGACTCCGGATGATTGTGATATGACTGGTGCCAATTGGTTTCATAATGGAGTGGTATTTCCTCATTACAATCCACTATGGATGGAGATGATTATTGATGTCATGAGTCAAGGAAAAGAAAATAAACATTTTAATGCTGTGGATAAATTGCTTATAATGGCAGATGGAGAATGTGTGCACAACTTATTACTACAACCAACTGATTTGTCACCTATTAATTTGTATAGATTACCATCTGACGAAACAATAAATAAAATGAATCATGAATTGACAAAAAGCAAAATCATATATGCAAGAAATATTACGAACAGTTTGATTGAATTTGTTCAAAGGAGGATTGAATCATAAGAAACATTATAATTCAAAAAGTACTTATGAATGATTATTTATTGATCAATAAAATGAGTTCTTTCATTATTGATGGTATTGGGTATATGGGAGGATTTTTGTTATCGATTCAACTATTTCCACAAATCTACAAAGTATTAAATACGAAAAGTGCAAAAGATCTGTCATTTCATTTTATGACCTTGAATGTTTTGGGTCTTTCTTGTATGACCACATATGGTATATTAAACAACGATTACCCTTTATTTATACCAACAAGCATAAGTCTGATTAATACTGTAACATTAATTGCGTGTTCATGGTATTACAGGTAACTACTGCTAATACTACCACCTATTTCTTTTTTATCTTGTTCATCATCATATCTTCCTTTATCGATTTCATTTTAATACATACTCCTTTAGCTTTGTGAAGTCCTTGAATGGCGAATTCGTTTTTGCTGCTCATGGCGAACACAGGGCTACCTGAGGATCCACTTGATGTGCTCTCACCGAGGTATTCGTATCTCACTCTGGTGGGTGTTCGTTTGACCACTTTACACGGGGTATACAAGACTCTACAATGCACCGAGTTTGGCTTATGAATGAGCATACAACCGTTATGTTTAAATTCGGACTTAAAATCAAGTTTATTCGGATAAATGTTTGCATCTTTTAACATGATCATTTGTGTGGTGGTTAAACCAACCATCGTATAATCCAATCCTTGGTTTTGATTTGTATGTGTCTTAAAAAACCAATAACGGAGACGAAGATGAACTTCGTCGAACATTACAATTAGCTCTTTGTTTTTACTATCACCAATGACATGATGGTTCGTGATGATACACCATTTATTATACCCAAAGTCCTTACCATCGACCAGAAAACACGACCCTCCCTTGGACACTCTACCCATAGCAGGTAAAACGAATGTTATTTCATGCTCATCTGTGGAAGTTTTGAAAGTAATTTGATAATTTCCAGTAGGTATTGGCTGTTCGAATGTTTGGTACAACTCGTTTAATAACATTTTGTTGCTAATTAGAGTGAATGTGGGTTTGCTTTCAAGGTCTAAGTATTTCATTTCGATGGTGAATTTTTCCGGTTTGTTATCTGGTTTTTTCCATGTTAAATGAATTTGGTGTCTGGTCACAAACGATACATCTGGTGACCCAAACATTTTTTTTTAATCGTTTGATATTTATATGTAATACACAAAATTTTAAAGAGACCTTAAAAAAGTTTTTTTTTTGCAATGAGTTTCAAAAAAATATTCTTAAAAAATAAAACATCAAATGAACAGTGATAACATATTTGTGGTGCTGACTTCCATTTTAAATTTCATGTTCTTTGTATCTGGATGGGACAAACTGTTACATTTTGATAAGGTTGTGACTGGACTGAGCAATCGATTGAAGGTTATATGGATGATGCCCCTTATCGTGTATAAGTTTCTTGTTTTTTGTGGATTGGCGATAGAAATAATTTGTCCAGTGGTGATCTTTTATAGTGCTTTACAAAGAAACAAAGAGAATGATAGAAGGGGGTTTTATGCCAGTTTATTGTTAATAATCTTTACCATTCTAGCGACCTTATTTTATCATTTTCCACCTACTACCAGTAGCAAATATTATCCGTTTATGTCCAACTTATCCCTCGTAGGTGGACTCGGTCTCATGACCGCTGTATTCTATAGGAATGTGCACTTTATTCCATGAAGTGATGGATTGTACCTTATTTGTAATATAAAACAACGGTACTTTTATGTAATCGTAAATGCGTTCTATAAAATCAATATGATTTGACATTCTGTTACAGTTTTGTAATATATCATTGTTTAAAAGTTTCTCGATACGATCTAACTTTGCATTGAGTTGTAATATATCATCATTATCAGACTTTTTTTCATCTGAAAATGAAACCGTGCAATCGTTTTTACAATTTGTGGATTCCATAATAATTATATATGATTGTAATACAATTTAATTTTTATAATCAACGAATAATTTAATTTTATTTTAAATTTAAAATGGATTCTACAATCATAGGTGCTTGTTTTGCGATCATGAGCATATTATGCTGTACGTATAATTTAGTCACGTTCAAGAGTATAAAAACTAAAACAATATATGACGAAAGTCATGTGATCGATGTTGCATTATAGATTTTAACGAGCGTATGACGATTGTTTGTCTTTATATATATATATATAGAATGATTTTTTATAAATATGATCTGCAAATAAAAGGAGCAGAAATGATAGCGAATGTCAAAGAGCCATAATAACGAACCTGTTGTTTACGATTTATTTGTCTTAACAGATTATGTTGTTCTTTAAAAATTAAATAATCTGACATATATGCGGTCTTTGGAGTAACAAGATAGATACTTACAGTAAGTATCATCATGATCATCAATTTAATCCAGAAAGGAACTTTTCTAAAGAAGCTGATTGTTAAAAGGGAGATACATATGGACGATATATAAATGTGGAATCTCTCTGTTTGGATGTTTTGCCATCTTAATTTTTGTGATGCATTTAATGATTGTGTGAATTCGTTTTCCTCTCTGTTAGGGTAAGCACATAAGATGGATCCTATAACGAAACCAAAACCAATAATTTTGTAAGGACAATCAGGACCACCGCCTTTTTTAAAAAGTTTTATGACATTTTTTATCATATTACAATGTTTTTGTTAAATCTGAAGAAAAAAATTTAAAAATGAAATAACTTTGATTATTATTTATTGTGAAAAGTTTATTGAACTTTCGATAAAATTTGATTCGAATATTAAACAGGTAAATATGGTATATCAATTACAAACACAGAACACATCATGACGGTATTTTCCAAGTTTATGAAGCTTGTAACGAGCAAACTGGAGACTGAGAATCTAATGACAGATGAAATCAAAATGGCATTAAATTCTATTGAGCGTCCAAGCAAGCGCAAAATATCAGAGTATCATTTGTTGATGAAAAAAACATTAAACGAGGTTGTTGCAAAGTATCCAAACGAAAAACACAAGATCCGTTTTAAGATGGCTGCACAGATTACCTCCTTGATTCACAAACATGTCTCCACTCCAGAACTCGCATGGAAAATTGTAGAGCAGCGAACATTTGGAGAACCTGTAGTTACAGAGAACACAATCGATACGGAAATCGAAACAACATCAAACGATACCTCATCAAGCGATACCTCATCAAGTGGTGTTGTAAAAAAAAGAAAACAAGATATAAAATATGACGAAGAACTTATAGAAATTCCGTTGAGTGATGTTACCAATGTTGTGAATGTCAAACCCACAATGTTCGCCACAATGACGACACGGTCTAAAGGTAAAATTGAAGAAAAAAAACTCAAGGAACCCATGAAAAATGATGAAGATGAACATAACGACAAAACAATCCTCAAACAAATGCGTGAGTTTGTAAAGAATAAACCCACAAATATGCATATTAATGATAGATATAAAATTGCAAATAAAATGTGTAAATTGTACAAGGAAGGTGAGAAACAAATAGACAAAATATACAATAAATGTTAAGATAAATATATAAAATAGTAACAACATTTCCATAATCATATCTTTCTAAAAATATTATTGTTTATCAAATATTGTCTATAAAAAGAAAAGCATATTTTTGGAATATAATACAAGATACAAGTTACTGTTTTGTTTTATTCATTAAACTTATGTACAAACGATTCTTTTCTTTGCTATAAAGTTCACTAGCATATTTTTTTGTTTCAGCAGAGACACTCTGATTAAATCTCAAGGCGACAAGATACAAAGATAGAAAGTATGCGATTGTCATAAAGATCATTCTGGTCCAATCGTTTTTGTTCATATCAATTATATTCACTGCATATATTATGGTCACGCAAGTAGTGTAAATAGGTAATCTCATGAACCAATGCTCTTGAATTTTCGTTTTTGCAGTCAAATCACTTTTAGAAAATACTTCCTGAAATTTAACAGAAAAATTAACAATATTATCAATAATTTCAACATATTTTATGTTAGTTATTGCATTGTATTCATTTGTCAAATTCTGTACATGTTGATCATCGGACAACATCCTAAAAATGTAACGTGATTTTCTATTAGTATAAATATCAATATTTTTCTGATACAAAAACTGAGTGAAACTGTTATTTTCTTTTTTTAACTCGTCTATTACATTATACATATTTTCACTATCATTCAATATGATTAATACATCATATTCATATTCTGATTTGTGTTTTTCATCTCTATATTTAATATGTTTTTTTATGTATTTATTTACATATATAAAAAAGAATATTTTTTGACATTTTCTTGCATACGAATATGCATATCTGTATAAACATTTTTGAATATTTATAACCATCAAATGAAAATTGAAACAAATATATATAAATTTAAAAACTTAAAACAATTTTAAATAAAGTAAAATATGGATGTGAAGGAAAATAAAACGAGAAGGAAAAGAAATGTCGAAAAAATATCAATTGAAATTAGCAAAATGTCAAGGAGTATGGAATTAATATCTTTATCTATAGATGATGATGTTCAAGAAAAATTAACCAATATATATAGTAAAAGTGGTAACACACATTTTATATATTCCAACAAGAAACTCCCATTTGAAAATGCTTGTCCTTTTTTGTATATGAAATAAATTTATGAATTTAATTAAAAATTCTTTTGTAGAATTCTTTGAATTTTGCATGTTTAAATAAAACAGAATGCAGTTAAGCAGATCAGATACAGAATTAACTACCGACTACAAGTTTAATCATTCAATGAGCGAAAACCAGGAAAAGAGTAAGGAAAATATGAGTAAACAATCCATTAACAAAAGCCTGTTATGTATCATCAAACTTCAGAAATCAATTATAGACTCTTATAAAACTCAACTAAATGATGCCAACGATGAAATTATCCATCGCAAAGAAAACTTAAAAATTATTAAAGATACCAATATTTTTGATCCTGATGATGTAACGAATATGTTAATTCATCATGTAAACAACAGTGAAGATAAAGAGATCTTCAGAAATGCGATTATATTTATGCAAAACAAACTGAACTTTGTTTTAGAAAAAGTAGAACAAACTTATGATCATAAAGAAAAAAATAAATAGTAAGGTAATATATATATATATTACTTTTTTTGAATACTACTTATGATATAATGTGCAAAACAATTTAAACTTGTATAATTGTGATAAAGTCTTTATCTTTGTTTTTGTTGTAATAAACATGATCAATATGTCTCACACATTCATTTATATAATTGATGAAGTTCATCGATTCTTGAATGAAAGTGAAGTAACTATATGTATCCGAATAAGCTAACATTTGTAAGATATTTTGTTTGAAATCGCGAATGCTTGAAATTATTTCTGTAATATTATTGTTGTATTCTCTTGCTTTGTTGCTTCTGAGAAGAGCTTGTTTGAATTTTACTTCAGAAAGTTTGTTTCTCATGTAATCGACACGATGTTGTAGTGTAACCAAATGAAAGTCATCATATCGTGTTTTTTTGTAATCTTTGAGAGCAGTACACGAATTTGCGCAAGATTCGTAATGATGTAATGCTTGTAAAATATTTGTGACTTTATCTTGTTGTTCATCTTCCATCCTTCGAAAGTTGTTGGTGCGAAAAACTTCGTAAATGCCTACAATTCTATTACAATCATTGTTATTCATAAGAGGGGTCACAACGCTACCCCTATGTTCACGCAACCATTGATAGAAGTGTGGATTAGAGTTTCCTCTTTTGTTAATCTCTAATGTATTCCAGTTGAATGCCGTTTTACAATTAACACAAAACATATCGCTACATCCGCTTATTCTGTGAATCAAAGTAGCACAAACAGGACAACTTTTGGTGTCTTTATTTAGCATAGAAATAGTTAACACATCTTCTTCCTTACATTTATGATTGTCATTATTTTCCTCCATACATTTAGAACAATATGTAGTATTACATAGTTCACATGTAGAATCAGTTTTGTTTACATATCCTTTGCACTCATCTTTACCACAAGGTTTGATATATTGGGGTCCTTTGCTTTTAGAAGTTACAGAAGAAGATGAAACCATTTCTGTTCGATGTGAGTTACGAACAGGATAATAGTAACTAGAATTCATTATTCTGATGATATTGTATTTCTCACGCATTTTTTTTGTTTTTTCATTACATACTTTCTTGTACTCTTCTTTAATTTCACTCAGATCGTCTTTGTTTGCCTTGTCTTTTTTATATTTTTTCTTCACTTTTGAAATATCAATCTTCATAGTATTTACAATTTCCGCAAGGACACCTTCTTCTTTTTTTAATAATTCGTATCTTTCTTTCAAATTGACATACTCTTGTGTATAAGGTAAAAGAGTCAATTGCTCTGTAAAAAGAACACTCTTATGTACATCTGAAATTTTTTTTACAAAGGAAGGACCAAAGTTTTCACGAATGTATTGATGGCTCCATGGACGATGACATTTCATACATTGGGGTGCAACAATAACGCTTTCTAAGTAAGTTCTTACACAACAAGTACAGCATTCCAATTTACAATGAGAGCAAATTATTTGCTTTCGGTTCGACTTGTTAAAGGGTTCAATACAAATAGAGCATACATCAGTGATACTCATATTCAATTTTGTTTTTTTTTAAGTGTCAAAGATTCAAATCAATTTTTAACAATTTTTAAAAAGTGTTTGTAAATATATTGTTTAAGTGTCAACGATTCAAATCAAATTTTAAAAAGTTTTTTATAAGAATCTCATCAAATCATAAAAAAAATGAGTTTTAAAAGATATCTTATGAATTTACAAAATTGGAAATACAGGCTGTAACCTTCTAGAATGTTCTAGATATACAAGGTGAAACTACAAATTCAAATACATCACTTACTCGTTTGTGTGTTCGATAGACTTTTTTATACAATACTTAAAATGGATAATATGGATATTAACTTGCGTATTCAAGCTTTACTTGAGATTACTGTTGACAGCGAAGACACCAAAGCACAAGCCGTCAATGCTTTAAATAGCATAACCCTAGCAGCAGGATACGACTGTATGCGACTCACTCATACCTTACTTGAGAATATCATACAAATGGGAAACACCGAACGGAAGCAACACGTCGCTACAATGATATGTTATCTTTCTGAACAGGCAGACAACAAGAAGCTAATTATACCTACATTGATCGAGGTTTTACGAAAAGGAAATAGTGAAGAAAAGCACTACGTGGCTTTTGCGATCAGAATACTTACAGAAAATACCGATACAGAGAATTTGACGCTCGTCAAACAAGCAGGGGGTATAGTGCCTTTGGTCTATTTGTTAAGTACAGGAAATGTAGAATGTAAGATTCAATCCGCTTGGGCCCTGACTGAGCTCGTACGTGACGATCCAGAAAACCAGAAGCTAGTCGCACAGGTTGGTGGGATAGAATCGTTGGTAGATATGTTACGCACAGGAGGAGACGATGAAAGACTCAATGCCGCTGCGGTTTTGTATTATATGACTTTTACAGAGGAGTCGAGAAAGCATATCCAAGAGTTAGGCATCACACGGGCGTACTTAGAAGAGATTGAAGAGTCGCATTTTAATAGGCTTCTAGGGACGGGTGCATTCGCTACATAATTTGCAATTTAAAATTATATATATTTACTTGATTTTTAACATCAATTGTCTGATTCGTGTTGTGTCTTATTTAAAGTTTTTTGTGTTTGTATTTTTTTTTGGTTTATTGTTTTCCATCTCCTCAAGTTTTTTTCCTGAATTAAGTTATCATAAAAACTTGCAGTAAAAACCATTTAAAACAAAGTTTTATTGAACAATCCAAATGTTAAAAGTTTATTATCGTATTAGCGACAAAGGAAAAACTATCAACAAGCCCGAATATATCAACAACCGCTTGTGTCTAGAGAATTTTTGCAGCTGTTTTAACAACGATGTTGATATCACGTTTGTGGCGGACAATTGCAACAACGACACAATCGAATGGTTGAAAACTTTCGGTAAGGAGATTGTTCGCACGTCTTTGGGGAACGCGACGTCGTGTTTGTACACCCTGGACCTTGCGCTAAGCCGTGCACGCAACGACACAGAGCTTGTTTACTTTGTGGAAGCCGACTATCTACATCGTCCCGACTCACTTAATGTATTGATGGAAGGCTTGGAACGATTCGACTACGTAACCTTGTACGACCATCCGGACAAGTATATGCTTCGCTCACCCAATCCGTTTGTGCAACACGGGGGAGAGGTGACCAAAGTGTATCTTACCGCGTCGACGCATTGGAAAGAGACCAACTCGACCACCATGACGTTCGCCGCAAAGGTTTCTACTTTGAGAGAAGATCGCATGGTCTTTGCTGAATTCTGTGAAAAACGAAACATACCGGACGATTTTCAGTGCTTTGTCAGTCTGACCAAGCACAAAAATCGTACACTCGTCAGTCCGATCCCTGGCTACAGCACGCACGGCGAGTCCATGTATTTATCTCCCTTAATAAAATGGAAATCAAATATGTTTTAGATTTTAGATTAAATTGATCAATTATCTATATGGTATCATCCCATATAAATCTAAGGATTTTTGGGGTCATACAGTTTATATATATATATGGTCAAACGTAATATTAAAGTCAATGTTATAAAATTAAATTAAAATTAAATTTGTATGTTTAATAAATGAATGAGTGATCTAAGTGAAAAAATATTAACAACAAACACATTAAATATAAATACGATACAATCAAATGATGATTTTACCATTTTATGTGATAATGAGATCCATTTGAATACTCCAAACTTACTAATAAATAATATTCGAATTGACAAGTATATAAATAATTTGTTATTCGCTGAATCAAATGTTGACGCTTACGGTGTATACCAAAATACACGAACCGCTGGTGGTTTGGGCAATTTAGATGAAATAACAAATTGCGGAACATCGAGCCATACAAGTGTGGATGCAACGAAAATATCAAGTTATAATACTTACATAAAACAGGGTCATACTTATTACGAAAACTATGTAAATTTACAATCGTCAAACAATCTTCATATAAAGGTGCGTAATTTTATATCGGGATACGAAAACGGGTATTTAGATAACAACATAATTTATAACGATACGCTTACCTCAACTTCGTATAATTTAAAAAATTATATTTATGACCTTGTGAACTTTTCTAGGGGTACGACAATTACTCCTTCACATGTTGTACCTTTATATACTGTTCAACCAAACAATAAAATACATAATATTGATTATTGGGATGTTCATGATTTTTTAAAAGGCCAGTTTGTCACAAAAACAATAGAAACATCCAATTTATCAACAATCAATTTATCCACATCAAAAGTTGATCAAATACAACCGATATTAACAATAGAGAGTCAAAGTGCTATCAATTTAGTTGCGGATACAATTATGATAAATGGAAGCAATTTAGATACCATCATCAAAGAATCGTTAAACGAGGATAATCTTTTTACAATAAGTATATTTAATACATCTTCGACTTCCACAAGTATAAGCTACAAGATAAACAATTTTGAAGTGGGACATTATGAGGACACATTTAGTTATGATATTCAATTTGATATCTTTGATGACATAGATCCATCAAATTCCCTAGGAACGCACTTAATAGATAACGTCAGACAGGGTTCTGTGATAGAATCAATTAACACATTTATAAATCTAACATCAGGGAGTAAATATAATATAATACCTACAACAGTAACAAACAGGTTTACAGGAAAAAGCTTTTCTAACATAACGACAAGTGGTGGTAGCGGGTTATTTGCAGTCAATACTGAAGTTTTTGTTATAAACATACAAGTAACAGTTTCGGAACCAGGTGAAACAGATTATCCAAGTATAAGTTTTCAATTTGATCAAGGTTCGATCGGAAATGGTTTTCATATTGATGAAGATTTTGGCCATAGCTATGATATTGATTTTAAAATATACCAAGGTGATGTAATTTCTAATGATGGTAATAGTCACGAAGTTAAAAATCTTGACAATTTTTCATCCACTCCTATTGATACTTTTGTTTTTGCATCTTTAAATCCAGGAAATAGTTTTAGGATCAACGCAACAATCACAAATATTAACACCAATAAGCTTGTTTCATCAAATGTACAATCCGATCTTTATTTACCATCTACTCCTGAGGTCACATTAGGTTCATGGAGCTTTAATGATGTTGCTCGTCAATATTATATGCCTGTATCAACAATAGGGATTAATAAAAGTATAAATGATTACAGTATAGATACTTCTTTGGAAAACAATCCTGATATAACCGACGCAGTATTTGACGAGTTTGTAAACAAAAAGCTTTACTTTACATTTAATAATGAGATATCATCTGGAAATAAAACAGCTTATATTAAGATTATTGATTCTTTAGGTTACACAGATGATCATGAGGTGTCACAAAACTTGGCAATAACTTATTCTTATGTAAATAACACAATTACATTGTCTTCACCGAAAAGATTAACCTATAATACAGAAAGTTTGAATAGTTATATATGGTTTAAAAATGATATTGTGATTCCTTCACAAAACACAAGAATATTACAATTAAGTGAAAACGAAAACGAAAACGCTACATATTCGTGTGATGTAGTTCAAAGCAACGATGAAGGAACAGGTTTTAGTAGAACTTTCACCAACAATTTTGAAATTACTTTACCCACGATATCACCGGGTAGCACATTTACTATAATTAGTATGACATCATATACATACTCGTACACTTATAACGGTGACACTTTTACAGATATTAATCCTTATGCTAATGCTACAATATCCATCGAACCAAGTAGTATCGGTCCATTCAACCAAATTGGAACCAATACATGTAAAGTAAAAATCATTGATCAGTATCAATTTGAAAATGAATTAACGGTTGGTACATTTACAGTAGTTGCTCCGACCCCTATAAGTGGTATTAGCTTTACAAATGTAAAACCCAATACATTGACAATTGGATGGAGTAATACGGATACTGATGGTACCCCTACAGAAAGCGTAACAGATATACTAATATATTATGGAGTTGAAAATATAACAGATTCTAACAAGGACATAACCACTCTTACCACGAATAGCACAAACATAACTAACCTAAACGAAAATACAAATTATCATTTCAAGATTATTAAATCTTATTTTTATTATTCAACATTTGAATCTGCAATATACCAAGTAAATACACCGCAAAAGGTATTACCTAAATTAAATAAGATTTACATTGCAAACAATAGAATATATTGGGATATAGATTTAGGAACCGCCACTGTGTCGAATATTCAATATAAAAAGTATGATCAAAATAGATCTTTTAGGACTGTTAATCACAAGAGTAAAAGCAGAGATTACTTTGTATACAATTTTTTTCTCAACTCTTCTACAAGTAAAAAAAGCGTAACCATTGCCCAAACTAAGAACTCAAACTCAAACTCAAACTCATCTCAAGATATATCCTCGATTTGTAGTAAATCTCCAGATGCAGATATTAACAGAATCTCTTTAACTATTCAATTTGATTCCTATCATCAACCTAATATAACTTCTGGGATTTTTGATGTATACAGATCAGATTCTGATGGATGGCTTAACAGTGAGTTTTATTTTGAACACTTCGATTTCCATTGTCGAACCGAAGATTTGTTCAATAATCGTGGAACAACAGATAATGAAAAGTTTGCAATAATCGTACATGATGGCAGTCATGCACTATCTACTGTTGGTAATACAACACCTGTAATGTCATGGAAGCGAGATATATATACTTATCCACATTATAATATGGAAGATTTATATTCACAAGACGGTGTAAAAAGTCCTAATCGAGGTGGTTATGAGATTTCACAGTTAGGTATAAAGAATTTAGTGGATGGAGGTCCACCAAAGATTAAATATGAATATGTAGCGATTAAAAACACATCGGATTTTTCTGGTGATACACAGAAATATGGTGCTGCGAACAACACGTATTTTAAGATAAGTAAAACGACGATTGGAATATTTTTAAACAAACTAAGATTTACTTCGTCACAACATAAGGATTCACTTAGGGAACAGGAATTTGTTGATCAAAATATTAACTCAATAAATGGTGATATGACTAGTACTAGTATTAAATACACAAGAATATATGTATACAGAGATCGCATTACATCCTATTATTTTAAAAATTTACCTTTAGTTACAGTATGGCTTGATAAAGACAACGGTGATATACCATGGAACGATGGTGTTGGTAATTCCATCCCTCCTATCGCACCTGATCCACCAAGAGCGACTGAAATAGGTAGCGACTATGTGATTTTAAGCTGGAATCCTAACCCCAATAATGACGGATATGTTCAAAAATACAAAGTTAACCGTATTATAGATGTCCATGGTGTATACGATGGATATCAATATGAAATAGAAGAAACACGAGAAACAAACGGTGCTAACAATATATTTACATGGACAGGATTAACATCAGGTTGGACGTACTATTTTACGGTAACCAAATCAACAAATATTGGAGATTACTGCTCCCATCCGTCACCGTATTTTTATTGTCAAAGTCTTACAGGTGATTATAATTATGCATACAATGTGGATACAGCCATTTCAGACAACGATCCAGAATACGTGAAATTGAGAAAAGATTACTTGAGTTCGGGCGATACAATTCAGACTTATATAAGAAACAGCTCAACTTATTTTAGTGAGTTTTCTGGTACAGAATTCGACGAATTTTATGTAAATGTACCTTATTACAGAAATGGTATACTGTCTGTTACTACCATGGCAAATTCTGGAACACCTGCACTCCCGCCTTATGGTCTTATAGGAACCGCAAGCACAACCTCTATCTCTTTGTCGTGGAGCGCTGGAAATAACAACGATGAAACCTTTATTAGTTATACTGTCAATAGAGAGGACACTGGTGGAACTGTTATCGCTTCTGTGCAAGGTATAACTGTAACATCGTACACTTGGATTGATTTAAATTCATCTCAACAATATTATTTCACCGTTCAAAAGGTTACCAATTATGGCGTTACAGTTAAATCTAATCAATTAAATATACAAACCAACGATGATTATGGTACGAATCCTGAAACTCCCTCAGTGCAATCAAGAAACCTCAAATCAGTAACATTTCAGTGGATTCCAGGGAATATAGGCAGCGGAACCTTGGTTAGTCATAACTTAGTTCGTTACAATGATAGCGGAGGTACAATTATGTATTCAAGATACGAATCAACACCCAATTATTGGTACGAGGTCATTGTTTGGCCAGAGGAATTAGAGCCTGATACAAATTACTATTTCCGATCTGAGATGGTCGTAAATTATAACGGAACTTATAATACAAGAAATTCTACAAGTGTATTCACATTTTCATATAGTAAACAATTACCATCACCTGCGGTTCTGTTTTGGGGAGGATCCTTCAACAAGTCAAGTAGCAGTTTCGATATTGGTTGGAGGATGGGATCCATTGGTGATTACACTTTAGAAAAGGTCGTCATTCATTGGGTAACTAGTGGATATTATTCAAGCGCCGAACCTCAGATATGGAATAAAACATTAACCCTATCCACATATGATCAATGGTATGGGTATAGTATTTTATCTGAAAAAAAAGAAATATATCCTGCTGAGCTAGAAACGTACGCTACTCTATCATACGGAACCCTTGCATATGTATATAATTTTGTGTTTAATAATCCAGATAATGTTGTATCCAACGATACATATTATATTGTTGTAGAGAAGGTTTATAGTGATTTAGATCTCAATGAATATATTTATAATGAAGTAAGTAATATACCAGTCATATCTATGTCTGGTCCATATAACACAAGCTCTGTACCAGCTAAAGGAATCTCAAATATTCATGCAACACTTGTAGGAGGTTCACCAAAAAGTATTCAGGTAGCCATTACCCTAACAGGAATAGATAATACAGAGGTAATATCGAGTATAACCTTTTCAAAACACCCATTAAGCCTTACTGAGTATCACGGTGAACCACCATGGACAGAATATATAGTATCATCAGGTTCCACTTTTTCAGGTACCGTTTTTTCAGAGGTATTTAGTTCATCGTCACACACGCTTGTCAATGGTGCGCAGTATAATCTAGGAGCAATAGTTGTTACTAATGTAGATACTTATAGTAAATACACTGGTGCCTTTAATTATAACACATAACATAAGATTCAAATATTCCATAAAGATAAATTTTTTAACGAAAAGAGAAGAAAATAAAATTTTAAAATGCAGTATAAATTAATATAATGGGGTCTCAATTTGGAAATTTGACAACAAAATATATTTGTGTTGAAAATATAGAATCGTATGACAATAGTAATTTGACACTCTGTTCAGAAAGTGGAATAAAATTCACCACATTAAAGTTCTTGATAAAGAATAAACCGATAGATGAATATATCAACGAACTTATTTTTAATACTTCACCATCAACTTATATTCCCTATTACAAACCAGTCGTAGCCACTGTTTCAAAAGAAAATATAACCAATTTAGGAACATTTGAAAATGACATCGTTGACGCTGCATACATTTCTTCTCGTAACAGTTATATTAGGTTAGATGACGATTTTGCTAAAGAACCTCATATAAATATAAAATCAAACAGTATTCTAAATATTGAAACACCAACATTTGACGATACAACTAGAGAAATTGTGGATTACATCGATAATATATTTTTTAATGATACCATCTTAAAAACCTATATACATAATGTAGTTAACTCAAACAATACATTATCTACTATACCCACGTATAGTAATACCCCGTATCAAGAACACATTGATTCCTATCATACCACAAATAATAGTGAGTTTTTTGATGTAGTGGGTGAGTTTTTTTCCAAAACGATAAAAACATCAAGAGTAACTACAGAGTATATAAAAGATTATCAAGCACAACAACCTTATTTAACCATAGAAAGTGGTAGCACTATAAATCTAGATGCAAATATAATTCAGATTAACGGAACAAATTTAGATGAAATTATAAAACAAGCGTTAGATGAGAATAACTTGATCAATGTCAATATAATAATTACAGATAATGTTAGAAAACTTGAATTCCAGTTTGATAAAGATGCGTTCGGACAAGGATTTCATGTCGAAACATATTTATCTACATTCACATATACATTAAAGTTTCACGCAATATCAGTAAACAAATCCACACATGATATTTCAGTAAGCGTTGATGAAAATAGTAAGTTTGTTTTTGATCCAGTTCTGGACAATCTAATCAAAGGTGATGCTTATGTGTTCAATAATACAAATCAAAAAGATTCACATCCATTAGCTTTTCATATTAATCAAAACAGAGACGAACCGTTTTTATTTTTACAACAAGACAATGGATATCTGACAATTGAAAACTTTGAAAATTTTACTTCCCTATATGCACATTGTGAAAATCACGATAATATGGGAGAAAATGTAAACGGACCAAATGGACTTTTGATCTTTCCTGAAACTATTCAAGTGAGTCATGTACAACACAATACAACACCATCTACTATATATACCATTAACAATGTCAATTCTAGTACTTCGTATGATATGTATGTGGTGGTTACAAACGATAAAACAAATACTTCATTACCTATTAATAAAATCAAATCAAATGAGCTAATACTCGATACGCCGCTAGTCTACCCTTCTTCAGTTTATGGTTTATCAGCAACCATAATAGGTTCAACTACAATAGAAATAGAATGGGTTAACTTTGGTGACAATGGTAGTTTAGACAACCCACCTGATTGGATAAGACTATATTATAACAATACACCGGTTTCTATAGAAAATCATGAGGATTATATTGTTATCGATCCTGATGCAATAAATAATATGACATCATTATCTAATTCAGAACTAGATGGAGACATATTAACCTATTCATTTATGATGATTAAGTTTTATTCCAATCAATTCGGTTATATTAATTCAAATAGAGTTTATGGATCTTTTACTCCACCAACAGGTGCGACAAATTTGACATTCGAATATGAAATTTCAAGTATAATTGTATCGTGGGATAGTCTAGGGAATGACGGAGACCCTTCGGACGTTCCTACATCTATACGATTGTATTACAGGTCGCCTAGTTTGTCTAGAGAAGAAATTACGGATATAACGGATTATGTGACAATATCGTCAGGTTCAACATCAGTGAATGTTGAAACAGATATGACTAAAAGTTATGGGTTTATTATAACAAAATCATACGACGTATATGGTGATATAAGTTCGGATAGTTATAATAGTATTATTCCAACACAAACCCCACCAACAGGTGCAAGTGAATTTAAAGTAGAGAGAATAAATTCAACCAGTTTTTCTGTCACTTATTATAACGACGGAGATCACGGATCTCCTGTAGATTCTTTCGACCAAGTTAAATTGTATTATAATAAAAGTGACAATGTCGTATCAAAAACTAATTATGAAGGCAGTAGTCTGTCTATAGTTAAAGGTACATCAGTTACTATAGATGTATCGTATGCTAATACCGATTACACATTTTTGATATGTAAAGAGTATTCCTATTATGGTCCGATTGATTCAGAAGTGTTCTATTCAAATCATCTTGAAGTTTCTCCTATGGTCTCGTTACTTTTAGGCCAATCTATAAAAAATATAAATAATGGAAGCTATGCAAACGACGATTTGAAATGGAGAAACCAGACTTGGAATAAAGGAAGCACAGTTGCTGGATTTAATGCAAATGGATTTATCGTTGGTGAAAAAACAACCATTGATGCAACTTATAAATACTTAACCACAGGAAATGGAAAAAGTTCATTTGGTAGATTCAATATAGGTAATAAAGATTTCACAATTGCATTTGTTGTATCTACGAAAGGATTGTCCCCAGGTCGACTTACCTACGGTATAATGCCAGATAATGAAATAAATATTAATGTTAATAGTACAGAGATAAACTTTTTTAGACTTCAAAGAATTAGTTCAGGGGCTGAGTTAGATGAAGAGCCCTATATTGATTCTGAGTATTTCTTTTTAATGTTTTCTTACAGTAATTATTTAGATAACGGAACATTGATCAAGTACCTTTTTAAACCTGATGGAGCGTCGTATGAAATTCCATCTGATCAATACCAGACGGGGAAAAACAATGTAAAGACGAATGATACATTTGATTCGGGAAATACAACAGATCGTATATTCACCTTAGTAACAGATAGTGATCATGACGCTATAAACATTTTAGATATGATCATAATGCCAGGAGTGTTCATGAGAATAGATGATACAGATTCAAACTTTCAGATGATTTTAAGCTATGTGTCAAGAGTGTACGGATTTGCACCGAGTTAAAATGTAACTGTTTATTGTAACACAAAACAAATATTTTTTAGATGCTGGTAACTTTACGAGTTACCAAAATATAAGAATATAAAAAAATGATCTGATCATATATAAGATACCGATGCAAGATATTACTACTACAGTAACAAATGTACCAACTATTCAGACAATTAAGATGAAATTAAACAATACACTTGATTATTGCTTACCTCTGTTTAACATCGGAAAAGGTGTAGAAAAAAACATTCGAAAAAAAATGTTAAATATTATTAAATCGAACAAAGAAATTGGTAGATTAAAGAATACAGAAGCGGTTGTGTTTACTTTGTTGGTGTATGCGATAAAAGAACTAAAGATACCGTTGAACAAATCTAAACTCAATGCAAAAATCAAAAGTTACATATCGATGAATGTTATGTTGAAAGATTTACAAAATTTAGAGATCTGAAAATATATAACAATGGTATGTTAAAAAAATAAAAGGCATTTTAAAACTATAAATATTCGCTTGATGGGTAAAATACAATAATACCAACATCAGAGATACGAAAGTGTTATTTATAACTATTCAATATCAAGTTGAGCGACAAACAAACACATTGTGATCGATGTCTGATTTTATAAATTTACATTTGTTATGCGATGTCACTGTCGTATATTTCAAGTTGATCAGAAACAAAAAGAAAATGAGGAAGCAAGTTGGTGGAGAAAGAGTGACACCTTTATTAGAGAGGGTTGAATTGAGTGAATATCAAAGGTATTTATTGTTGAAACACGAGCACGAGTTTACAAGTTGGAAAGAATGGATAATGATCCTGATCACAATTTTCGGAGGTTGTGTTGATAAAGGATTATCAGTGAACGAGATCTATTTTTTAACTTGTTTTTTTCACAAAGATTGGACGGAAAGAGGACCATGCGGAGGAAAAACGACCAAGAACACAATTTACGCAGTCTGTTCTACAACCGCCAAAAAAGGAGAGCTCCTCGTAACAAAGCACGAAAATAGATCCTTTTACTCACTCAACAATAAAAAAAAACAAATTCAAGAATTTATTTAATAATAATAAGAAATAAACAAACATATAGAGCTAACGCACAATGGATGTGTACACAATTCAGGAAGTCGAAACTCACAATAAGGAAGGTACATCCATATGGATAGTTATAGACAACACAGTTTACGATGTTAGTTCGTACATAGAAAGAGATCTTCATCCGGGTGGAAACGAAGTATTATATAAATATGCAGGCACAGACGCAACCAAACGATTCGCGGAGATTCATTCAAAAAGTGCTTGGTACGAATTAGAACAATTCAAAATAGGACGATTAAATGAGAATGTCTCGTTTTTTCGTAGAATGTATGATGTAATATCCAAATTATATTGATTATCGTCTATTTCATTTGCTATTGTGATTTAAAACCACACCATCATTGTTGGAACTTGATGTTGTTTTATTGTTGACGTTATCTTTTATTTCTTCTAATTGATGTTTTGTCATTTGTAACATATTCACAAGATTTGTGTTACACAACTGATGAAGATCCTCTTTCAAGCTTATGTAGTTTTGTGTGTTCTGATCTATCATTTTTTTCAAATATTCGTTCTCTTGTGTAATAATTTTACATTTTGTTTCTAGAATATTTACATTGTTTTCTTGTTCCTTAACATAATCGTTCAATTTTAAAACTAACAAAATACCTTCATTAATATTGTGTTGATTTAATAATGGAAGAATAAAAGTAAAGATTTGTTCTACAATACAAAGCATTGTTGGATTTTATTGTAATTATATCCTATTTTGTTATTGCGTTTAAGTTATATTTTCAACAATAATATCTTGTCTACACAACGGACATTTGTTTAGATTTAACATCATTAGTTTTTGCATACAATGCACATGAAACTGATGCAAACATCCTTTCAATGTTCCTGAATCAGTGTTTATCATAGTCTCATGACAAATAGAACAAATCTCATCATCGTTATATTTTTTACTGGTAAGATAAACATAATTACGTGGTGGATTTAATAAGGAGTTTTGAACTGAAATGAGTTTTGAAAATACATCTAACATATCAAAAGATGGAACTTTCAATGCTCTTTTGGTAATATATTGATTAATGTTATTGATAAAAATAATTTTAGACGGATAGTAATAGGGTAAAGGAGCATTAATTTCACATCGATATTTCCCTTGATAAATAATAGTCAAACCAGGAAACACGAATGTTTTCAAAACCATTTTTAAATGTTTACCGCAGGCGAACTTCTTTTTATCTTCAAACATTCCTACGATTTCATAAAGTGCATAGCACAAACATACATCTTCTGGATATGTTTGTAATGAACATCCACATTTTAGTAAATGTATAGGTAAACGAGTTTTGATTGATTTATCGATGCTATCTTTTATGGTTAAACGGAGTAGGTCATATACTTGTTGATCATTATTACTATCATATACAAATTTGTTTTCATTTTGTGTTTCATCAACAAAACTATTTAATAATACAACACTTGTCATTATTTATGTTTTTATTCGCTATGTATTTATGATATATATATATATATACCATGTAACACTTTTGTCTAAATCGTATTTTTTCAAATCATGTCAAAAATTGAAAGTTTTAAATTTTCATGTATATTCTTCATACAAAAGCAATTTAAATACGAACATCGTATCCCTTTTGATATTACTTGAAAGACGACATGGATATGAAGATGTTTTCAGATATGAATAAGTTCATGACGAAAGAGATAATGGTAAAGATCGAAATAAACAATCTGATGACCGATCAGTTGAATAAGTTTTTCCAAGAAGAGTTGAAAAATACGAAACAAATCAAACTCCTTTTTAACAAAAACAAAAGAAAACAACAAAAAAAGCTTCACAAAAAAAATGCATCTACAAAACAAAAGCGTGTACCATCCGATCATCAAATTCGTGTTAAAGATTGTATGGTGTTTTTAAAAGAGAAGTATGCACAAGTAAAACATACAACTCGTCTTGGAACTGCGAGCTATATGGCTAGTTTTTTGAAAAAAAACAACTGTAATATTGTCAATTTGAACGAACCTATTTTTGAAAAAGCACACCTTTTTGCAATTTCAAAGATAAATGAGATAAAAAAAGATACAATCTATGTGATCTCATCCTCTGACGATGATAAAGAAAAAGCCAAAAATAAAAAAGCACCATCAGAAGAGGAAGAGGAAGAGGAAGAGGAGGAAGAGGAAGAGGAAGAGGAAGAAGAGGAAGAGGAAGAGGAAGATGAAGATACAACTGATCTTGTTTCAGACAATGATGACGACGACTAATTCGCTAATATTATATTTCGAATCTCTTTATTAACATCCTGAACTAAGATACCAATATATGTAGCTAAGTGATCATCACTAAAACCTTTGTTTCGTATCATATTATATTCCTCTATATGATCTCGGATCGATTGTAAAGCTTGATAATTTTTATTTTTACATAATATGTACATATATTGATCATCGGGTTTATGAATATGAAATCCACTTATACTATTAATATGATTGATTAGCTGTGTTAACTTAGCATTGTCGTGTAAATGAATAACGCATCTACATAAGGGACATTCGTTCTTTATTTGTGTCCATTTTAGAATACATGTTTCATGAAACACATGATTACATTTTAAAATATATTTTTCGTGAATATGATTAAAACAGATTGAACAAGCCATTCTATTTGTTTCTTTTGCAACAAAACTTTTCTCTATTTTACAATTTTCAATTTTTTTTAATTTTGTTTGGTAAACATAAATTTTATGAAAAACTAAAAGAACATTTTATTCTCTTTAGATAAACTGTTTTGTAAAATAAATTCAAACACACCAAAGATAAGTACAAGTTGGACAAACGATGTAAACAATTTACACGAATTTGTTTTTGGATAAATATTACTCATTCCAATAGTACTAACAAGATTTAAAGTAAATGATGTTCTGTTTATTAAAATAGACGAATAATCATTTTTTTCATTTTCCAACCCGTACCAATGTTCTGTATCACCAAAAAACACAGTAAACGTAATAATTAAAAATAATATAAATGAAATTAAAAATAAAGTTCTATTCATATATTGCATCTTTATTTTAAAATTACAAATTAAAATTTATAACAAAACTGAATCTATAAAACTATTCACTTGTTGATCGAATGTGGCTTTCTTTTTTGAGATCACATCATCTAGAAACACAATGCGTCGCTTCTTCTTCTCTATGTCTAGATCCATCTTTTCAACTTCCGCTTGTTTTGTATCGATCAACGAATTGGCTTTTAAGATGTTCTTTTCAATGGTCTCATTTACTCCCTTCAATTCGTTAAGCTCTTTACGATGTAAAGTATCAAGATACATGATCCACTTCGAAGTGTCGTACGCAATGCGACGAAGATTGTAAATATACACCTCGCTATCTTCAACGATTTTTTTTTGTGTACAAATAAGCTGTTCGAGCGTTTTTATCTTCGATCGCTTGATCGCTAACATCGGAGTGTTTGTCGTCGTCGAGTTGTTCATAAAAGGTTGTTCAAGCTCTCTTTGCTTCTCCGTAATGATAGAACCTAACAACGCAATGATATTATTCATTTCTTCGTTAACATTTCCACTAAACATTGTTTATTTTTTACAATGATTGTATGTATGTAAAAGAGTGTACGAAAATGAGTTTAGTATATAATGAACAAGAAAACTCAAACACTAAGATTTTATAGTAGTCTGTGTGTAATACACATTTGATCATTTTTATTAAATGCGACGAATGAAACAAAAAAAATATCATGTTAAATTATTCAGTAATTCTTTGAATTTATGTGTTTTATGACTATACTAAATATACATATTCGTCTATATTAAGATTATCAATTAACTTCGTTCGGAAGGTTTTTCACAAACCGCATATTCAATGCGTGTTTGTATTCGTCACTAGCAATCTGATAAAACACATCATACAGATTTTCTGCATATTTGAAATATTCTAAACATTCTTTGTTTGGTGGTAGCTGTTTTAGAATCGACTTGTTGCTCTCATAAAACTCAGTATACGTGTCAACCGCATGCATCTCCAATAGTTCGCTTGATAAATACGCCAAGCGTGGAGAAGCCATGAATAATATCATCAATACAATATAATACATCATTGCTATGTGTCTAGCCAAAAAACGATTCCACCATTTTGAATGCCCACCCAGGGATTCCATAATCTTTAAATGATGTGTTTCGTTTGATTCTTCTTCGTAATGTTTTTTTTTTAAGCTGCTATCCAATTCCCACCACCCAAGTGTTTCATACAAGTGAAGTGTAGCTACATACGAGAAGTAAGGCATACGAGCGACCGATTCAAGAAACCAAAAGCGTTCAATAGGTTTATTCTTGTAAATTATATCCAATGTATGACACAGTGAATGATATAGAATCATCATAGGTCGTGGACAGTTGATATGATCTCGTTCTTGCTCTCTTTTCCATATATTTTCATCATTAAGTTGTAATTTTTTTAAACTCTTTCTTAATCGAAGGATACTGTAGGATTCATTTTTTGATTTGCAATTATAATATGGGTCATTGTCAAATCCATATCTCTTTTGTGTTACTTCTTTTTTCATATTTTTTACAACAAATTCAAAAAATGACATAGGAATAATATCATCATATTTTTGCACAGGATTTGTTGAATACCCATAAAACTTTTCAACGATTTCTTTTTGAGCGTTAGGCGGTTGTATTTGTTTTAAATTATTCAGATTTGTTTTTTGCATAGAAGACGAAGATTGAATTAGTTTGGTTGTATTTTGAATGTTGTTGATCATATTATTCATTGTTAAAAGGTGTATTATTTATGTCAAATATTTTTATCTTTAAGTTTCAATTTTTTTTCGCTAACTTAATGTGCTTACGGTATTTTATTTTTGAAACCACAAATTAATTGGAAAAGAACAATAATTATTTGATAATACATTTATGTAAATCGTGATTTAAAATGTACAAAATTAGTACAAAATAGTGATAGTCATATTTTTAAATATTATATTATTAAATGATCATACTTTTACCATTAGGAGGTCAAGGTGAGCGATTCAAAAAACAAGAGTATTCATCACCAAAACCTTTAATAAAAGTTTTAGGAAAGCCAATTATTTTTTGGTTACTTGATCATTTACATTTAGAACAAAACACCATAGTTTGTATTCCTTATCATAAGTCTTTGTCCAAATACAGATTTGAAGATATTATACAAAAGGAATATCCGCATTTAAGTTTTATATTCAAACCATTAAATTTAAATACAAAAGGTGCTGTAGAAACAATACTATATGGACTAAGAGCGTTGGATAAATTAAACTATATGGATTCAAACATCCTCTGTTTAGATGGTGACAATTTTTATAAGAACTTTAATATCATAAAAGAGTGGAACAAGAAAAACCAAATATTCATAGTGGAAGATGAAACTTTGAGAACATGTTTTTCCTTTGTAAATTTTGATAAATCTACCAATCAAGTTATTGAATTAAAAGAAAAAAGTAGAATATCTAATTTTGCTTGCACAGGAGCATATGGGTTTGAGTCATGGAAAATGTTGTACTCTATGTGTGAGTATATCATAAACAACAAAATTAAAGTTTTGAATGAATATTACACCTCTGTATTAATATCCGAGATGATTTCTAAAAATAACATATTTTCTGTAAAGTTAATAGAAAAAAAAGATTGGATCTGTTTAGGAACTCCTATGGATGTAATTCTTTTTAATGAACGGGACGATATAAAGAATCCCTGTAAAAGATATTGTTTTGATTTAGATAATACATTGGTAACTTTTCCGGATGTAAAAGATGATTATTCTACTGTTCGTCCAATCATAAAAAATATAAACCTTCTAAAGATGATAAAATCTCGAAATAATACCATTATCATATATACTGCAAGACGCATGAAAACACATAAAAACAATGTTGGTAAAGTCATAGCAGATATATCAAAAGTTACCTTAGAAACTCTCGAAAAATATAAAATACCATATGATGAGTTGCATTTTGGAAAACCTAATGCAGATTTCTATATCGACGATCTAGGAGTTTCTGCATTTTGTGACCTTGAAAAAGAAATTGGATTTTACAATAGAAATATAATGATAAGGGATTTTAATAACATATCCACCAATAACACAATTGAAGTGTATCGGAAGAGTTCAGAAAACTTATCTTCCGAAATCTTTTACTATAAAAACATACCTTCGACTATTCGAGAATATTTTCCTGCGTTGATCAAGTGGGATACACATTCACATTGGTATGATATCGAAAAGATTAGAGGTGTAACAATAAGTAAAATATTTTTAGCATATCAGTTGTCTGATACTATGTTAATTAAAGTTATGGATGTTATATTTTCAATACATAATTGTAGTGTTTCCGAAACATCAGAGACCATATCTATTTATGATAATTATTCAAAAAAAATAAGAAATAGATTTGATAAAGAATTGTATACTTATCTAGAAGATTCAGAGAAACACTATGAACAAATCATGTCTGATTTGATTGATTATGAAAAGAACAATTCAGGTATAATTGGTGTTATTCACGGAGATCCAGTATTTACCAATATTCTCATTGACTTTGAAGATAATATAAAATTTATTGATATGAGAGGTAAACTTGGAGATAAAAATACAATTTTAGGAGATGTAATGTATGATTGGGCAAAGGTGTATCAATCATTAATCGGTTATGATGAAATCCAAGAAGGCATAGAATTAGATTTTGAATACAAAAATAACTTAATTGCTTTGTTTGAGAAGTATTTACATGACAAAATGAATGACAAAAACATTATAAAAAACATTAAAATTATAACAAAATCATTGTTATTTTCTCTTTTACCGCTTCATTCAGATAAATCAAAATGTATAAATTACTATAAACTTATGCTAAGTTTATAATATTTTAAAATGTGGAGACTTTAAAACTTTAACTTTATTTTGTAAACCCATCTCATGTATATGAAGTCGCATCATTTTTTCACCATTTATATTATTGATACTGTATTTTTTTAATAAAGCTTCTGTGTCTTTACGCCAATAAATAGGATATTTATCAATTACTTTCAATATTTTTTTGAAATTGGATACATTACAAATAAAAAACTTGTCGGACATTGTATAATATGAAGTAAAATCTTTTGATAGATATATAGATTCTAAACTTGTTATTTCATTTGTTTGTAATTTTGTGTCAAACATTAGATCAGGACGAACACGGACAACAAGGTCATACTTAACATTCGTCTCTTCAACTAAATCAAAACATCTCTTCCACCCATAATGCATGTAAATAGACGATAATGGAGTATGATTATTTAAAAGTTCAATATTTTTATTGAATCCTCCATTATAATATTCTGTAGGGTCTTTAAGAACTTCCTTTACCACCGATATTGGATTTAACATTTTTATATATTTATCATCATACTCGTACTCTTCACTTTTTGTAAGATCATAATAATTGTCACCTTTCAATCTGCGATATGGATTACGCTTGTAATTTTTCTTCCATGTAAAAACAAACACATCTGCATTTAATGGTTTGATTACATTATCAATAATAGATTGAACTGATTTAGTATTTGCGTCTCTAAACGGACCAGATATAAGAACACAAACTTTGCTTTTCGATGAATAAATGTTTGTTTTACTTTTGTATGTAAGAAATGCGATACAAATCATAAGTATCATTAATATTACAAAAACAACGCATAAAACATGTGTTTTCATTATTTATATATAACTAGAACATTAATAATGTAAAACTGTTCAAGTGTTTTATTTGAGTATTTTTGCTTTTATTTTTTTGAAATTTATGATTGTTGTTTCATGAATAAATTCTTCTAAAACCTTTTTTTTTATACATAGAATCAGGTCATCTTGCCATGATTTTTTACAGTTAACACTATTATTTGGACGATTTAATCTATTCAAAGCACATTGCGAATAATGTTCAATCCAATTTTCCGAATTTGTTTTGTCCTCATTATCTTGAAAAGTTCTATCAATTTCAAACATTTTTGTAAAGTTTAAGTTAGGTCTAGGCGTTCTATCTTGAAATTTGTCAACAGTTGTTCTCCCAACCGCTTGATAATATTTACTGTATCTTATTTGGTATTTACAATTATTTGTACGTTGTGATGAGGGGCGTAAACAAAAAATCAAGGGCTGGTTTATGTCGAGTGTATTGATTGTACTGCCAATCAATGTATTCTTTTTGGAACTTTTTAACTCTATATGTTTGTAAATACTTTTATTGTTTAATGTAAACATTATCGTAATATCTGGGGGATAACATTTGATATTAATATGCTCGTACTCGTCATACATTTTTTTCATATTAGTCCATGCCCTCTTACAACATTGACAAGCAAGTTGGGAAAATTCAGTGTCAGGATTTGATTCTCCGTAAGACCATTTTATTTTTTGCAATTTGTATTGTGATTTTTTTAATAAACAAGCAGTTTGATAAGCAAGCTGATACACAGTGGTGTTAGAAATATAAAACATTTTGATGATTTTTTAACATAGGTTTATAATCTTATAAAGAAGATAGATAGACCATATCTTTAGGTAAAACATATATAAACGAAACAACTCATAATAAAAGATACATATACTCATTTTATAATAAAATGAAAACCAATCATAATTTGATTGTTCTCGATTTAAACGGATTGCTTATCGAACGAAAACATAAGTCAAAATGTAAAAATGTATATGGTCATAAATTTGAAACACATAACGGATATTATGTATTTGTTCGGCCATATACCAAAGAGTTTTTACAATATGTTTTCAGTTCGTTTTATATTGGAATCTGGTCATGTATGAATAAAAAAAATACACACCTGGTAATACGACGATTATTCACAAAGTCTCAACAAAAGCAATTATTGTTTGTATTATCACAAGATGATTGTTGTAAATATGATGAGTTAAACAAGAATAACACTCCTTTGTTTTACAAACATTTAAACAGCCTATGGGAAGAATATACCTTGTTTCATTTTTTTAATTTTACACTTCTGATAGATAATTCAAAAAAAATAAACACCTATAGTTCTGAGTATACAACCATACATCCTACTTCGTTTAATTCAAATTACAAAAACGACAAAGAACTTAAACATCTTCGAAGATACTTGGAAGATTTAAGTTTTTACGAAGTGCCTATTTTTGTCAAAAACAACCCATATCATTCATATCATAAACATTCAAAAACAGATTATGAGGCAACAATTGATGCTGAAGAATCAAAGTCTAAACAATTAGCACTACAACCTAATGAAAACACCTTATCAGCTCATATACACGACGATGTTAAAGATAGACTGTATTGTATGTTTAGTTTATACAAAAATGTCATACTATCTATTAGTCTTATAGGTTCGTTGTCTTTATTCGTTAAATTGAATATAACATTTTTTTTTAAGAACTAATATATCTAAATACAAAATGCATATTTTTATTTACTATTTATGTTATGAAAAATATAAATATGTTGAATGAATACACTCCTATCTTAATAGACAATACTCATGAAAACCTAACAGAACCACCTTTATTTAAAAATACAATTAATCCTTTGGATAATAACAATGATATTGAAAATGACAACATCAGTCAATTATCCATTGGACAAGACGAATGTGTCATTTGTCTAGATCCGATCGAACTATATGCAGCATATTCTTTTGATTGCAATCATCAACTGCATGTGGAATGTTTTCATAAATATTTTGTTTATAATTACGATATCGAAACAAATTACATTTCGTGTCCTGTGTGTCGACAAGAAATGTGCTTGGATATGGTTCAAGTAAATTCAAATAAAGACCACAAGTTTTTTAAAAAACTTTTGTTTAGTTTGAAAGTTTTAACCATAATGACCTTATCCACCACATCTATGTTCATGACTTTGAAGTATATACGCATGTATCTTTAGCCATTTTTTTTCAGATATTACACTATTAAAAGTTAAATTGTGTATTTAATTAACTTTGAAAATAAAAATAAATCGACACCAACAGGATTCGAACCTGTGCGGGCAATGCCCATAAGATTTCAAGTCTTACTCGTTAAACCACTCCGACATAGTGTCAATTATCAGTCTCATATGGGGCTCGAACCCACAACCTTACGATTAGAAGTCGTACGCTCTATCCAATTGAGCTAACAAGACTTATGTATACTGTCATATAAAATCTTTAAGTGATTTTTTAAAGGTTACTTAAACCATAAAAAGTTACATAAAAAAAATTGATTTTAATGTTAAAAAATATATATAATAAAAAATCTGTTTCTGAAAAGATATTTTTTAAACAACATGCAAGAACCACCACATCGTTTTATAAATATAAATTTGATTTGTGGATTTAGTGAATGTGGTAAAGATACTGTCGCCAAAATGTTTGACGAACATTATAAGTATATACATTATAAAATATCCAATTTTTCTAAAAAAAACCAACATGTAGAGACTGATTATAACACAAGCTCAGTACAAAATTATAAAGAATTATTTCCATATCTCAATAATATCTCTATGGTGTACAATTTGCTACAACATATTGAAAAAGAATACATCAACAACCCTATTACAAATATTATAAACATCGTTATATCAGATCTTAGATTCATAAATGAATACAACGCATTTTTGTATTTTTTTGAGCGATTTTCAGGAAGACTTAAAGTAAATCTTATTAAAATGACGAGAAAAGACAGTTTACGTTATTATTCAATCGATAAAAAAATGTTTGATACAGACCATTTAAACTTTAGTTACAACTATGTTATTGAAAATAACTCCGATATTCCGTCTTTAGAACGGAAAATGAAAATTTTACATAACCATATTCAAAATGATCGTTTAGAACCAGGAAGGATTAATATGGTTATCGAACAAGATCCATGAAGATATTATTAAAGATATTATGCGTTTCTCTCGCTCATCAATGTATCTATCTATATTTTCATTACATCCTTACCACACTTTAATGTGGGGAGTTCTTCGGTTTTTGTCGTAAAATAATGTTAGAAATAGTCTGGAATTTACTGTTTTTTTTACTGTTGTTACTGTCTGGAATTTACTGTCAAAATCGCCGCCATATGAACATCATTTTTGTTAGGTATTTTTTACAAATAAAAATACAAAAGAACCTATATTGAAACATATTTTACAAATAAAATATTACGATCATGAAAGCAATAAAGTATTTGAGTACTAACGACAAAGTTCATCAAATATACTAATACCCTCCTATGTACCGCCGTTCAATACATACATCTCGATGGCCGAGTCTTCGGAGGCTGGATCATCGGCTACGGGGTCGGCGTCTTATTCGACTGCTCGTGTAGTAACACCAGATCACACCAGATCACACCAGATCACACCAGATCACACCAGATCACACCAGATCACACCAGATCACACCAGATCACACCAGTTGAAGTTTCGTCAATCGAGTTGATTGACTCAATACGAGCGTCAAGTTCGTTTGAGCCCTCTTGAAACAATAAACATACCAAATCGATATATATCCATATTTCTATGTACATAACTTCATAACTCTAACTCGTAATACATACCGCTCGATGACTGGATTATCGGCGACTGGGTCGACTGCTCAATCGGCTGTTGGATCGGCGTGATATTCGGCTGCTGGATCGACTGCTGGATCGGCGTCTTATTCGGCTGCTCGTGTAGTTCAGGTAACACCAGTTGAAGTAGATCCAGTTCGTGTTGATAACCACATTCCATAAGTTTCTGCAAATCGGGTAAAGTTTCGTCTCTCGAGTCGATTGACTCAATAAGAGCGTTAAGTTCGTTTGACGCCTCTTGAAACATTAAAAATGCCATCTGTAACTTGTGATTGCACTTGTAAACGAGTAAACGATCTGTTGTAGACATTGTAGATGCGTTTATGAAGTGCTTGACAGATTGAACCGTTGAACGGAAAGACTCATTTTTATACCTTTCCAAATGTTTTTGTACCCTTCCAAATCGTTCCCATCACCGTAAATAATCATCACTTGATCTTTTCGATCCAACCGTCGAGCGTATTCCTTCAATTTAAGATCGACCGTTTTCCTTCAATTTAAGATCGACCGTTTTCCTTCAATTTAAGATAGATACAATGCGCTCTGACAGACAGACACATATACACATTTAGAGAATTGCTGTACACTCATGCTATTTGTCCTCAACCAATGAATGAACACTGAACACTTACATGTACACTGAACTACACACGTTGAACGATCACAATGACCTGTCCCCGATATTCAATATGAGACTCAACGATGGTTAGAACCGAAGCAACGTAAGGATTCACAACGGCCCTATTTTGCAAATCTGACTAAAATAAAAATCTACAATGTAAATAATCAAAAGTGTAAAACACCAAAAGTGTAAAAAACCAAAAGTCTTTTTGAATATCTTGATAAATGCTCATAATACCTTTTGTATCTTTATGTTTATTAGTAAAACATGAGTTCATCGTACACATATGAAAAGGTCGAAGAAAACGATGTAGAGGATCCACTTGGGATTGACAAGTTGTTAATATTTACATGTCAAAATGTATCAAACATACAAAACGATTCTTTGTTCAGAGATATATGTTCAGACATGAGTAGCAGAAGCAGAAGCAGCTGTTCAAGTTCTTTTGAAGTCCAATCCGACCCAACGCCTTCCGAAAAAAACTATGAAAAGTGTACGACTATGACATATTCGTCACCAACATCAAAGCCGTCTATTTCAGATGGTGTATTATCTTTTAAAAGATTTTTACCTGGAAAACTTGAAGAAGAAGAAGAGTTGGATTGTAAACGAGAAATGTCTGATACACTGCTGTGTAGATCGTCCATCGAAAGTAAAAAGAAAATAAAGAAAGAAACGGCGTATGCTTCTTTAGAATCAACGCAACAAGTGTTCGGAAAGATTTGTAGCTTTATATGCAAAAGAGGAAGACCAATTGAAAACAAACGCATACTTTTTTTCATTCAAAGGGCTTCAAATGTATCGTCAAACGTAGAAACATACTGGAAAGAGTATTCAGATCGTGTATCGTTGAAATGTTTCACGAAGGCAATCAATATGAAATTCGAGAAATCAAAAAAGCATATTTCAGTTCACGAAATACCAAATGAAAGTTTTCAAGATATTTTTAACAAAGACATACATGGTATGTTTGTATTGTATGTACAGCCTTGTTCTGAAGTAGAATCGTGTTACACAAAAAGTATAGTTATGTTGATCAACGAGTGCACGCTCTATTACGGAGGACAAAGCTATTCCCTCAATTGTAAACAGAAAACCCTCTTCAAAAAGATTCATCATATTTATCAGGTTACCATCACAAACGTATAGACGCCAGTCAGTATGTAGTTCATAACATGATCTGTAGAACGACAATGAATAGTGTAAAAAAATATTAATCTATGATTAATTTTTTTAATCTGTTATTGCTCATATTTACATATTTTTGATTTATTTCAAAGGCAAAGAAACTGATATCGTTGTTACGCTTGTTTAATTCTTTCGCAGCAACGCATTCACTTCCTGACCCAGCAAAAGGAATAACGATAGTTGTGTGTCTATATTTGTTTCGTGATGCTTTAATTAGTTTTTTACACAACTCAACGGGTTTTTGTGTTGGATGACCTACACCTTCTTTCTTACCCATACCACCCGCAAGGGTAGGTACCTTGATCACATCTCTAGGTAACGCACCAAGAGAGTGTGCTTTGTATGTAGACTGCATAATTCCTTTCAGATCGAATCGACTGCCCTTATTTGGTTTTCTTTCCCTTCCCACATTATGCTTTAAAAAGTTGGCAGTATAAGGCTCTCGAACATCGTCTCGATTGAACACAGGTGTACCTGTTTTGTAACAGCATAATATACTTTCATGGGTTCTCTGCCAGAAGTTTAGCCGTGGAGTGCTTACTTTATTTGTGTAATGCCAAATTAACCACCTTACAATTACCTGATTCATAACATTTAAAGTTCGTAAATATGCCAATATTTCACTAAAACCGTATATGTATAAAGTTCCTCCATTTTCTTTTAATACTCGAATACATTCATCTATCCACAGTGAACACCATCTTAAATAATCGTCAAACTTTTGTTTGTCACTATTGTTTCCAAACGACTTTCCAATATTATACGGAGGATCACATATGATAATATCAACTGTATTTGATGTTAATAATTTCAATCCTTCTATGCAATCTATATTCGTAACAATATTTTTCTTTAATTTTGATGACATGTATTTATTTACCTTGATCATATATATTTATTTCAAATAAATCACTTTAAAAGTACAATAATATTTTTAATTTATAAAAAAATCCATTAAATGGAAAAGATATCGACACCAAATTATCTTACTGACCTTTTGTTACAATATAAAGAAACAATCGCTGAACTCAAAAATGATAAAATAGTTTTACAACAAATTATACATAACTTTTTACCAAATCAAAAAGAAAATGATATACACAGTGTAAATGATAATAGTGATGTATCAAATGAAATAAAAAATGTAACACTTTCAGATGAGCTTAATTTTTTGTTCAGCATTGCTGATGAATTTAATTACTCATATCCAAAGAAAAAACTTACATTTCCTTCTATTGACTACTTTAAGAAAAAAGGAATCAGTAGATATATAATCCAAAAGAATAACGGCTTAAAAGCTTTAAGATATAAATATATAGAAAGTAGAAAGTAGAAAGCAAAAACAAACCTAATTTATTAGTTATGACTAAGAACAAACACTATGAGATTCAAGAGCTCGAACAAAATAAAACAACTGTAGCATTCATTGATGGAACACCGTCTGTTCGTAGAGCAATCATTGATATAGGATGTTCTATATATGACAATATTGACTTATTCATAAACATGAAAAAAAAAGAAAATGATAACACATTATATGACGAATTGCAAATTAAATTACAAAAAGTTATTTCAGAGAGAGATCAATATGTAAATGATATTATGTTACCAAAAATAGATGAGATAGAAAGACTAAAAAGACAACTTGAAGAAAACGATCAACACTTTACAAAAAAAATTAAAATTGAAAGAGAGTATTATGAACTACATCGCGATAAAACACAACAAGAAATAAACGATTTTGTTAATATGTCTTTGAAACCAAAAGATGTTGAAATTACTTTTTTAAAAAACTATATCACTGAAAATACTACAGAATGGAATAGACAAAAAGAAGACGAAATAAATAGAATAGAATATCACAACAATAGATATGTAGAAACCCTGAAAGAACAAATTGTTCAATTACAAAGGATAAACGATTATCAACATATTCAACTCAGTGAACATGACAGAAAAAAAAATATGAATGTCGTGAAAATAGGACAGATAGGAGAAACGTATGTAGAACAATATATCAGCGAACACTTTATAGAAGGCACTTTGAAAAATACAGCCAAAACTGGTGGTCAAGGAGATCTACATTTTAACTATAAAAACTGTGACATTTTATTGGAAGTCAAAAACAAAGACCGTATTACCCCTGACGACATTTCTAAATTCGAAAGAGATATTCAAGATACAGACTGTGTTGGTGGCGTTTTTGTTAGTATCAAAACAAATGTTAATGTTCCATGTCATTCAGTCTATGATGTAGAATGGATTCATGGAAAACCAATCATATATATTACGAATTTCGAAGGATTACCAGATATGTTATATTTAGCCATTAAAACCATTTATTATTATTTTGTCTATAAACAGGATCAAGAGCAACACACGAACACTACAGAAATTCAAAACAAACTAATCAAATACAAACAAGATTTAGACCATATTATTGATAATGTGAAACTGTTTAAACCTATCTTGGAGGATGCTTCTTTCAACGTATCTAAACTTAATGAATCCATTTTGAGGATGCAATATATCATAAAAAATCAATTGCAAAGTTTTTTTATAAATGAAGATTCAATTGAAGACAAACTAAACTTCATTCTAAATAAGATAAAGCAAAAAACAGATGAGGGTAAATCACCAACTTACGAAGAACTGATCAAAACACCAGGAATTTCAAAAAAAGATATAGCTACATTAGGAGGAATGAAAAAAATTAGAAGCGAATACAATAAAAAACTCACACAGACAGAGTAATCAAAAAAATGTTATTTCTTTCAAAAATTGAAATAAAAATACTTGCACAGTTTTTAATAATAATATAATCGAATCATAATGTCACAATTAGTACTTGAAAATTTAGATATATTGCATGAAATTTATAAGTTTTTAGATTTCGCTACAATATCAACGATTGCACCAGTATGTAAAACTTTTGCAATGCTATCTGAAGAATATTACTCTAAAAAAATAGATGAAGAAGTGTTAATTCCTGCGAAGATGTCATACAATAACTTTTATGAAAAAACTGTAAGATTGTATTTATCAAAAGATCAATATGTTTTACTATTTCATGTTCAGAGAGCCAGTTTTGTCAACATGTTATACGAATTTGAAGCGTTCATAATTCCGTTTACCCAAAACAATCATTGGTTATTATTTTTGTATGATTTAAACATTATGGAAAATATGTTTGTATTTGTGTCACGAATTAATCAAATCATTGAAAAAAATAAAGATATTGTCTTTTTCAATCAACAATTACCAAATTACTTGGAAAGGACTGAGTTGTATTTTAGACTTCAATCCATCTTTGATATATTAGACAATTACTTTTATATTGAATATCCTGATCTTTATATTAATTCGCAATTGCATATGATGGCAAAATTCAAGAAAATAAAGAAACAAAGTAATATGAAAAGATTTGCTTTAATAAAAGCATTACAAAGACCATTAAACGAAGTGTATTATATTTGAACTATATTTTGAGTTGTGATTTTTACATAAGTAATAATATAAGTATCTACTTTATCATATTTAAATTGCACACATTTTAAGTTATTATGTTCATTCGAAGTAATTCGATATTCATTAATAATGCTACGACCAACCAAGATAAATATGGTACAAGCAATGTCCTAGTTAAAGGTTGTTCATCGATAGCAATTAGCGTAAACAAAGTAAAAATCAAAAATGCTATCATAAAAACACCTGCTTTGTATTTTTTGTAAATATTAACAACAGGGGTCCAACATAAATTGATAAATAAATTGATGCTAAAAATGGCTAACATAAATGCAAAATATTGATTTGTATTTTTTTGTTGAAAGAGCAGAAATAAATAGTATCCTAAAAAGAAGTAAATCATTGTCCATACAATAGCAAACACATATCCAGGTGGTTGGAAGAAAACTTTTTTATTGTCTTTAAAATTACTCGGAAATGCAATCTGTGTAAGTATGCTTAATGTCTGTGGAACAAACAACAGAAAATAAGACATTTTTAACTATAAGATATATATTTTATTTTTTACATTGGAAGTGTTGTACTCTCTTACTCTTGATGAGTTAGAAATGGAAAACTATATGTCATATGGAACTATAAATCATATCAATGTATTGATTTCTTTTTATTTACAGTAATTTCATGTAATTCTTTTTTTGAAAGAGGTAAATCCATTAATCTCTCCATTCTGATACTTTAGGAAAATGCTCAAACATTTTTATAATGTATTATTTTGATTTTGAATAGAATATTAATTTGTCGTAATATTAATTTGTTTATCACAGTTTTTGTATCATTTTTAAGATTTATGTCAAAAATTGAAATAGTCATGTTGAACCATGATAAATAGATAAAATACAACTATAAAGCTCAATCATGGAGATTATTCCATTGCTTCAGTCAAAGTGTTTACCGAACGATATTATTTTTCACCATATCTACGACAAACTATGTAGAATCAAGATTATTAACAAAGAAATGAAGGATGCGATCATTCACGATCATTATCGTTTCAAGAAGATATTGTTAATGTACTACAATAATACATCGAATTATTCTAGAAACAAAAAAGACGATGATTATTTTTTGATATGGTTAGAGAACGATTTAGTGGGAATTTTGAATGACGATTACTCTTTGTGTGATGGACTAACGGAAAATCTCAAAAAAGAATGGCCTACATTGACAAAGGATTATTTGCTAGGAGGAGATATTGATCATATACAAAAGAAAGTGTACGAGTTATGGAAAAATATGACACCTTACAAGAGAACTATAATGTATGAACGCACAATGTTAGTGTAGAGTGTCGAATAGTTTTGAAATAAATGAATCACGACAAGTACAGTTGTATTTGGATAAATTATATAACTGTTATGTTTTTCTTAGTACTTATCTAGGTGGACTAATTTTTTTTCATATTAAAAACCGTTAAAATATATCAGAAATAGAATCTATTTTAACAACACGGTGTCGTAAATGAAGTATTACAAAGATATATAACTCTCTCCGTTATTCAAACCAAAAGTAAACGCACCCGATCTAGAAAGGATCGCTTTTTTTCCAGAAATTTGATCAGTATCTACCTTTATCCATGCACTTATCGTAATTTCATCGTCTATGTTTGATGAAATATTGCTTCCCAAATCAACGAAATCGTTATTACCATTAAACACGATCGCTTTGTTAGTGTCTCCCAAAATAGGAACAAGCCCAGGTTTGTAACTAATTAAATTCGAAGTTGAAAGAGTACCATTATACAATGTGCTACCGCCCCCACTTGTGTCAAGAACGTTATCATCAAATAACAAATTTACAAGAGGTGTAACATATGTAGAAGGATGATCCCTTTCAGTATATGAAAACACCGGCTCGTTAAGTTGCATTGCACTTGAAGATGTCGAAAAAAATCTGGTTCCGTCTCCAAATTGCATAGACGGAATCCCATTGTCAATTCCAAAACGCATAACGTTATTTTTACATATAATAGGTTGGAAACCAATCATATCATTCAAATCGTCAATATTTACCCACGAAGATACAGTCGTTTGTTTGCGTTTTGATCCATCTAAATTTGAATTACTCTCTATTTCGATATATTCACTTATTCCATCCAACTCTATGGCATTCTTAGTTATGGGTATATTTTCTTGAATAGAAACATTAATATCATTATTGTAAAATTTACCATGATTATTATGAACAGACTCGTCAAATATTTTATCAGGAATGGGTGATGTATTATCTGTAAATAACTCAAAATTATACCTCAATAACATTTGTGAATCAAAAACTTCTGTGTAACATGACTTTATTATGTTTCTTGATAGTGTTTTTTTATATATATTCAAATGATCTATTCTCGTATTTGTTTCACCAGAAACCTTCAAATTTGTGAAAATAGCATTAAAAACAGTATGTGTATGATCTTCATTGGATAACCCTTTAAAGACACCATCGTGATAAAAACATACAATATTATCTTTAAGGACATATGTTAAATGATGCCATGTGTTATTTGTCAATTCTAAAGAAACACTTTTATAAGTATGTTGTATATTGGAAACATTTGTCATTTTTGCAGACATAGATATAACGCCACTATTTTGAGATATACCTAGTTCTATTTTTTCAGATGTAGAACCAGATAAGGTAATTATATTATTCTGGACCACCGAAGAATATGGATGATAATACCAAAACATAACTGTAGATTTATTTCCATGAACCGACACAGACGATATATCTGTATTTTCTAAATACGAAGTTTTTTGGTCAATACTCAAAGCGGACGCACCAATTCGAGGATAATATGTATTCAACGATATATCGTTTCCTACAAGATATAAAGGCAATTCTACATTTATGTTATTCACAAATATATTACTATCCGAAATTGTACCTATTTTGTTAAAGCGATATTCGAACGCTTTTTCTTTAGAAGATAAATAGCGTGTCTGTTCTATCTCCGTTAGAGCTCTATTTACCCATTCAAGCGGTGTGTGAATGGTTCCTTGGAGACCTTCTGTATGTGACGAATTATTACCATACATGAGAGAGTTTGTTGATATATTAATTGTATAATTTGGTGAAGTAGATACAACTGACTCATTCACAGAAACTGTTATTATTTGTTGAACACTATCTAAAATAAATAATATTTCATTTCTTTTATTTAACTCTAATATGGAGTGAACAATAAGGGGAGAAAGATTATCTGTTCCCCATTGCACTAATAGTTTTCCATCTGAATTTACTTTAATATAATGATTATTAGATTGGTAAATTAAAGTCATATAAGTTGATTCACTTGGAAAAGAAGTTGGTGTAAACGACAATGCTATGGTAAAAATGGGTTCATTTTTTAAAGGAGATACATAAAACTCATCGTCATAAATAATGTAAGAGGAGTTGTTCGTAATGATATCAACATCTGAAACAGTAGCATTGTTTATGGTAGCAATACTTATATCGTTACGGATATAACTATCACCATTTACAGATGTTACAATATTAGCATAATTAAGATTTGTAATTAAGTCTGTGGATGCTGACACAGATGTTACTTGTGGAACACCAACTGTCACATTTTTCCATTCGCCATAGGAAATGTTTGAATCATATCCAGTAACAGTTTCATGATCAATAGCATAATAAAATAAACTATAACTCTTTTCTGTTTCAATATCTGTTGTTGAAAGCCCCTGTTCAATATAATGATTAAAAGTAAACGAATGTGGATTAATAAAGGCTGCTTCAGATGTTCTATCTGTAATATGTACCGATTGAACAGATTGAAAAGATACATTAGAAAAAGTGTCCAAATTTGATTGTATGATATTTACATAATCAACATTAGAATCAACATTGGTATCAAAAACACTGTCGAATAGTGCCACATAAAGAGTCATATCATTCAAAGTGTCATACACTTTAATATTTTCAACAAGAACTGTGTCTATTGTTGATTTGACGACAACTCTGTCTGTTTCTGTGTTGATAAAAACAGGTACAAACGTATCAGCTGTTAAGAAAGTGTCTATAACGGGTTTGACGTCGAGGCTAACATTTAGAGCCCTATCGGTGACTCTTGCCGAAACTTTGTATTCTTTACCTGTGTCTAATCCATCTACCATAAATTGTGTGGTAGCATCTGTATTTGAATCTAGATCGAATGTTTTAGAAATCTCCACAATATCGTTGTAAAATAAATCAAATGTTATTTTATAACCTGTTTGTGTTGTATAATTTTCTACAGTATTAAACTGTAAGTTATAAAATGCGACTGATATACCAGATATAGAATCAGTATCTATTTGAAAAGTAAACACAGGCGCTTCTTTATCTATAGTAATTGTGTTTTCTGAAGTTTCGAATTTTCCTCCGGATTGAACATGTGTAATTTCAAAAGTTATTTCACTATTGTGAATTTGAGTACTTAGGACTGTTGCATTTGTAGTCCAATCCGTATTATTAAGTGTACTTGGTGTTACAGTTTGTCCCATGAGAACAACATTCAAAGCAGCAACAGGAACTTTAAATAATGTCTTCCATGATAACTGAATTGAGTCTCCTACTTTTGCTAAACCAGTACCAGCATTGGTAAGATTTACAAGTGATGCGCTATGTACAAGAACACCATAATCAATCTCAATTGTGGAATTATTTTGCGTAATTAGTTGATTTGTTGAAGTATCCTTGCAAAAGAAATTGATAATGTATGTAGAATCTACACTGGACACTTGTGTTGTAGATGTATACGGAGCTTTATAAAAATGTGTTAAACTTTGGGGGGGAATATCCAAAGTAGTTCCAGCTGAGTGTGGGGCGATAGGGGTCAGTTTTAGACCTCCTCCGTTGGAATAGAACGCATCCAAATCTGTAGGAAGAGCATCGACAAACACACCAATGTACGCATTAAAATCGCTAGTTGCATCTAAGAAATCCGCATCAGCAATGATGGATAAAACACCTTCTGCACTTATGTCAAAACTTTTGTTGATATTGCTGATTATTGGAACGGATTCATTCAATGTAACATTGGAGGATACGCTGCTAGTTTGTTGTAAAATATTGGTTATATCAATCTTTTGTTCATATGACGCACCTTCTATTAATTCATTAAAAATATGCGAATTTGTAATTCCGCCACCTGTAAATGATCCTGAAGAATGAGTCACACCATTGAATGTATAGGGGCCTACATCTGTCGCACCGTTTAATCCGGTCAAAAATAAGCTCACATCAAATGGTCTGTTACCATCATAAATAATTTTATCTGTAGAAGGGATCACATCATGTAAAAAAGATTGACTACTTATACCATTAATTGTTAAGCTTTTTTCAGTTAAAATTGTATTATCAAATACATCACTTTTCAATCTGATTTCTTTTTGCACTATAATAGGGTATGTCCCTACTACAGGATTACCGGTGTAATCATTTATTTTTAAGCTATAATTTATATTCATAGCATAAGAAGATTCAGACATTATAGAACTATTATTATAATATGAACAATTTTCTAAAAATTTAAAATATGAAAAACCATATTATAAAATATAAAAAAATGATTTTTTTATACATTATTCAATCATATATTTTTTTTGTTTAATCTTCTGAAGATACAATATTTTTGAACACAGGATAATTTCTAGTGGTTGAATTGTTTAGAGTTGCCCATGTAACCCATTTGGATGTATCATGAGTGCCTGTGTTCACCTATCCGGTGTAATATTCTAATTTCATCTCTCTAGGTATTATAAACCGAATACGTGTACTCTACACTTTCCGGGGTACTTGATGATCCGCGGTTCTCACTTTCGGCTAGCTTCAAAACGCCATTCTGGTATATCTTTAAACCCGGGGCGTTCAATGGTCGATGGTATGTAATGCCGAATAGGGCAACTTCCGAAAGAGTCACAAGCTCTATCAAGGTTGATCCCACCTCGACGCTGGTAAAGGAAATATAACCCCCGGTCCCACTATTGGTCAAAGACAAAACGTGTCTTTAGCAGTGTCGTCGCGATCTCCTCCGCGCTCAACACCCGATCGAAAACCTGAAACTGTCGCAACTTTCCGTCCAAATAAGCATGTCCTCGTTGTTCAGATTTCCAAATAACACCCTAAAACCCTTTATCCCAGATGGGTTCTGGCAAGGCAAACAAAGACAATTTATAGGATGTTACAACCAAGCCAACACTAACGTTGTGCTACTCCTCTACCAAACTGATGAAATGGCACCGACCGGCCACCCTGAAATCAACATCGAACTCGTCCGAGACAAACTAGCACAGTGGTTCCTGGCGGAGACTCCAACCAATAACCAAAACGCAACTGTACTGACAGACACCGGAGTCCCTATTAAGCACTTCCAGAAAGCCTGGACCTCACCTTACCCAGCAGAATGGAAATTTTGGAAACCTATTCCAGACTACCTTAACGACACCCTAGATCGTAAATATCCCGGAGCGGCGATGGATGCTAACTTCGGGCCAGAGAACCAGGTACGACCCAATTTTTGCTACCACCTGGTAACACATTGATCTCGAATGTGTATTTGAATGGGAATGTTTACAAAGAATATGATACCCCGTAATTCTGTGGCAGTGATTCTTCGCCATGATTTGTTGTTTCTGTATGAATTAACACGTCATTCTCGTAAATCTTCCATCCCGGAGTATAAAGAGGTCTTCCGTAATATATTGTTACATTTTCAACCTTTTCTGTGAAATATAAATTGAACAGTTTGCTACCGACCGGTTGAACATTGGTCCTCCAATTGATATAAGTATTCGAGCTGTTTATGAATAAATTGTTTATAACCATGTTTTGATCGTGAATCGAAAGAGGGTACACAAGCATTTCTAATGCACCAAATGTAGCATTATCGGATAACACCACTCCGTTTGCTTCGATATATCCAGGCACGACCCAATTATTGCTACCACCTGGTAACACATTGATCTCGAATGTGTATTTGAATGGGAATGTTTGCAAAGAATATGATTTCAAAGTCGATTCTGTAAAATCTGGACCAGATGTACCACCATTAGAAGTATCTACGTAAACAACGTTTCCGTTTTCAGATATCTTCCATCCAGGTGTAAGACTCGGTGAATTGCTATGTATTTCAAAGAGTGTAACACGTTCGGTTGTTACTATCTCGAAAAATACTGCACCGACACCATTATTTGGAGTACTGTCCCAAGCTGCAACGTTACTGGCTTCTTCGACAGTAATGTTTTCAATCGGATTTGCAGTCCTAGTTGGTGAAATTGCTGTTGCTGCTACATTGACAAACTTATCCCAGCTGTTCAAAAAGTTTCCATTTGCTTTTACATACTTTATAATATATCCCAGACCATGGTCTCCTGTGTAATAATTTGAAGCTACCGAAATTTCGAATGTGTATTTGAATGTAGGGTCGGTCTTTAGCAGTGTCGTCGCGATCTCCTCCGCGCTCAACACCCGATCGAAAACCTGAAACTGTCGCAACTTTCCATCCAAATAAGATTGTCCTCGTATGTCTCTGCCGATTTCCATGGGCTGATTCGCGTTTCGAATGTTGAGCGGTTGGTCGCCCTCTAAAAGAAGGTCAACCGTCATGTGGACGCCGTTGTGATATACCTTTTGTGTGGTTCCATCGTAAGATAATACCACGTGGCTCCATTGGTCAATACTGTTGGGAAACCCAGACGCAGCGCTCTCACCCTTAGTGCGGAGCCCCCAAAAATCGTAAGACCACGTACAATACCCACCAGCGTTTCGAGAAATGTTGAAACTAACGGCACCGTATAAGTCAGAAGTGGGTCCTATGTGAAACACCTTCATACTACTTCCCGCTGGGCTGTCGCTTGGAATGTAGATCCAGAAGGCGATGGTATGCGCCCATGCACCTGACGTATTGCCTATATTGTCGACTTTCATGTAGTCGTTCAAGCCGTCGAACGCCACCGAATTGGTACCGGCGTCCACCGCGGGCGACCCGTATACCGTTAAGTCACGGGCATTGCTTGTGGCATCTGGTAAAGAACTACTTCCTGCGACATATTCACCCATGTCGTAAAACGCAATAGAATCCGCAATTTCGAATGGTAATACATGTTCGAATGGTTGTGAAACCGAATACGTGTACTCTACACCTTCCGGGGTCATTGATGATCCGCGGTTCTCACTTTCGGCTAGCTTCAAAACGCCATTCTGGTATATCTTTAAACCCGGGGCGTAGATTGGTCGACCGTATGTAATGCCGAATAGGGCAACTTCCGAAAGAGTCACAAGCTCTATCAAGGTTGATCCCACCTCGACGCTGGTAAAGGAAATATAAGCCCCGGTCCCACTATTGGTCAAAGACAAAACGTTGTCGATATTGCGTAACGTCGGTGTTTCGTGTAAATGTTCATGTAAGGGTCTGATTGACACGAACTGGTCCCATGCGTCCAACGTATTGTTATCGGCCTTGAGTTGATTTATGACCACGCGACCTACTTCGGCGGTTTGTTTGTGATTCACCTCGAATGTGTAAACGAACCCTCCGACGAACCCGGTAGTGGGCACGTATAGATTTGTGGCCACCGTGGTGGTACCGCTGGCGTCGAGCAGTTCCGGGACGCTTGTAGGTTTGACGTGGTTGGGTAGGTACACATGCGTCAAGGTACCATTGGTGTCCAGCAGATAGGTCACTGCGACAATGTCACCATTGGTATCAATATACGAACCTAGTAACAAATCGCTAGAAATCCCTTGTGTGGGTAAGTCGTATGTGTACACTTCATCAATCGGGACTTCCGCGGGTCCGAGGTTGGTACTCTCTGAAACCATCAACACCCCATCCTCATATATGTTCCAGCCTGGGCCATTCCATGGGCGTCCGTTAACGATTTGGAAGCTTGTGATCCGTTCCTCGAAAACCAACTCAAATATACGAGTCCCGGGTTCGTCAACGTCGAACCACATCCACACAGTGCCACCAGTTGCAGAATCCAACATACCGTTAATATCCGTTTTTGTATGGTAGACTGGATCCACCAAGGCTGTCGCTGAAACGAACTTGTCCCACGTGGCTATATCTCTACCGTTCGCCTTGATGCTCTTGACATTCAAGCCTCCCCACTCAAAATGATGTTCGTGTGTAGTGTGAGTCGAAAAATAGTTGGGTACATTGACCTCGAACGTGTAACGATATATAGTAGCATCTATCCCGACGACGGGGATTCCACTAGTCCCGTTAACACCTGATCCCATATCTGCATGGACCCCGCAGTGCGCGAACAGCGCCGAATGCGCGGCGAAGTGCGAGACCGTGACGTACCCGTCCGCGTCTTGGGAGTACGTGTTGTTTAAGGAATATATCACATTATATGGGCGTGGTTCCGATGCATCTCCATGATTTGATGTATCCGTATAGACTACAACATCATTCTCGTAAATCTTCCATCCTGGTGTATAAGTAGGTCTTGCATGTTGTATTGTAATATTTTGTACTCTTTCTTTGAAATACAGGTTGAACAATTTTGTACCTACTGGTTGAGGATTGTCCCTCCAATTAACATAAGTTGTCGTATCAGAATCGATTAAATGATTGATATTTACATCAGAAGCATATGCTGATTGAGGATACACAAGCACTTCCAATCTATCAAAGTTATTATTTTCAAACAAGGCAACCCCATCAGCAATTATATGCTCAGGTACGATCCAATTCGCAGAATGTCCAGATAACACACTCACTTCGAACGTATATTTGAATTCTGGTCGCTCGTTGCTGGTGTGGAAGTTCAGCGGGTGATCCGCGGCGTTGGCCGTGTTGTCGAAGACGTACGCCTTGCTGGTGTCGAACGCGCTCACCACGGGATCGAACACGAACTTCCCGTTCACCACACTCACGGTGACACTTGTCTTGGGGATCGAGTAAGTGTTGGTAGTAATATCATAAGTAATTTTCCATGACATTTTATCATCATTCAAATTGAAAAGACGCACATTATGAGAGTCACTCACACCTAAGTTGTACACAATACGAGTTTTTTCCTCTGGATAAGTTGTATTAAACAGTAAATTTATGGTGTCACCATCTGTGCCGAGTTTATCATCATATTGATTTGTAGTGGTAAATGATTGTACCGTAATTGTTTGGGGAATTTTAGGAAGATTATGAACAGTCGGATACCAATCATTAGTTACACCCGCTACCTCAACAGTTCCTATATTCTTAATTGTAGCTACTACATGAGCGTAATATTGTGTTTCTGTCAAGATATCAGTAAGGGTTGTTCCATCAAAATATTGAGAAAAAGACACAGGAGAAGGATTAATAACTGATTCACTTTGATTTTGGTTCGTAAAAGCATTCAAACTATTATAATTAGTAAGTTTCAAAGACGGATATGTTGTAAATAGAGAAGTGTATTCCGTATCTGTGTATTCTGTAGCACTATCACTTAAAACAACATAAACATCAATCTCTCCAACTACAAAATAAATATATCCATTGATATCATATCCTAAAGTGGGTGGAGATTTAAATGTGTTAACAGTTAAGTCGTTCGTTGGTATTGACCCATCAGGGATCTTAGTTTGCACTGTAAAAATATTGGATATATACGAATTACCTGCTGCATCCGTTATATTCACCTGTATATCATAAATATTACCACCTACGAGATTAGAAATCACTGTATTCGTAGGATAAACATCATTAATAATTGTACTTTTTACAATGGATGGTATAGATACATGTGTTGCAGTGAAAATAAATTCATAACCGGAAAAATCGTTACCTTTTGGATTTTCCGAAGTCTTTAAAGTATCTAAATCAATAAAGTTTATTGTTGTCTCTGAGTTGCTTGTATTTCCTACACGATTGACATTAGATAATGTAATATTCATCTCAGGAGCTGTAATATTAATACAAATAAGGTTTGGGAAAACTATTTCGTTTGTAAAATAACTCACGGAGAAAAATTGAGGATCACTCAAAGAACGATTTGTAGACCAGTCGACAGGTAACTGTGCAGTAATAGTCCAGTTCGTACCATCTGTAGATGTAGGAATTAAAGGTAAACCGAATATATTTGCATTAAAATTTTCACTTTTGGATATATATGAAGTCTGCCATGTGAGTGTTACACTATCTCCATATGTAATCATTGTATTGTTTTTTGTATTATTCGTAACCGTTGTCTTATCACCAAAATTATTGGCTAAAATGTTGATACTCACTGTGGATACAACATGAGAATCAAAACCAGTATTATCAATAGCATAAACATGCAAATAATATGTTGTATTAATATTGGAAGCTAAGGTTGTCAAGTTTTCATAAAAAGTAGTCTCATCTGTGAAACTAAGAGAATGAGTTATATTATTTTCACCTTGGTTTAATAGAACAGTGCCATTTCCGTTATCTACAAAGAAGGTTTTAAGTTCTTGTTTGGTGTATTCATTAAAGAAGATAGCATAATACATTGTCAATGTGCTTGTTTTATCAAAAGCAGAAATATCACTGGACATTTTTACAACACCTTCAGAGCTCATAGAGGTATTTGTGATTGATAATATTGGTAAATCGTAACCTGTATAAAAGGTTTTAGATATAGATTTAGAAAATCCGGCTTTTGTGGTAATTTTAAGTGTCATCTCCAAATTGGAATGTTCCTCTAAATTTTCATAAAGGACAGTATTCAGAGATGGTGTAAATGTTTGATCGTCATTATTATATGTTACGGACAAATGTTTAGGAGTATCGAGTGTTTTATTATCGAGACCCTCTATAGGATAAAGACTCATAACATAAACTTCTCTACGGGTTAAATTTCGATTAAACATTTGGAAATTCCGAATTTTACCATGAAAATATGTACTATTTTGAACATCTCTACCAATCTCTATGGATTGGTTAGCATTTAGATTTAATAGTGTGTATTCATCGGTTGCGTGTTCACTCCAATATCTGTTAGTTGTATCTAAGAGAACGCCGTTGGTATATATTTTCTTAATATTTAGCACACCATCGTAGGTCAACATCATATGTTGCCATTGGTCCAAATATTCAGAACCTACATTGATTTCAGTTTCATGCCATAAAAAACTATAGGTCAATCGTATTTCTTGGGAACCCATATATATGTATTTGAAAGCGATCGATTTCATAGCTTCTGGTTGACCGATGACAAATACCGTTTCTTGAAATTCAGAGGGTTGTGTTAGGATGTTTGAATCTAAATAGATCCAAAAAGCAATTGAATGCGACCATGCCCCAGCGGTGTTACCTATATTTACATTTTTCAAATAATCATTTTGACCATCAAAAATTAAAGATTTCGATGTTGAGTCAAAAACAGGAGACCCATACACGGATACATAACGAGTGTTTGATGTTGTATCATTTATGGTGAAATTTCCTTCAACAAATAAACTCATATCGTAAGATGATATAGCTTCGGTTTGTATAGAATCATATTCTACTCTACCTGCATTTGTAGATAAATCAAAAAAGAAAGGATAACCTAAGCGTATATCTTGATTTATTCCAGTGTTGTCTTGTAGTAAAGAATTTGGTAATAAATCTTTTAGTAATGTATTGGTAGATCCTTTCACGGTGACATTGTTATGAAAATTAGCGGAATCGATTGGTTGGGATTCAATTAACCAATCACTTTCGATAAAATTTAAGGAATGTTGAATAAAAACTTTACCATTTGTTTCAGTTGGAGATACACGAGATCCATTACGATACAAAGAATAATTCAATTCAGCAGCTCTTGTATTTTCAAAAACGGGTATAATAATTTCGAATTCGGTTCCTGTTTCGTTTACAATGTTGTAATTAGAGTAAGATATACCATCAACAATTAGTTCATATGGTGTGTCTAGTTCTTCATAAAATTTCGTATCCCATCTAAAACTAATTTGATCACCTGTAATAGCGACCTGCTTTTCAATTGTATCAGTGAAGTCAAAGTTAGGATTAAGCGAAAGTAAATTGATGGTGTTAACATTTTGGATGATTGTGATTATATTTCTGGGAATTGTTAGGTTATTTAAATACTGAACAAACGTATTTTCTGACAATTCACTAGAATCTTTATTCATCATGTATATCAAATAACTGGAATCTACTTTGATATTACTAAATGAATATCCATTGTAAAACATAGACAACGCTGTATCTCCGTCCAAATCAAAAGCACCTAAATTAGAGTTTGTATTGGACAAGCTTTCCATAACATGAGTGTATACGGAGTTATCCAATAGCACGGTTTGTAATTTATTTTTATCTTTTTCTTCTGTAAGATCATACAATACATCTGTAGAAGTTACAAGAGCATACACATTATACGAAGTCTTTTCATCAAATGCATAACCATTCACAGAGATTCTCGCTTTATCACCATCTCCAGAAATGGAAAAGTTTGTGATTTTAATTTCAGGTGCATCTAAATCCCCTAAACTAACTCCTGATTCTGTACCATAAACTGGAAAGTATTCTGAAATATTATTCATATGATCGGTTACAAAGACAAAACATTTATAGATGGCATATAAATCAGTCACATTTGCAAATTGTAAAAGATTCAAATCATCATCCACATCAAGAGTAACAATCAAATTTTGAGGATGTAAGTTTAAGTCAAAGGTTAAAGGATCATATGTCGCAATATCCACCAAAAACGCAGTTAATTTGTAGGATACACCGGTAGTAGAACCATTACCACTAGGAAGAGCACCATTAACTTCGCCTGTTTGTAAAAGAATTGTGTTTTTGAATGTATTAGCAGAAATGGATACACCACTTGAGATTTCATTATCGACCACATGAACAAATTGTACTTTAAAAATACTATTTTCCGAATCTAAAAAGGTCACATTAACATCCGTTGGTTTTTCATTGTCGACTACGGGGTGTATGTTATTTACAGTCAATGGAAATATATCAGTCTCAAAGATTATATCATCTATAACAATGGTTGCCCTAGAAAATATTCTGAAATCTTCGGATATGGTTCCTGCGCAATAATGTACATCATTTATAGTCTGTGTAAATCGACATGTAAACTCGGCATTATTAACATCATCATACACTACAACTTTTCTATTGGATGAAGGATAATTACTTTTAAAGGAATATTTAACACCACTTTTTGCGTTTTTGCTGATATATAACGAGTTGTTATAATATGCAGTATTTTCATAAGAAGCGACAATATCAGAAGGAACACTGTCAAGACTTGTTGTAAGGAAATTTAAAGGATAATTTATGGATTTTGATGAAAAATCAGCATTAATAAAACTCATTTGACAAATATCCATTTTTCCTTCCCAAGTAGGTTCATTAGTCCATCCGGATGTTCCAATTAATAATTTTCTGTTAGAGGTTGAAAAGTTGTATAAATTAACTAAACCTTCAGATGTAGAATTAAGAGTATCATTGACAAACAAAGTAAGTCGGTTAAAAACATCAATATCAAAGTTAGGATTATAAATCACTTTAAAAGTGTAGGTGGTATTATCACCGCTAACGATTCCTACAGCACCTTCAACAGGGGTCGTTTTTTTTGTATTCTCTGTATATTTACCAACTATACCAAGTACTGGTACATTTTTTAATGTTTCACCTAACGACGGATCTGTACCGATGGTGATCTCACCAGAGCTTTCACCTTTTATATGATAACCGAAAGTAAAAATGTTTCTTGCTTTCGTGAAATCAATAGCATTAGGAAATGATACATTGATCTCTATTGTATACTTATCATCAATATAATGAAAATCATTCAAATCTACATACATCAAATCTTCATAATTATTAATATTTATAGATGAAGAAATGTTTGGATTTTTGTTGTTAAGTTTTTTAAATGGATTGGTTGTATACGCAGCATCGTCAACCTGTTTATTTTTATTTTTTAACACACCTCTGCTGAAATTCCCATTCACTGGCCATGTAAGAGATCTTTTGGGCGGCATTTTTTTAATTGAAATGAGAAATTTAAAAAATTAAACAATAAATATTTATACAGTTTTGAAATACAGAACATCATTTTGATACACAAATACATTACTTATATTAATTCTTATTCCATTTGTTGTTGTACTGTTTCCTATATCAGAAGTTATAATCTCGAAATCTTCGGAGGTGAATTGTGCTGCTTTAACATCAATATTAGTGTAATCCTCTTCGCTGACTTCTGTAATAGCACCATATTTTATATAAGCCAATGTGATAGTCAATAACGATTTTAACAATTCAGGATCGAAATGGGCTATGTTTACCAAACCGTTAGTGTCAAACCAATTAACAAAAGTTTCATATGCTGCTCTTGATGTAGTCATATTATCCATTGTATTCTTCCAATTTACAAGACTAATTTTAGGAATGAGATAATAGTCATTCTTCATAAAATGTGATAAGCTATCTTCCGCTTTGTAATACCATATTCCATTCATTCTATCTTGGATATTATTTGCGGTAAAGTATGCAGTATTGTATGATGATAAAGGCGTATCGTCATCTGGTATACGTGAGAGAATGAAATACGAGATATGTTCTACCAAATATTTGCCATCATCAATTGGTTTCGGAATATATCGTACAGATCCACCTAAAGTAACTTCACCTGTTAAAGTTCCCCAAGGTGAAAGAATTGACCAATTTTTACCAAAAGGGTTGAGTAACATTCGATCGTTATAGAAAAAATCGAAATCTGATTTAAACTTCTGAGAGAATTCTGTTGTATTGGGCATGAAAACTTTCAGATTAATTATTTCGTTTCCATCTTGTGGCTCGTAAGGTGTTAAATACAACCCACCTTCAATAGGTGTATTATCCTCATTTAATAGATCCATACTGAGATGTATATTATTTTGTTGATGTATGAGTTTTACATTTTCTCCGGAAAGGTTGATATTGCCTTCGCTGTCGGGTAATAAAATACTTGCATCACCGTTTAATATGTTATATACATATAATTTACTCATTTCGGTTCTAATTTTGCTATGGGTAATACTGAATTGGAATGTTCCTTTAATAGAATATGATTCGTAATTGTAACCATTTTTATATACTTGAACAGTAGGGTTTATTAACTCATTAACACGTTCACCACTCCCACCACCGACACCACTAAATGATGATATGGTGCTTCCATCTGGAAATAATATTCCTTTTTGTAAAAACAGTTGTTTACTTACATTCAAATTATCATCTTGATAGCTTAATATGACATTGCTGTTTTCACCAGGGTTACCTATATTGAGTGTGGATGTATGTACCGTAGAGAATCTTGATGTATCTGAACCTATTGTTTGTGAATCGTGAGTATGAGGGATTAAATCGGTTACAATAGTATCTAATGTCAAATTACTAATACCGAAATCAACTTTATATACTATATCATCATCGAATTCACTCAATTTAAAGGTTGATATCCCTGCAAGTCCACTAATTTCCCCGTTAAATACATTACTATGTGGATTATCTAAAAATTTAATTACATTAACATTTAATACATCAGCATTCACAGTGTTTACGTCAAAATAGTTGAAATCCACTAAATCATTTGAGAACGAAGTTAAAAGCACATCGGTTTGTTCGTAGTCAAACCATGTTTTACCGGTGCCTTTGTAAAAAGAGTCAAGTGCTAAGTCATTACTAAATCCTCCTAATAAGACTATGTTTTGATTATTTTTTATCCAAGTACTATTGTTGGTGTCTGGTATGGAATCAAAATGAAGCGTAGAAGTGTTCCCATTAAATATGATAGGATCGTCGGTACCTGATATTACAAACCTAAGATTTTCAGCGTTTCGTATAGAATTTCCTGAAATTATGAGACCTGATGAACCCATTTCAATTGCATTTTCAACATACATTTTGTTTTTGATTTCGATTGAGTAATTCATATCATCTGTAGCATTAGAGGTTCCTACAAGAACTTTACCTTCCAAATAAAATATATTTGCACCTTCTGCTTCCCATAAAGGCGATGTGTTATCTCCAAGCATTAGTTGATCATTTGGTTCATAATTGGATTCGGCAAAAACCGGAAAATTACTGAATGCATCGTTTTTTTTCACAGAGCCTTCACCAAATGTGGCTACTCTTGATGTAAAGTTATTACTTCTATCATATTTATATAACTCAAGTGTGTGGTTATCGGTAACTCGAAAACCAAATCCAATACTTATATTAGAATCCTCTACAAGACCTATATTCATAGAACGGGAAATAATATGTCCATTTGTGATAATATCTCCTCCAACCTGAGCACTACCTGTGAACTTTGTAACTCTTGCATCCATCTCAAATTTCTTTTTCATTATCAACCCATCTGGTAATTGATGATGACCTGCGTCGATTATGTTTTTACCTTGATACGAATCGTAGGTAAAAGTAGTTCTAGATACTCCGACAGTTTTACTGGCATCGTTTCCACTTATCCACAAAACATCTTTACTCGAAAAGTTCAAGACATTATCCTCATCAACAGACATTCTTCCCATATTATCATATCCTTGAACCAAAAACTGAATATCACCTGTAGAACCTAATGTTAATATTGTATCAACACCATCTTGTTGTAAATGATCAGGCATTGTAATAATGCTATTAGTCAAAATTGAATTCAAAGCAGTAGCCGCTGTAGAGTATTTTTGATGAATGTTAATCGCTGAATAGTCTTCAGTCGCCATTTTAAAAATTAAAAACTTTTTTAATTGAATAAAGGAAAATTAAATTATGCTAAAAAATAAACTGACTAAAAGCGCAAATAATTTTATTATGAGAATTAAATATTTACAATAAAAGAATGGATGACATTGGGACAAAGATAACTTCCGCAGTATCCACACTTATACTTAATAATCCCTTGTCTATTTTAATTATTATGGTTGTATTCATATTACTTTATTGGTATTTTACATCAGATTATAAATTCAAAATGCCTCACCTTTTTGCATATAACAGCGATCTACGATCTCAAGTTTTATATTGGACAGAAAATTTTAGCGAAGATATCATGAATCTTTATAAAATAGGTGTAAGCGACCTATCCGTTGAAGACATTCAATTGGTACTCGGTCAATCATTTCAAAAAGACATATTAAATCAATTGAAACAAAAGGTTGATGCGGTCTTTCATGACGATATCAATATTCTTAAGGATGTATCAGATATGGAAGAAAAACTTCAAGATAAATTAACATGGGTTTTTGTTACCATTCATGATGATGAAAATATATACGAACGAAATGCTCAAAGCAGATACGCATTATTTGATTTGATTATATTTGTTTCTAATAATTTTGCCAATCTTAAAATACAACATCAACTATTTTATTCAGATTATGAGTATGAAGATAACATTAAATACTTTGTTAAAAAGGCAAAAGACAAATATAACAAAAATATTAACATATCACCATCTTTACAAAAAAACGAAATTAAAATTGATTATTTAACAGACGGTAGTATAATCCCGTATGATAGTTCATTTTTTGAGACTATATTTGATATAATCTCCTATAATGAAGGTGATGGTGAACTCCCACAAAAAATAGATAATACCATAATTCATGAAGAATATAAAAGCCTTTTTCATATGATAATTAATAAAGTTATTGACCAGATAGATGACTCAATGTTGAAGAAAAATGATGAAAGTTTCGTACAAAAAACAATGAATCAGTTCAATAAAGAGATATATGATGACTTATCAAGAAATGAATTGTTAATAAAATATAATGACGAAATTTTAAACAGTTTTTTCGAAACAAATGAGAGTTTTTTTAAAAATTATTTTTATGATTTATCAGCTAGATACAGGAAAGATACAGAAATAACCAATTTCTTGTCAAGAAACTTTGTCAATTATATAACCAAAAACACTTTGTTTGAAAAAAAAAATAAATACGAATTTGAAAAACTACTTTTTGATTTCAAAAGTGAATATGGACGAGGTCTTCTTATGAAAGATTTTTCTTTTATAGAGGATGTTATGCAAAAGTATCACAAAATAACAAATCTATATCTTTTTAATAAACATCATTCAGTAGTAAGAAAAGCATATACTTTCTTAAAATCAGGAAAAAATAGTACAGATATAAAAAATGCATTTACATCGTTGTATAGGTTACATATATCGTTATCAGACCAGTTTCCAAAATTATTATATTATGATACAAAACACAGTGTAGATAAAGGAAGACTCAACCTATATTACAATAATATATTTAAAAGTATTTTTGACAAGATAAGCTTTTATATAAAAGAATTTCTTGAAGGCTTACCTCAATTATTTACGAAACAAAAAATAAATTTGCATAAAAAATATGACAATTTTATTTTAACTTCGTTAATTGATTTAATACAAAAGGCTCGTGATTACTTTACTTGGATTCGAAAGAATCTATCGACATATATCAAAGATACAATCAATAGTGCATTAGAAGGATATAAGGATCATGAAATATCTGACATATTAGAGAAGTTTGTCAATGATAAAGAAGAGTTCAGGGACATATCTGGTAATGTTGTAGAACCCTTTGTATCAACATTTATCAAAGGAATTGGTAAGTCTATAGCTAAACCATTTATGATTGTCATAAGTGCATTTAAACTAATTTTTGGTATATTAAAACTTATTACGAACCCGGTTGCTATTATCCGATTACTTGTCTCTGTTTTTATTATGTTCGTTGTAATAGTTTTATCGTTTGTCGATATCATAAAAATCGTAACAGGTACTTTTGCTTTAGTAGTTATTTTAACCTATATGATAGTTGCGGTTGTGTATCTGTTGTATTATCTTATAATTATGCAAATATTGCGATTATTTGACATTTCAATTTTTCAAGGAAAAGCTTATAAAATAGTTTATGAATACTTAATTGCAAATGAGAAAGATATTCGTAATTGGTTTATGACACCTTCTTATGAACAGGGAAATGAAAATCATCGATTACTGATTGTACCTTTTTCATCATGTCCTGAAGGTTACAAACCTGGTATTTTCTTTTGCGAAAGAATTTCTAAATTTGTTCCGACTTACTCATATCATGCAAACATTCATAGACAATCAGAAGGAATGAGTGTAGAAGGTTCACCCTTTATGAAAGAATTTGTACCAGAATCAAATTTCCACAAATATCCTGAAAATAAGAAAAAAAGAATAATTATGAGAGCTAATTTAGAAAAAGAACAATATCTTAAAAAGATGAACAAACGACTTTCATTGTACCAAGATTATACAAAAGCAACATGCTTTACAATCGACAATATTGACGGATTAAGCAGCGATTTAAAAAATAGTATGAAACAATTTTGCAACAACCTTTATTGTCAAAATGGAAATTTTGAAACCTTTTGTGGTGTTTACAACAATACTTCAAATTCGTATAATGATTACGATCTAATAGAAACCTATATTCATTTAACATCATACATTTTAGTTCTCATTGCAATTATAACTATAATTATAGTATCATTCTACGATAAACAAGTAATATATTTTCCAAAACAAATATCCAATATATTTTATCCATTGAAAAGGATTTTACATCAAATTTGATAGTTATTAATTATATCATACCATTTATGTTTTATGAATGAGAAAAAACGATAAACAGATGCATCAGAGTATAAACCGATCGCATCCTTATGTTTATTTGTCTGTATAAACTCTTCACATAAAGTTTCTTTTCTAAAAAGGTTTGTTATCTCTTTTTGTATTACTATTCGTTTTATTTTTTCGTTTTTTAAATCATTTATTAATAAAAAATATTTATTTTGTAAATCAAATATTTTATTTGTCAAGATCTTGTTTTCTTTTTGCAATATCTGAATATCGTCTTTCATTTATCATATAAGTTATAAATAATTAAAAAAGTATATATTTAATCAAAAAAAAATGCTATCTAATCTACGTGCTACTTTTTGTAGTAAACGCGGATACACCATTACTATAGGTAGCCATAACAGCTAATGTGTAAATTGATCCTTCTAATATACTAGCTGTTCCACTTTGACTGTTTAATGCAGTAAATGCTTTATCACTATAAACAATATCAGTGAACTCTTTCAAAGCATTAATCGGTGAAGATGAAAGAGGTAGTAGTGTCCCATTATTTTTTATGAATGTTTTCACTGTATTTATATCTGAAAGATCAACACTTTGTTCAAATATTATATATTTTACATTGGAAATGAATATGCTATTTGAAAAAACTGATGTTGAAAAGGTAACACTACCACCACCAGTGTTTACGACTAGGGTGCTTATATGTACATACGGTTCGTACACATTTGAAACGAAATTTACAATACTTTCCGAAATGATATAGTCTTTATTAATGATCAATGTATTTTTATTAAGCAAAAGATCAGAAAGTGTATGAGTAGAAACTAATAAATAAATATGAACTTTTGGAACGACGTTGAAACTCTTGTGAGTTAAATTGTCAAATACAACATTAGTCAATGATAAATCAACAACAGTATTTGTTGATATTGAATTAGTGATAACGTTGGATGATGCTGTCCCATTCATGATATCTAATATGTTTTGTTTGGGTGATTTAGAATACGGAAAAGCCATAACATAATAATATGTCAATGTTGTAGCTCGTATGGTTGCGTTAGTATTAACCACATTTGTTATTTTATCGTAGGTGGAACTAACATCATCTATTTTTTTATTGTTAATATTGAAATATAACTTACCTGCGTTATTAATTCCAATTTGCATTTCACCTTGCATCAACGATTTAGTCAACAAAGGAGTGTTTTGTGAAGTTAATGTACTTGGATTGATCCAAGTTGAGAATGTCATCTGTTTCAAACTGTAGTTATTATAATCTTTTTCAGATACTTCAATATGTGACGAAGAAGAGCCATCTAAAGTAAATGCAGAATTTGGTATGTTATTATAATTTCGCGAATTTGTGGTTACCGAATTACCAATTGTAATATCCGATTTTAAAACGCTAGCATCGCCTGAAGTTTCCAACTGAAATATTGGAAAAGTTGCGTGATTATCTTCGATCTGTTCATCAGAAATAACTTTATTATAAATTGTAAAATTGTCCATTTCACCTAAAAAGTTACTAGCTATACCATCACTATCATGACCAATTTTTAATGATTCATCCGAATTAAAAGAAAAAAGTGATAAATCTGCATTGTTTACCGAAACATTACTGTTATTAAGAGAAAAAGATACTTCGTTTGTTGATTTTTTTAATTTTAGGGCTAAATGATTCCATTGATTTGGTACTACTGTTTGACCAGAACTAATCATATTTTGTCTATTACATTAAGATTAGAAAAATAACAATACAAAAAACAAATGTACACCTTGATAACTCAATACATTTTTTTTTAACTTAAAATGATACCCAATACAGTTTTATTACCCAATAATCGATCACCTATGTTTATTAACAGTTTGATTTTATCATGAGGAATAAACAGATCCACTCTTGAGCCTAATTTTATCATCCCATATCGATCACCTCTTCGGATTTTTTCCTTTTGTGTTACATCTGTAACGATTCTTCTAGCAACCTGTCCTGCAATTTGCACTATTTTAATTTTATCATTTATTTGTGGTAAATAAATGATACTTTCTGTTCTTTCATTATATTTAGACTTTTGTAACATGTAAGCTGGATGAAACCGACCTTCTTTATGCTTGACAGATTGAACGATACCACTGATCGGACACCATTGAACATGACAATCAAATATATTCAAAGACACTACAATATGTGTGGTCACTGAATTAATTTTTTGAATGTGAACAACTTTTCCATCACATGGTGATACCATAATATTCGATGGATACCTGTTTTCTCTAACAGGAAAACGATAAAAATACATGAGAAATAACAAAAAAATCGTATAAACAACAAATGTATAAAGTTTTTTTTTCTTTAAAAAAATGTCAATGAACCCAAAAAATACCGTAACTACAACAAATAGTAATGGAGATTCCTTAAACAATAAAGTTTCCATATTATAAACTATTATTCTAAAAAAATTACTTAAAAATATTTCCAATGTAAATTGTAAGCATTTCTACTTTGGTTGTTCGTCGGCAATCCGTTTGTAAAAGTACGAAACTGCTTTAAAAACATTCTTATACCAACTAATTATTTTTATATTTTTCACATTGTTTTTATGTGACAAAAATTTAAAGATTTTGCTATCAAAACATTTATGAATAATGGATGTGTTTTTTTCTAAAATAATTACGGTCAACAAATAAAAAGCACCATGAATAGGTGGTCTATAACCATCCCACCATATGGGACAAGCTATCGCATCTAACTCCCCAATAGATTTTCGCAATTTAAAAAGGTAAAACACTTACAAACCCTACGGATTTTTTTTATATATACAATTGAATTCTTTATTAAAAAGGATTTAAAAGTAATACAATAAATGTATTTGTAATAAGATAGTCGATTACCCTAAAATTATTTTTACAAAAATCAAATGAGTTGAAGCAAATGACAGTGTACTCAAGTCTGGTCCAAGAGGAAGCACTTAAGCTGCTTTGTGTTAAGCACTCGCAGGTTCGAATCCTGCCACTGTTATTTACTTTGCTTCAACCCATTTGATTTTTCAAGTAACTTATTGTTTCTTTTTGAATACATTAATATGAAACATTTGATAGTTTCAAGATTTTTTTATATATGATTATGATTATGATTATGATTGATCATCTCCACATTTATCAATTTGTATTTTGGTAGGAAAGCATACATCGTTTGTTACATTAGATGATAGAGTGTATTTAAGAAAAAAATATAACATAGTTCCTAAAAATGATTGTAAAAAATCATCAGTAACTGCAAATGCAACGGATGTAAAAACAATTATTTGGACATATATTTTATGCATAAACCTAGCTTGATCGCATCCGGAAGGGATACCAATATCTTGTGCGAATACCTGAATAAGACCGTAAGCCCCGATCACTCTCATAATAAATTTATATTTTATCATACTCGACGGGTTTTTAATAATTTCATCTAACATCAACCACATTTTTTTAATTATACAATATATTTATTTATTTTCATTTTTGTTCCCACTGTTTCTATGAGCGACTAGGGTACCAATAACGATACAACCTATCAATATCTGCAAATTCTTCGAAACGAATATGATACCAGGTTGTGAAGTTATTAGTGTTGTGCATGTGTTCTATTTCAACTGAAACTCCATGAACATTGTTGGTATTCAACACTTCAATGACTTGTAGGTTCTTGTGATCCGTATCTAACAAGTTGGTTTGGAATACGTTGTTTGGTATTTGAAGCCTCGAAAGGTATGTGCGTATCACTTTGTAGAACCCAGTAGTACTCTTTGTCAAGAAAAAGAGCTTTCGGTGATTTGCTACTTCAAGTCCACAATATATATAGACGATACTTCTGTCATCATATTCGGTAACCACTGTATCTGGAGCGCCGCCTCCTCCTCCTCCTCCTCCTTCGTCCTCTTGCTGCTCTTGCGGCTCTTGCGGCTCTTGCTGCTCTTGCTGCTCTTGCGGCTCTTGCTGCTCTTGCGGCTCTTGCGGCTCTTGCGGCTCTTGCGGCTCTTGCTGCTCTTGCGGCTCTTGCGGCTCTTGCGGCACTTGCGGCTCTTGCGGCACTTGCGGCTCTTGCTGCTCTTGCTGCTCTTGCGGCGTTTGATGATGTTCGCCAGGTTTTCTCTTGGGAGGTGATAGAGATCTCTGAGAGGTCAAACGGAGTTGGTATTCGAGATGTTGATTTTTTTGTTCATATGAATGTACAGTCCTTCGAAGGGACCGTATGGTGCGTGCAAGTGAATGTACACTTTGAGATTCTAAAACTTCATGGGTGTCTTTTTCATAATCCAGAGTGCGTTTTGGCATTTTTTTGTGTAATTTTTTTTTGGATAAGTGTAAAGTGATCCTTTGTTAAAGGTATCTATGTTTTTACAGGCGATATCTATATATAGATGTTTGATATTCGGATAAGAACGGAGTACGTATATATGACGTAATAAAATATCAAAATTTTACAAATATTTCAAAAAAGTTGATAAAATTAGCGCTATGTGATCATTATAAATTACTCAGTTTTACTTTTTTGTATAAAAAATTGAATTAAAAGATTAAAGTAAGTAAAGTATCAATACCATATTATCATTCATCCTAATTTAATAATGTCAGAAGATACAATTTTTATGTTTAACGCTAATTCCGCTGACAAACCACCTGGTTCAGGTGTAATGGAAATTATATCTCCTTGTGATAAAAAAAACAATGTATTTTCTATGTTAAGAAAGATTGCAAATTGGAGAAAAATGCTATCAAACGAATTTATAATGGTTAACACAAAATTGGGCATTAACGGATTGTTAATTGATAATAAAAAATGGGCATCTGTTGAACATTTTTTATTAGGATCTGTTGTACATCATAAAATGCCAGACGAGTATGAAAATCTTATGTTTGATGGAATACATGGTCATAATGATATATCTAAAATAAAATCATTGTTGAATATAAAAAAATATGATGTGAAAGAGAGTGATCTACAAAAAGCGTTACATTCGAAATTCGATAATGTAATCAATCCGTACATGTGTAAAGTTTTAAAAGCAACAAAATACGCAAAACTCACTTCATGGAAACGGGGTATGCAATGTCATCAAGATGAAATGGGTTTTAAAATTGCAAAAGATAGTTTTTTAACCGACGAGCTTATGAGAATTCGTAGCTCTTTATGTGAAAATAACGAAGAAGAAGAATGTGAAAAAGATGTTTCTAATGCGCAAAAACAGAATAAAACCGAAACCGAAACCGAAACCGAAAACGAAATCAAAACCGAAAACGAAATTGAATCGGGTTCTTGTTTTCCAAAAAACATTAACAACGATACGATGACAACAAATAGGGAACAGTTTTTCGAAACAAAACATGTAACAACTGATAGTATTCACAGTGCAATAAAGATTTTATCCAAAAAAGAGATCGATAACTATGAAGGTTTTATATCGAAATATAATCCAAATAATAATACAACCAGTAATATATTAACCATCTATGAGAAAACGAATGTTATAGGGATTCGTATGGAACAATTAGCTCTCGGTGCAAAAAGTTATCTAGATCATGATTTGGCCATAAGAATAGGTAATGTCAAGAAAATTGCAACAAAAGAATTTGAGGAAAGAAAGATTCCTTTTTTGATATGCAGAAGTTTACCTGATAATACAAAAGAATATTGGAAATTAGACGATATGAAATTTTCACACATCTCTTACATCTAAAAAAATATATACTATTGTATAAAATGTATGACATTATTCTTTTAATTGTACTGTTCTTTGTTCTATTTTTATTAATCGTTTTTAATGCTATTAGAGTGATACGTAACAAAAAAAATCATATTGTTTCAACAATAAAATTGCATGATAATGATGTAAATATGTATGAAATTATTAACAATATAACTACTGAAAATGAAACTTTAAAAGCTCAAGTCCAAGACAATAAAACTTCGACTAATGATTTAAAAAAAAACCAAATTGATATACAAAATGATATAAGAAGTCATTTCTTATATACGGACGTAAGTGAAGAGAACTCTTTAAACATTAAAAACATTGAAAATGAGATTGATACTTTACAAAGTAAAATGTATGATTTACAGCAAAATTTAAGTAGTGTTCAATATCTAGAGTAAATCTCTTATACTTTGTTCAACCATAACGAACCCGAAGGTATGTCTATACAAACAACCGCTGATGAATCAAAGAACAATCGAACGTCATGTAAGTTTTCTAAAAAGGATAAGGTATATGACATCCAATAGCTTTCGCTCGAGTTAATAGGTTTATCATTTGGTGATTTACATTCCATGATCTCTTCTGTAGCTATTGATACACATCTAAATGGACATGCTACATAATATTTACAATAAAAAAAATGTTTTTTATCGTTATTTTGAATAAACATATTTTTTAGTTTATTGGTACCTGATACTTTCCATACATCATGTGTGTTTTTGACATTTTTACCATATATTTGAATGTGGTTACAAATTTCAATCCAAAATGATTCTCTCTTTGATACAGAACACAGTATTCCATTGTGAAAGCTACCTTCAATAGAATATTTATCATCTAAATTGGAACTATTATACCATTCTTCAAACATAAGAATCTTGCAGTTGTTTTTATCTTCTACTATGCTATTGTCAATATCATAAAACAAAATATCGGGATCTGTAAAAAGGTCATTAAATGACTTTATTACATAAAAGTCAATATCAATGTATATACCACCGAAATGATACATCAATAATAATCTAAAAAAGTCGCATTTTATGATATTAAAAGTAATAGGTGATTTAAAAAAATTATAATAATAAGGATATTTCTTTTTTATGAAATCTTCTGCATCACACAATGACCATAACTTGTATTTAAAGCCATAGTTTAATGCCATTGACTGAGTATGTGAGACGAGTTTACAATGATCATGAGTGAATACTGAAGTGTCATTGAAATCAAACCAAATTTGATGAACATATTGTGGAAGTTTTTTAATCCACTCATAAGACATGTTACACTGTTTTGTAAATTGCAAACACATTTTTTTGTAACAAAATAAAACTAAAAACATTTTTTAAAAATAATTATATAAACATATAAGTTTTTTCAATTAGTTTTTTACAATTGAGGTCAAGAGGACAAGACTAAACATGGATAATAAAATAAAGTCAATAAGGAATAATACCATATAATAATAATAATAAAAGTCCCGAACAACAGAATCAGAACATTTACAATTGGACTGCTTTAGGTGTTTCATGTACATAAATGTGGAAACGGCTACAGTTATGTTGTAAAAAGTTAGGAATATTGCAGTTGTTTTTGGCATTTCGGGTACAAAAAGGAGTCCGAAAATAATTATATAATTAACAATGATCATACCTTTTGTTACTTTAAGACCATTATATCCTTTTGTAGAACATGGACATTTTTCTAGTTTATCAAGATAGGCAAAAAGCATGTAATTAAATAAAACTGAAACAGATGCACTTAATATTTTTGAATTATTAATAGTATTCATTTTATAAAATAGGGAGAGAAAAATTGAAAAGGAAGTGACAAAAGAAAGTTTAGAATATTTTAACTATGAATAATATAAAAACGGAAAAATTAATTTCAATTGCTCTTAGAATGTATGATGCTATGCACTCTTCTAACAAAGAGAGGTGTTCATACAAAAGATTTTTTGGGAAAATTAATTTGCAGATAAAAAACGACACTAAAGATAATGTGAACATAAATGCACTCAATAATAATATTAAATACATATCACATCATCATATATGTTTTTGCGCAAGCCATTACGCAATTAAATACCACTTTTTTGAAGGTTACGCTTTCGATACTTCATTAAAATTAGGATGTAAAACATGGAATGAAATGAATGATTCATCATATTTTATCCTTGATTTACATGATACATTATACGTAAGCGTAAACAAGGACACTGATAAAAAAGAAAATCTGATAAGTACAATATGTAGAGAGCAACATCTATTGGTAGATAAAGATATTTTGAAAGAACAAACCAAGATTATTATCAAAAAGAATAAAGAATATATCAAAAGAAAAACATATTGGGAATGCTTTAAAGAAGCGATGATATGTATTCCTAAAAATAATGAAACAATAACAAGAGGTATTATTTATACATATTTGCAAAAATGGAACGATAAAAACAATGTCAAACTATTTATACCGTCGTAAAAAGTTTGTCGTAATTTTCTTTTAAATGTTTAAATGCTTGTTGTTTATCAGAGGCATCAACATCCATCCTTCGAGTCGGAAAACTTATATCGAATTTTACAAGAAGACTACTATTTTGATAGATCCCTTTACCTGGTATTGTTACACGTGTATCTGGTTTTATTATATCATGTTTTTTGGTATAATCAATTACAATGTTTTCCCCTGATGGATGTTGTATTTCAAATGTGGTCCCTAATAGACAATCGATCAAAGATATATGTTTTGTATAACACAGATCGTTATTTTGTCGAGTAAAATATTTTGGGAAATGAATAACAACATTTACATCAACGATATAATTAATTAAAGATGGATGTTTGATGTGGGTTGAGAAATCGTGATAAGTTCTATTGGGTAAAGACACTTTAAACTTATTTTTGATCTGTTTTTTTTTTGTGTTATTACAATCTTTGCATAAAAATCCTGGATTTTTAACTGAAACTTTTCCGGAACCATTACAGTCTTCACATCGAACCATATATTTTTGGGTTAAAATAGCACATCCTGTTTTCTTTGTGACTAGTTTCTCTGTCATTTTTTTTCCGTTACATGTTGGACATGTGTTATTACATGAATTACATATTTCGTCAATGACAACTTCTATGACTTTTTCACAACCAGTATATGCTTCATGAAGATCCACATCAACTGTTTTGTTGATTTTTACAATTGAAGTTCTATTTTGATTAAACATGTCTTGTTGAAAGAAGGATGACATAAAAGGCGAAAATGGAGATTGACGATGTCCAAAAATATCGCTTAAATTTATCGAATCATTTCCACCCATATCATACTTTTGTTTTTTTGAGGGATCACTCAGTACATCATGAGCTTCATTAATTTCCTTAAAAGTTTCTGGATTTCCACCACGATCTGGATGATGTTTTAAAGCTAATTTTCTAAAACTTTTTTTAACATCATCAATAGATGCATCTTTTTTGACATCCAAAATAGAGTAATAATCTTTGTTACTCATTTAATATATATATATTATGTATCATTAATATAATTCCTAAATAAATTATAACGTTCTGTACAAAGAATCTACATTTTGTAAAATCACAATGCGTTTGTTTGTAATAGAACGAAGCCGATCACAAAATAATACATGCTCACATAATGATTGATTATTGTCTTTGTTATAACAAACGGTCCCCCAACGAATATTTGAGTTATTTAATATATCACTTTTTATGAATACAAATCCACCAAAACCTGATGATATATCAGTTATGTTAGATTCTAATGGTATTCTTTTAACTTCTGATGGTTTTTTAGAGCATATCAAACATTTATCGAATGCACATTCAGGATAAAAAGTATGTTTATTTTTATCATAGAGGGAGTAGGTATCATAAAAATGTTTCATAAGAAGCGGTTCTTTTGTTTTTGAATGAATATTTGGAATAAGTAGTTGTTGTGTATACATACACATCATTCCAATATTATCATCGGATGGTTTTTTACATGATGAAAAAATATCTGTTAGTATGGTTGGTTTAAAATAAATATTACTATCAATAAACAGACACCATTCGTTTTCGGGAAAGGGAATACAACCATCGACTAACTTGTTACGAATTTTAGCTAAAGTCGATGTCCTATTAAAGTTACGACCATCCCCAATATTTTTGTAATCTTTTTTCAGGTTATATATGAAAAGTTTACTATTTTTTTTATTTTTTATAATATTTTTGAGAGCTTCTTGTGTTTTGTCGTCTGAATTGTTTTCGATAAAATAATACCTAAATTCTATATTATCGTACAACTTTTCCATTTCGTTCAAAGTATCGGCTAAAAAACTGTTCAAATATGTTTCATTTTTTCTATACATACCCAAAACATGTATACACTTGATTTCAAGGTTACCGTCGTACAATTTCATTTATACCAATTCTGTAAATGTTAAGCTAAGAAAACATTTATATACTTTTGAAAAAACGCATAAACCATAATTACAAATGTTCTTTCATCCATTTAATTGTTGGTTCGTGATAATTGTTATTTAAAACTATATCTGTGATAAGACATGCCATAGTTTCGTTTGGATGTTCTGTTTGTCTAATAGCATTATTATGCATTAAGTCGTAATAAATGTACAACTCTTCCATATTAGCTAACCTATCATCGTCAATATTAAATGGTAGATTGGATGCACTGTACTCTTTTGTTTGCGCATCATTAATTCTTAATGCATTTTCGTTATATTCAGATATATTGTAAATATATTCATTTTTAACAGGTGAGAAAAATGCATAAACAATATGATTGATATCAGGGTTTGATCTTTTTGGTACTTCAAATGATCTTAAAGAATAAGGAATTATATTCCAATATTTTGTAAATAATATTTGAGTTTGAATAGGGTATTTTCTTTGAAATATATGCAGCTTTTCATGGAGAAGTGTGTCTATTCTATTTGATACATTTGACTGAATATATGAACTTGGAAGGAATATAACATCATTATGAGTGTGGGGAAAATTTTGTTCGACATTATCTTGTAATATTGCTATTTTCCAATGCATCTTATACAAAATATCATATGCTCGAAGTTTACTATCAATAATTTTAACATCTTCCGAAATGATATGTTTAACCTTTTTGGATATAGTATTAATAATATATTCAGAATAGTTTGTAAAATCTCGAACACTGACATCAGTTTTGTTGAAATTCTGTATGTAATTGATAATGTTATGTTTTGTATCTTTGTCTATTAAACTGATGAAATAAATCATTATTAATATTTTAATTGTTTTTATTTAAAGATGTTTTAAAACACAACATCATGAAAAAATGAATTCAAACGAAAATTGTATAATGATAAAAACAGTCCAAGCATCAACTATTAAGGTTTTAGTTGAAGCATTAAAAGAGATTCTTACGGACACGGTTTTTGAGTTTACAGAAAATGGAATAAAGATATGTACAATGGATAGTACGCACACAATATTGATACATTTGAGACTGGATAGCACGAAATTCGAGCAATATCATTGCGATGGTCGTAAATTTGTTGGAGTCAATATGTTAAACTTAAACAAAATTATAAAAACAATTAACAACAATGATACTTTATGTTTATTTATGACTAAAACTGATTGTAACGTTTTAGGAATTCAAATAGAGAATGTAGAGAAGAACGCTAAACGTGTAACATACATGAATTTATTGGATTTGGAAAATAACAATATTGAAATTCCACCAGCCACATTTACAAGTGTTATAACCTTACCTTCGAGTGATTTTCAGAAGATATGTAGGGATATTAATGGAATTGCAGATTTTCTTGAAATAAAGAACATAAATAATCAATTAATACTATCATGTAAAGGTGATTTTTGTTCACATGAAATCACTATTGCAGACAGTGAAAATGTAACTGTTGCACATAATGAAGAATCAGAAAAAGAAATTTTTCAAGGGGTATTCAATCTTAAATATCTTGTATTATTTACAAAATGTACCAATCTTTCAAACACTGTTGAGTTATATCTCAAAAACGATTATCCATTAATCATTCGTTATACAGTCGGATCCTTAGGAGAAGTGAAACTTTGTTTGGCCCCTCAAAGCAACTCTCCAGATATAAATGCTTAAATCACATTTTACATGTATTCGTCTTGAATATAATATCACCATAATATTCATTTTTTAGATTAAACAACGAACCATCCTGTATTTCACAGTTTTTTAACCAAATTTTAACAATGCAAAAATGTTTCTTTGGACTAATTGATATTCCATTTATAACTTCAGAAAATTCATGATTATCTTTTTTCAACAATGTTTCATTTACTAAGTTAATCAAAACATTTTTGCAAAAATCTTTAACTTTATCCTTTAGTATTTTGATAGATAAGAAACCACCATCCTTATTTTCATTATCATTCCATTTTGGGAAAATGTGATCTCTCATAACAAAAAACATCCCTACATGTAAAATGTCTTTAATATTGTCAAACATGATCCAAAACTCATAAATGTTACTAAAGTTATACAGTTTTATATATCCATTATGGTCCCAATTGTCATCAAATGGATCGTGAAAATACAACGACCATGAATCGTTTAACCACAGATCCATTTATTTGATTACCATAAAATAATATCATTTTCTTTAAATACATGTTCATCAAAATCTTCATTCATAATTGTAATTGAGAGAGGTGTTTTAAAAATATCGATTTTTTTATTTCCCCTTTTGTTCAGAAAATGAATAAAGTCGTATGTGTTAATTGATGAAATATAAAAGCTATGTGCTACGTATTTAAAAAACTGTGTAATTATTTCATCAGTATTTGTATAAACTAGCATAATACTTTTCAAATGATCTGGTTTTTGTGTTTTAAAATCATTATATTGCTCTTTTAATTGTAATGTCAATTTGTCGATGTTGATAAAATTATGAAAAATACTTTGCTTTTTTAAGATTGTTGTGACCTGCTCGGTATCTGTATTATGTACAATTTCCAACAAAGAATCAGATTGACAATACATTTCATTGGTTAATGAAGGTAATAGAGGAAATAAATAAGATGTCCAATAAGAGTAAATTAGTTTTCGATTAGCATTTTTGTAACTATAAACATAAATTATTTCGTTTGCAAAAAATTGAAAATACAACTTTATTAAAGAGTTATAACAAAAGTCGACTGAGTAAATAATATTAGAAAACACACTGATATACTCATTCATTTTGAAATAAAGTATCTTATTTTAAACAAAAGTTATATACTGTATTTAAATACTTTGTACTTTTTAATGATTATCAAAAACATAGAACTTCCTACATTGTACAAATTGAATGCATCAGGTACCAAGTGGATGACTTGGAATGCTCAAGTTTATGAAAAAGAATCCAATAAAATATGTATAATTAAACGCGTACATGGTTACGAGGATGGAAAAATGACACATTCTGAGAAAGAAATTAATAAAGGTAAAAATATAGGAAAATGCAATGAGACATCTATATATGAACAGGCATGTAATGAAGCAAAATCTATGTGGTTAAAACAAAGAGACATTCAAAAGTATGCTGAAAGCAAAACAAATGTGATAAAATATCCTCAACCAATGCTTGCGCATTCATTTGAAAAACAATCCTCAAAGATAAAATACCCTTGTTTTACACAACCTAAGCTCGATGGAGTAAGGATGATATGTAACTCGTATGTTTGTATAAGCAGGACCGGTAAAGAATTTGCTACAGAACCGTTGGGTTATATTTTAAGTGATATCCGAACTGTTGTGCAGAATCACCCTTTTATGGAAACCTGTTATTTTGATGGTGAGTTATATACTCCAGAGTTATGTTTTGAAGATATAGTAGGTGCTTGTAGAACTAATGTGAAACATGACGAGAACAAGTATAAACTATTACGGTATCATATTTATGATATTATACCTACTCAAGAACAAAATAAAAACTTAACTTACGAGAAACGCTATGAAATATTAAAAGAAATCTTTAACGAACAATACAAATATTTGGATTTTGTAGTATCATGTAAAGTTGAGTTTGAAAAGGATATATTTAAAAAACACGAAGAATATTTAACAAATAATTATGAAGGGATCATGATCAGAAACACAAATGGAAGTTATCAACAATCTCGAAGCTATAATTTACAAAAATACAAGCATTTTACAGATGAAGAATACGAAATTGTCGATATAAAAGAAGCTACTGGGAATGACACAGGGACAGCTATACTACAGTGTAAAACCAAGAATAATTTATTATTTTGGGTCAGACCAAAGGGATCGAGAGAGTACCGTGCGTCTATTTTACAAGACGATACAATAAAACATAAGCTTCTTACGGTTCGTTATCAGAACCTGACGGATAAGGGCATCCCACGATTTCCAGTAGGAGTAGTAATTAGAGATTATGAATAAAGAAAAAAAAGTATTTTAGAATATAAATATGCCTAAAGAAAGCGTTGTATCTATAATTCAAAAAAATATAGTGTCACTCTTTATCATTACGACAGTGTGTGTTATTTTCTTATTTTCTATTTTATGTATGATGAGTTCATATGTAAAAGAAAACAATAAACAAATAAGACAGATCGAAACTTTTATCGAACAAGAGAAACAAATAGATCACAAAAAGAAAAACGCAGATTTAAAAAGTTTTGAAAAAATCGACTCAATGTTTAACAAGGGAAAGTTCTCATTAGCGTGTTGTCCTTCAGCTTTTTCTACTGACAAAGGATGTTTATGTGTTGACGAAGAAACCAAGCATATGATGGACACAAGAGGGAAAAATACACAAAACCCGCATGTAAAATGTAAATAAATCAGTTTACTTTAAGAGTTTTTTATAAATGACCTACAACACATAATTATAATGAATATATATAATTGTAAAAGTTGTTTACACACTGGAACTGTTAGGGATGACCTTAAGGAGGGAGTATCTGTATGTGTGAATTGTGGAATTGTTCAAAGTTCTGATCTTTTTTGTGATATTCAACCTTATTATAATAATGAATATTTTGATGAATTTATAGATTTAGAATGTTACGATTATTACCCTTTTTTGGGCATTGAAAATGACATACCTTGTACTTTTGTAAAGATTGCATATAATCGTGCAACTCAAGCTATAAAAAAATCTAAATGTAGGGGTCAAAATAGAATATATATACATGCTGCATGTGTATATCTAACTTGTAAAGAGAACAACATTTACAAATCGTATGAAGACATATGTAGACAATATCAGATTCAATTTTTCAATCTATCAAAAGGAATAAAACTATATGCACATTTTTCCGATATAGCTAATGAAACAAATATTTGTGATAATACTGAACATATATTGTTTAATAGATATATTAGTCAATTCACAATAAAAGAAAAAAAACTGTGCGTATCAGTGCGAAAAAAGTTTTTTGAGTTGTTGACACAATGCCAGAATATAATGATTGGGAGATCTTCAAAAACGGTAGTTTGTTCAATATTGGCGTATATATTCGAAAGATCGGATATATGTGATCAAATTGCATATTCAAAAACAGACATATCAAATTATTTGAACATTACGATAGTGACTCTGAACAAGAATATAAAATTAATTAATGAGTTTGTAGAAAATAAATAAAAAGAAAAGATTAAATTTGTGTTTATTTAATGTATTCTTATTTTTAATAAATGTCAAAAGCTGTTTTGTTCGGAATAAACTACATACACACACCTTCTGCGCAGTTGAGGGGATGTGTAAATGATGTTAACAACATGGCAAAATATTTAACAGATGAAGAGAAATATGATGTTGTTAAAGTTTACACAGATGAATCAAATGAGTATAAAACCAGGGCAAATTCTATCATCAATATTTTATACAAACTTGCAATTGATTCACATCGTTTAGAGTTAAAAAAAGTATGGATTCATTTTTCTGGGCATGGTTGTTATATTCCAGATCACGATGGTGATGAAAAGGATGGAAAAGACGAGTGCATTGTTCCTTCAGACTTTAGACAATCTGGGGTTATAACAGATGATTTAATCAAAAGAGTTTTACGATATTTTAATAAAAACACAAAGGTCACCTGTGTTTTCGATTGTTGTCATTCAGGGACTGTTTGTGATTTGAAGTATATCTATAAAGATAACAACAAAGAGCCCGTGGAAGTAAACACTTTTTCCAAATGTGAAGCAAAAGTGTGCATGATATCTGGATGTATGGATAATCAAACATCTGCGGATGCTTATAATGTACAAGGAAAAAGAGAGTTCTCGGGTGCAATGACATCCTGTTTATTGCTGACACTTTCACAAGATAAAAAAATATTCAATGTTATGTACAAGTTAAGATCTCTATTAAGACAAAAAGGATTCACACAATATCCACAGTTAGCATCAAGTTATGTTATAACTGATACTGAGTCATTTTGTTGAACTATAAACTACGCACTATTTTGAATACAACAACTTACTAATAGATTTGAATTTTTTTTTGTTCAATCTTAAACTGACAACTAGAATGTCTTCAATATTTTCGTATTCTTCTTGAAACAAATGGTATAAGATACATGCTGATACATAATCTATACCTACAATTGAAAAACTCGCTTTATTGTTCACGATATAAGTGCATTCTTTCTTTATCTTGAATGAAGTTTTTCTTTCCATGGAGATGATTGTGAACACATCTGTAAGGAGTTGAAAACATCTCTTTTGTAAGCATACTATCCAATCTTTTTCACAATTGTTTGTGCTTTCTGTGTGAATGTCAAGAGCATTCATCTTTTGTAAACACACCGTCACTTCGCTCTCGTCGACTGACATTTTAGAACTCCATGAACGAATTGAAGTCATTGATACTGTTGGTGCGCTGTGAAACTCGAAAAGATTAATAACACATACAGCTGTTCGGATATTCTTCATCGAACTTCGAGCCAAATTGCGCTGTAGCCATTCTTCTACTGTAGATATGATACTTGTCGAGATCGAATATTTATCACATATCCGCAATATTTTTCTTTGATCTGTCTGGATATTATTATATACATTAGAATGTGTCGAGGTGTCGAACGATACTCTAAAACTACATTCCCGATTAATCACGGTTGCGCAATTAATACATATACAATCTCCGGTAGTTTCGTCATCAAATACATTCTGCTGACTATCACAAATATTACAAAACACGAACATAAAAAAAATGTAATGTTCTTTGTGTCTACTTTTACTCGTTTATCTACAAGTATATATGTGAATGTAAGTCATTGACAACCTTATCTTTGATAAAGTAATCAACTATATCACATGTTATCTTTAATGGCAATATACTTTGGGTGTCTTGATTTATAGTAAAACACTTTCCAATGATTCCTTCTTTATTTTCAATATTTATCATTCTTGTTAAATTCACATTGCTGATGAGAAGCTCCAGAGCGCGCTTTAAATTTCTCACCCCAGATTCTTTCTCTGTCTTCTTGTTGATATACTCTATAACATTATCATCAAAAAGGATATCAAATTCTCCAAATCCAAATTGTTTAAGTAAATCCGGAATAAGATATTTGTTTGAAATGACTAATTTATCATTGTTGTTGTAATCTTTTGTTGATATTCTTATCATACGATCTTTTAGAATAGGATTAAGAATCGAATCATTGTTGTATGTAAAGATGATAAGACATTTGGACAAATCTAAAGGAAAGTCAGAAAAGTATTTATCATAAAAACTGTCATTCTGTGAAGGATCTGTAATATGAATAAGAAGATTGATAATTTCTTGGCCTCTTGGTGTATCACTCACTTTGTCAAGCTCGTCGAAATATAACACAGGGTTCATACACTTTGCTTTTATAAGAGAGTCTACAATTTTACCCCAAGTGGAACCTTCGTAAGTGTAGGAATGACCTTCTATGTATGAAGCGTCTGATGCACCACCTAAAGGTATAAATTGAAAAGGAATATCTAGTGCATTGCATATGCACTCTTTTACAAGCGTTGTTTTTCCTACTCCAGGATTACCATGAATACCGATAACGTTTCCTTTTGATTGCGGATTAGATATCCATTGTGCAAGAATACGAATAATTTGTTCTTTAGCGTCATTATGCCCATAAATCTTATTGTTGAAGAATGAATACGTATTTGTGATGAAATTTAATATTTCTTCTTTCGACGATGAAGATTCTACTGGAAGTTTCTTACAAATGCCGATTGGAATCTTGCATAGGGATTCGACATAGTTCATTAATTTGAATTTTTCACCATTAGAAGCATCCAACTTGTTCATCAGATTTATTTTTGAAAGAGCGATCGCTTTTGTTCCTTTATCAAAAGATGAGCTTAATATCTTGAATCGAAGTGGTACTTTTGTGCAATTTATATCAGCTAAATAATTTTCATCTTGAATTATTAACTGTCTTTCTGAATCGTCCAAAGTGCGAAAGTATTTTTTTTCTTCTTTACTCAAACTTGATTCATACAGTTTCACTGTTTTCTTTTCATCTTTATCTACATCAATATTATCATCTTGTTCTTCACAGGCAAACTCAGAAGCTTCTAAACCGTGCTCTTTATCTTCCGAAGAGAAGGGAAATTTAAGAGGAATAACAAGTACTGTTTTTCGTTTAGAAGATGATGATGATGTCCTTCTCACTATTCTCAAAGCCTTTTTAGGAGTCGATTCGTAATCCTCAATTTTGCTATCGGAATTTTCACTTTCATTTTCACTTTCATTTTCACTTTCATTTTCGCTTTCATTTTCGCTTTCATTTTCACTTTCATTTTCACTTTCATTTTCACTTTCATTTTCATTTTCATCATTAGTATCAACTATAAAGGACATTTCTGATAAACATTCATCGTCGTTAATATTTGAAGGAGGAATATAATCTTTATCATAATTTTCATCATAATTTTCATCATAGTAATATCTCTCTCTTTTTTTTGAAGATGGATTTTCCGTGATTATGTAATCGCTAGTTTCGTCGTTGTTTACTTTTCGTTTATTAATAAACAAAGGTTCTTCTGGATGAATGGATAACATTGTCTGTGTACAACCATCAACCAATCTAGGTTTTGCGAGATTCTTTTTATAACGTGTCTCCATGCTATGCATATTGTCGTAAAATACACCAGAATTACAATTTACTAAAGTAAAACAGATAATATTAGATAAGTTTCAATTTTTTAAAAAATGACTTTCACAATGTAGATAACCTTATAAAGTAAACGACCTGAAAACAATTCTAGATTTAAAATTTGATTTTATAGGTAATACAAACAAAATCTAACAAATATAAATTTCATAATATCTTTTCAAAAAACTTAAAGAATAAGATATATTTCTTAATATTAAAGTGAAAAATGTCTTCTATTTACAAAGAATTGTCATTTGAAAATGATACTGAATTAATCAATGGTATTCAATTCACTGTGATGAGTCCTGATGAAATTCGAAGAACTTCTGTGGCTGAGATCGTATCTACTGACACTTTTTCAGGTAATGAACCTGTAATTGGTGGTTTATTTGACAATCGAATGGGTGTAATAGAGCACAATAAAATTTGTAAAACATGTGAACAGAAGAACACATTTTGCCCAGGTCATTTTGGACATATAGAATTAGCCAAACCACTCTTTTACATTCAATTTTTTGATATGGTTCGTAAAATTTTAAAATGTGTTTGTTGGAGATGTAGTAAGCTTCTTGTTGATGTCAGTAACTATGAAGTACAGGCTATTGCGAACAAGAAAATATCAAGACAGAAGAAGTTTGAACTGATCTACAAAATGTGTTCCAAGATAAAACGGTGTGGTCAAGAAAATGTGGATGGTTGTGGTGCTAAACTACCAAACAAAATTACAAAAGAGAAGATAGGTAAAATTTGTATGGAATGGAAGGAGAACAATGAAGATGAAATTAAAAAGCAACTTTTCAATGCGGATGAAATTTTAATGATTTTAAAAGGTATTACTAATGAGGATGCTGAATTAATGGGAATGGGTAAAGATTACAATCGACCAGAGTGGTTAATTTGTACTGTGTTTCCTGTTCCTCCTCCGTCAGTTCGTCCATCCGTTCGCAATGATACAGGACAACGTTGTGAAGATGATTTGACTCATAAACTTTGCGATATCGTAAAGACTAATAATATGTTGAAGCAAAAGATTGAAAAGAATGCCACTAAGGAACAGATGGAATATTGGGCTATTTTACTACAATATCATATCTCTACATTTGTTGACAATCAGTTACCAGGTGTTGCACCTGCAAAACAGAGAACAGGGCGTCCTCTTCGCAGTTTGACTGAGCGATTAAAGTCAAAGGAAGGTCGTATTCGAGGCAACCTTATGGGTAAGCGTGTTGATTTCTCTGCCCGTAGTGTTATCACACCAGATCCTGGTATTAGTATTGACGAGCTTGGTGTTCCTATTAAAATTGCAATGAATATTACATTTCCTGAAGTGGTAAATATATACAATCGAAAAAAAATGTTGCAATTAATTCAGAATGGTCCTGATGTTTATCCTGGTGCGAAATACATTCGTAAGCACAAAGAAAACTATAGAACGATTCGTTTGAAAAACATTGATACATCAATGATTGAACTGTTGAATGGTGATATAGTTGACAGGCATCTGCAAAATGGTGATTATGTTTTATTCAATCGTCAACCTTCTCTTCATAAAATGTCTATGATGGCTCATAAAGTCCGTGTAATGCCGTACGATACATTTAGATTGAATGTCTGTGTAACTCCATCTTACAATGCAGATTATGATGGTGACGAAATGAACATGCATGTGCCTCAATCTCTTCAAACTGAGAATGAACTTATTCAGTTAGCTGCAGTGCCTACGCAGATTATATCTCCTCGTGACGCGAAACCAATCATATCAATTGTACAAGATATTGCACTTGGTGTGTATCGTATTACTCACGACCAAGTGATGCTATCTCAAAAACATTTCTTTAACATTTTGTGTAACACGAGCAAGTTCAGTGGTACATTTGAATCTTCTAAATTCAAAGATGAGTATGGAACTCCTAAGTGGTCTGGTAAGCAATTGATATCTACAATCATTCCACCCAATGTAAACATCAAGGTTGGAAATAAGTCATTCGATCCAGCGGATAAGGAAAATCCTTATGATGACAAAAACTATGTTCGTATTGAAAATGGCAATTTAAATCAAGGTATACTTGATAAAAAGATATATCAAGACATGACGAATGGTCTTATTCATACAGTTTATAACGAAAACGGTCCTATAGAATGCACAAATGTATTTGACAACACACAAAAAATGATTTGTGATTGGTTGGTGTATGATGGATTTAGTGTTGGAATCAGTGATTTGTTAATTGATAATACAACCAGTGATCGTTTGAAAGAGGTAACTAGCAATTTAAAAACAGATGTTTATTCAGAAATTCGAAAAATCCATCAGGGCGAGTTTGAAAACAATTCCATAAAGACAAATGCAGATGCTTTTGAAGATATTGTAAACAATCTACTGAACGAAGCTACCCAAAAAATTGGTAAGATTGGTATGGATAACATCGATGACGACAACCGTATGTTAACTATGATAAAAGCAGGAAGCAAGGGTAATACAATTAATCTTGTTCAGATGGTGGGTTGTTTAGGTCAACAGAGTGTGGAAGGTAGGCGTATCAATTTTGGTTTTGAGAACAGAACTCTACCACACTTCACGAAATATGATGATGGTCCAGAGAGTCGTGGTTTTGTGGAAAGTTCTTTTGTGAAAGGTTTAACACCTCAAGAGTTCTTCTTTCATGCGATGGGTGGTCGTGAGGGTCTTATTGATACAGCGGTGAAAACGAGCGAGACTGGTTATATCCAAAGAAAACTTGTAAAAGCGATGGAGGATTGTAAGATTAATTTCGATATGTCAGTTCGTAACGCATCAGGAAATATCATTCAGTTTTTGTATGGCGAAGATGGAATGAATTCAATTAAACTCGAAAACCATAAAATATGCTATATTGATTATGATGTTAAAAAGATGGAGAAAGAATATTTGATTACACATGGAGATATGTTAGAAAATTTATTAGATAAAATGACAACTGCTGAATTTTATGGTACAAAGGATTGGAGTGAAAAGATGTATGCATATTATCAGATGGTTTGTATGGACAAGGAGTATTTCGTGGAAAAAATGTTCAAAGGTAAGATGGAGAGCAAGGTTGTATATCCGATTGCGTTTCAAAGATTAATAACTTATGTGGTAAGTGTTTATGATTTGGCCAAAGTAAAAACACCAAGCGATTTGAACCCGTTGTATGTGTTAAAGACGATAGAAAAACTCGAAGAGGATTTGAATGTGAACCGTGTAAAGAATGGTAAAAAACTATTGGGTATGCTTTTGAGATGTTTTCTAAATCCCAAGGCTTTGATCATGAAATACAATATTACAAAGGATGCGTTTGATTATATTGTTCAGAAAATAAAGATTAAGTTTTATGATGCTATTGCACCGCCCTCGGAAATGGTGGGTGTTGTCGCTGCGCAGAGTATTGGTGAACCATGTACACAGCTAACACTTAATACCTTCCATCTAAGTGGTGTAGCATCCGCATCCAAAGCAGTTCGTGGTGTTCCAAGAATCAAAGAATTATTAAGTGTATCAAAAAACATGAAAGCCCCTTCTTGTATTATCTACATGAAAAAAGAATTATCCGGCGAATTCGAAAAGGCACAGCATCTACTAAATGCCATAGAAATTACACACATAAAAGATATTATTAAAACTTCTGATATATATTTTGAACCTAACATAGGTGTTACAACGGTTGGAAATGATAATGAATTTTTAAAGTTTTACAAAGCATTTGAAGAAATCGATAATGATTGTGATACAAAGGCATCTCCATGGGTGTTACGAATGGAACTGGACAAGATGAAGATGTTAAATTTAGAATTACAGACATTTGATATTCATCACTCTATTTACAATTTTTATGAAGATACAATAAGCTGTGTATTTAGTGACGATAACTCCGATAACATAGTGTTCCGAATTAAATTAAATGATCCAAATATCGAGGATGCAATCACAGAACTTAAAGCGTTAGAGTACAACATAATGCAAACCATTATAATTAAGGGAATTCAAGGAATTAAGAAAGTAAGCCCACGGAAAAACGATTTCTTGGAATTTAACAAAGAAACTGGTGTATTTAACAAGGAGAAAACAACTGAATGGATTCTTGATACAGACGGAACTAATCTATTAGATATTCTAAGCAATCCTATGGTTGATGCCACACGAACACTTTCAAACGATGTCAACGAAATTTATAATATTTTTGGAATAGAGGCAGCCCGTGAGTGTCTATTAAATGAAATCAACGAGGTTCTAAATGATAGTACAAGTGTTAACTATAGACATATAGCCCTGCTTGTTGACACAATGACATCTAAAGGATATATGCTATCTATCGACAGGCATGGAATTAACAGGAGTGACATTGGGCCACTTGCTAAATGTAGTTTTGAAGAAACTTCAGATATGCTTATAAAAGCAGGTATATTCTCAGAATACGACAAGGTTAACGGCGTCTCTGCGAATATAATGATGGGTCAAATTCCACCTTGTGGTACCGGTGATACTCAAATTCTCGTTGACGAAGAAAAACTTTTAGCTATGGAAGAATATACTGATGACGAAGAGGATGATTATGAAGTCAAATTTACGAATAATGAATTAATAAATGATGAATGTATTTTGGATAATATGCAATTTACACATTCATTTAATGTAGAAGAGTTGTAAATAAAATGACACTAATAATTGTTAATAGAAACATATATCTGGTTTTTTTTTTATCAAATTTATAGACTTTGTATATATCTATAAAGATGTAATATATGCATGTAAATAAAATGGTTAAAAATGTACTATTTACATCGTATCTGTTTTTGAATTTATTATGATTAATTAGCATATATACAAAAGGTAATTGATGAAATATAATATCAATAATGATTAATTCGTGTCCTTTTATTTGTAAATTATCGATTTGCAATTCTTTGATATAGTAGGTTATATACAGTCCGAAAAATGAAATAATCATAGATAACACATACGTGTTGATAATTGTTACGTTCAATCCGATATCAAGAATATATATGAATAAAAACCATAATGTAAGGAACTCATAAAACAATATCATTTTACATTATAATATAATAAAAATGATATTAGATTCAGATAAAAACTGTCTGGTTTATATGTTTATTTCAGGCATATTTTTATTATTATATTTTACGAACCGAAGATATAAAGATATGGAAAGATACTATATTAATAACAACAAGTTTAAATATAAAATTGTATTATACTCTAAATATGTATTGATATTTGCTTGTATGTATAACTGTAAATTCCTAGTATATAATTTACTTAAAAAATTAAGAAAGTAAAATATTTATTATAAAATAACATGCCTCCTGCAATAGGTATTGATTTGGGAACGACATATTCTTGTGTAGGTGTGTGGCAAAATGGAAGAGCTGAAATTATTTCCAACGATCAAGGTAATCGTACAACACCCTCATATGTTGCTTTTACTGACAATGAACGATTGATTGGTGATGGTGCAAAGAATCAGGCATCAATGAACCCGACGAATACAGTTCATGATGCGAAACGATTGCTTGGTCGTAATTTTTCAGATAATCATGTTCAAAGTGATATTAAATATTGGACTTTCAATGTGAGTTCCGATGGTAAAGACAAGCCAAAAATTAATGTACAACATGCAGGTGAAGAAAAGAGTTTTTATGCTGAAGAAATCAGTGCAATGATTCTGACCAAAATGAAAGATATTGGTGAAGCATATATTGGTGAAAAAGTAACTGATGCGGTTATTACTGTTCCTGCGTATTTTGGCGACAGTCAACGACAGGCTACAAAGGATGCTGGTGCTATCGCTGGTTTGAATGTACTTCGTATTATCAACGAACCAACTGCTGCAGCGATCGCTTATGGTTTGGATAACAAAAGTTCTAAAGAGAAAAATGTTTTGATTTTCGATTGTGGTGGTGGAACTCACGACTGTACTCTTCTATCTATTGAAGATGGTATTTTTGAGGTTAAGGCAACAGCAGGAGATAGCCATCTTGGAGGTGAAGATTTTGATAATCGTATGGTTGATCATTTTACACAAGAGTTTAAGCGAAAACACAAAAAAGACATCGGTGAAAACAAACGAGCAGTTCGAAGACTTAGAACCGCATGTGAGCGTGCGAAGCGTTGTCTATCATCAAGTGCACAAACAACTGTTGAGATCGACTCTCTTTATGACGGTATTGATTTTATGACCAGTTTAACTCGAGCAAGGTTTGAAGAAATGTGTTCAGACATTTTCCAGAAAACAATGGATCCTATAAATACTATCCTATTGGATGCGAAGATTTCGAAAAATGAGGTAGATGAAGTCATCTTGGTGGGTGGTTCTACTCGAATTCCTAAAATTCAAAAGATGCTCTCAGATTTTTTCAATGGTAAAGAGTTGTGTAAATCCATTAATCCGGATGAAGCGGTTGCAGTTGGTGCAACTATTCAGGCCGCAATTCTGGGTGGTTCTAAAGACGATGCGATCAAAGATCTGCTACTTTTGGATGTAACGCCGTTGTCTCTTGGTATTGAAACATCAGGAGGTGTTATGACTAATCTGATTAATAGGAATACAACAATTCCTACAAAAAAATCTCAAGTATTTTCAACTTATGCGGATAACCAACCCGCTGTAAACATCAAAGTATTTGAAGGTGAACGAACATTTACAAAAGATAATCGTCTCATGGGTGAATTTGAACTTGGTGGAATTCGTCAAGCGCCTCGAGGTATTCCACAAATAGAGGTTTCTTTTGATATTGATGCAAATGGTATTATGAATGTTAGTGCACTTGATAAAGGAACAGGTAAATCACAAAATATTACCATCACTAATGAGAGTGGGCGTATGACTAAAGAACAAATTGAGGATATGATCAAAGATGCTGAAAAATTTAAAGAAGAAGATGAGGTACAAAAACTGCGTATTGAATCCAAAAACTCTCTCGAAAATTATTTGTATAGCACACGAAATACATTGAATGACGAAAATAGCAAACTAGATGAGGAGACAAAAACCAAAATTAACAGTATCCTTAATGAAAAAATTATGTGGTTTGATAATAATACAACGGCTTCTAAGGATGAATATGATGATATTCTTAAAGAAACACAGGATGTCATTAATCCTTTGATGACAGGTTCGTTTTCTGGTGGTAATCCTGTGTCTGATTTTAGTTCAACCGAACAGGACCACCCTTCGTCTTCTAACGACGAAGGCCCTAAAATTGAAGAAGTAGATTAAAGTTAAAACCTTATAAAGTAGCACTTAAATCGTTAGTGTAACCATTTTTGATTTCTTTATTTATAATGTTATCTCCAAATGACACTTTTCTTTTACTTTGATCCGATTGGGGTATTGTATATATCGGAGTTGTCGGCGTATTGTCATACAATGACCTCATTAAATCAGAACTTTCTTTCCTGGACTTATTTTTTATATATTCGTTTAATCTTTTTACAGTTTGAAACTGATATTCCGTAAAATTTTGTTGCTCATTTTTCTTTCCGTTTTCTAAATCACAATATGATAATCTCTCGTCATACAATCCTACACGAAAAGAACAATTTATTATATCTGGTACAGTAAACTCTACTTTAGATTCTAAGAAATCTGTGTTTTTTATAAAGTCTTTAAAGAGTGTTATACACATTGGATGTGGATCCGGATTTTCATTATAAAGTCTGTCGTTCTCTTTCAACGCGTAATTTAATATTTCATGTGGAGGGCCTCTATCTATTCTTGACATGCTTAATTTTGTTGCAATATAACGGTTGAAATTTCCAAACTGTCTTGCAGCAGTATCATGTAAAGCTGCTTTTTCAGATGAATTGTAAAATTTAATAAATGATTGACTTATTATGTTTAACATTCCGACAAATCCCACAAACATCATCAAATACTCTTTCGGAAATAAACTCTCCATTGCTCCCATCATAGATGTAGCTGAAGTTATGGACGATAGTATTATTCCACAATAGTTTAATTGCGTATCCAATCTCCTCCATATATATGCCGATTTTATATGCATCCAACGCATACCTCCCGATTTCTCCCCCCACGATCTTAACAAAGTCTCAGTATTACTTCTCTCCCATGCTTTCAAATGCAGAGCTTTCTCTGTATCACTATACCAGTTATCACCATTATCTTCCAATATCTCATCCATCTTCAATTGTTTTCGATCTTAATTTATATGCATTTACAAAATGAATGTACTCATTGTACGGACAATTATATGATGGTAAACGACTAACCTCTCTTCTACATACTGGACATGTTGGTTGTTTTATTAACCACTTCCATATACATTTCATGTGAAACTTATGATTACATTCCAATGTCTTCAATTGACTTTTCTTCTGAACATTTGATACACATATACTACAAAATGATTTACTTTCCATTTTACTTGGTGTGGTTAGTTTTATTACATATAGTGTTTTCTATTTAAACATTCTTTACATTGAACCTAACGAACCTATACCACCCAACGAACACATGCTCATTAAACGTAATTTGGTCAACTGCTTACAAAAGATGACATCATTATCGACAGAAAACACAATTTACATTTTCATAATGATACACACTTATATCAATATGGATTCTACATATGATTTATAAAGTTGTGTACTATCAAGCTTCCAAAACACGAATCGTTTAAACTAAACAATACACCATAATGCTGATTGTACATAAATTTGTAACTTGTGTCCATATATGTACTTGTACAATACGTGATAGATTTGTTTTCAGATTCGTTTGGAATTATAATCCTGTTTTCATAATGTTTTAATTTTACACGGTTATATATATTATTTATATTAGAGTGTATCATATACCTCTTATCTGCTTTAATTAAACAGTCTGAGTCTTCGTCTGTACCCTTATTTTTTACAATAGCGCAATTATAGTGTTTTGACAAAAATATGCATGCGTATCCACACGCTAATACAGGTTTTTTTTTAAAATATTCAAAATAATAATTAAAAATGTCTTCGTCTGTTTTTTTTAAATTGATGATCATACTATCATATGTATCTAAATTATACCTTTGATCATGAACAGTATCTATCTCAACCATACTTTTATTTTCATAATTTAACAATGTAAATAACGCGTTTTTTTCAATATCTTCATAATCAACTAATAAAACTTTTTTGTTCTTTTTGAGAGACATCTCTTTTAACGTAATTATATTTTGTAATTAAGATGATACCTTTTAAAAAAAAATTTCTTATATTATTTTATATTACAATGGATGAAAAAAAAAAAATACTATGTGATTTTGATATAGAAAATCGGTCTGACTTTAGAAAATGGTCAAAAAAATTGCATCCAGATAAAACAAACGATCCCTTAAAACACGAACAATTAAAAAAAATAACAAATATCGTTAACGATTTACTTCCTGATAATAACACACGAATAAATTGCAGATCTTCTGAAAACAAGATATTATCATCGTCATCATCATCATCATCATCATTATCCGTTTTCAAAGACATTGAAGAGCAATCTGATAAATACGAAGAAACAAGTAGAACTTTACCTGTTGATTTGAAAAAAGCATCCTGCTTCAGAACGGTTGAAAATTGGAGCAAGATTCAATCACATCACCGTTTCGACAAGCCTTCATTCAATAAAAAACAATTTTTGAAGGATATGCCTATTATGTCTCCAAAAATGACTGAACTTTTAAACAATATAAGAGAATTGGATGAGAATGACTTAAAAAATGATAAAAAATATTACAAACATTTCATATTTTCAGATGTCAAAAAAGGTGGTTATGGTGCTAAAATAATAGCATCTGCACTCTCTGCAAGTGGTTTTAATCATTGTTTTACACCTTCACTTAAAATTGTAAAACCAAAAACACATGAATCAAATGAAACCTTCGGTGTTTTATCTTCAACTTCTATTTTCGATAAAACATTTTCACAAAAACATGTCAAAGATCTTCTTAATATGTATAACAAACGACCTGATAATGTAAATGGAGAAAACTTACGGTTTATTGTTCTGGACTCAGGATATAAAGAAGGAATCGATTTATTTGATGTCAAATATGTTCATATTTTTGAAAATCAACAAAATTCTGCTGATTTAGTTCAAGCAGTAGGAAGAGCAACTCGTTCATGTGGTCAATCGGGGTTAAATTTTCAACCGAACAAAGGATGGCCTTTGCATGTATACCAATATTATCTTACTTATGAAAATGAAAAACATAGTGTGTTTAATGATTACATACAGTATAAAGGTGTAGATTTAAATTTGCACTTATTTAGTCGTAATATCGAAAAGTTAGCTATATATAGCGCAGTTGATAGATATCTAAATATAAATATTAACAAGTTTCAAAGCAAAGTTGATGATAACACAATGTCGGATACTTACCTATTAAAAGGTAGTGGTGGTAGTCAATCTTACAACTTTAACACTGGATGTAATGTATCTGATAAATGCGGTGTTCGTTCCACAAAAACAGTGCCGTTTTCTATAAAACTTATGAAAAGTATTTACAAATCGAAACTACCTTCCACATTCAATATATTGAGTACAAAAGAAAAACGAGATTTCTTTTGTAAAAAACTTCAAGAAAATTATGATTTCTGTAATTTGGTTAACAACGCATATGCTCGCTCTTTAGGTTTATCGACAAATGAAAACAAACAAATCGTGTTAAGAAAAAATACTCCAAATGATAACAATGACGATATTGAAAATATCGTTGATGAAGAACAAAAAAAAGCAATACAATTAAAACGATCCGTTCGTTTCAAAAACACAGAAGATATGTCGTATGAAGAATTTCAAAAATATGTAAACAAAATGTTCAAAAAATACAAATACGAACCTATCAAAATAGAAAACAATTGCATAAAAAAGAACGACAGTAATATTGATGAACGCATTGTTAATTTCACAAAATCACAAGAGTTCGTCACTAACTATTTCACACCTAACCATTTCGGTAAAGGATTGTTAGTATGGCATTCAGTAGGCACAGGTAAAACGTGTACTGCAATTTCTGTAAAATCTTTCCTCTATGAACGAATGAATTACTCGGTCATATGGGTCACAAGAACGACTTTAAAAGAAGATATTTGGAAAAACATGTATGATAAAATATGCGATCATATCATTCGTCAAAAATACGATGGAAGCCAGGACTCTAAATCCCTTAAAAAACATTTATCTAAAAGATTCCTCCCTCCTATGTCATATCGTCAATTTTCAAATATGCTTGAAGGCAAAAACGATCTTTATAATCGATTAGTGTCTCTGAACGGAACAACAGACATTTTGAAAAACACGTTAGTTATAATTGACGAAGCTCATAAACTTTATAGTAACGGGTTAGAAGCAGCTGAAAAACCTAATATGAATATTATCGAAAACAAAATTAACGAATCAAAAACATGTAAAGTTCTTCTTATGACTGGAACACCAATTGCGGACGATCCAATGGAATTCATGAAACTCATGAATTTGATAATAAAACAGAACAAAAAATTACCAGATAGTATTCAAAAGTTTAGAACGACTTTTATGGATCAAAACAACAAATTTACAGAAAAGGGTATTAGCGATTTTCAGAATCGTGTCAAAGGATTAATAAGTTATCTTAACAGGAAATTTGATCCTCGACAATTCGCTCAACCAGTTTTTTTCAAAAGACCTGTGATTATGTCTATCAGTAACAATAATTTTGACGATTGCTTAAGAGAAGCTGATCAACAATTAAATACTTGTATCGATAATATTTCAAAACCTGACGATAATAAAGCTACTCAATTGAAAAATAACATCAAACAACTTTATGACAGCATCATTGATATTAAAGGGGATCTTATTCTTGAACCCCGTAACAAAGATATAAAACAGGTTATACAAATTAAAAAAAATGAGCTTAAAGCTCTTAAAAAAGAACTCGCATCTGAAAAGAAAATAAATGCATTAGCACAAAAACAATATAATAAATCAAAAATCATATGTAAAAAACAACATACATATAATAAAAAACAATGTAAACAACAAAATAAATTACAAGAACACTTTCAAAATAATATGTTAAAAAAATGCTGAATAATATATATATATATATTCACAAATTTATCTTACATCATCTTATCTTTTTCCAGATTATCAACTATTAGATCGTATCTATATTTGTTACCATTCAAAGCGTCATTTAAACTTGTACCATATTGTATGAAATCAGTCTTCGGTTTATTTTGATAAATTGTTACATTAGTGAAAACCACATTCCATATAGTTAAAAATATGATTACATCTATCAATGTGATTAATATAACATCAAATGGATTATCAGTCATATATACGATCTGTAATACAATCACAATTGACATCAACAATACAAACACTCTTTTTTCGTAAGTGTTAAACACTTTGTTTAACATATTTCCTTATTTATTATTATTGACAAAAAAACAAAACATTTTTCTAAGATAAGTAACATTCTGAAAACTTAGGAAAAACTCTCAAAACTTCATCATACAAATATTCTGCATGAGTATTCATAGAATAAATATCCTCCAAATTATTTACACTGTTCTTATCGTACCTCTTTTCTCTTTCGTTTTTTTCATTCGTACATCCATTCATCGGAATATTCGCCTCTTTTTCAAATACAGCACCATAAGAGTTAATGATATTAAATGATTTTACAACATCATCCTGTTCCAATATTTCATCTACAAGGAGATTATAACAATTAGAACTGACAATACAAACAACAGTGTCGTATGCGTTTTTCTTCGAGAGTAATCTTAAAACAGACACAAGTTTGTTTACTTCTGTTTGAACATCACAAAACTTGATTTCTAAGTTTCTAAATTTACACAGAGTTTCGTAATCGTACTGATCAGCCAACAGATTACACTCGACATTCAGAGTAAACATATTGTCCTTGTAAAAAATGTTCGTATTGTCTGTAGATTTATTAAAATCAATAAATACTAACATTTTGGAAAAGGGTGACGATTTATCTTTTCTAAACATCCCGTATCCTAAAAAGAACGGATAAAGTATAAGACCGGTATAAATAAAGGGTAACGCTGTATGAATAAGGGAATCCATTGTTTAATGAAAATATAGTCTACTATAACTCATAACTTTATTTATAATTTTTAAGTCAATTTGAATAATTTATTCATTTACAAACTGATGATAAGGACTTCCTCTACTATCAATTAATTTGTGATAGTTTGGAGGCATGAATAACATTTTCCAGAAACTCATACCGTTGTTCTTTGATTGATATTCATAGTTATCATACGCTGGTTCAAGTATACGAAGATCAACCTGAGACTCCACCTTTTCAGGGTCTGGAATAGCGTTATTCTTCTTCCACTTGATTGTATTTTTCATTGAATCTTTTTGGGATGCGTGTTGTCTCATTATTGATTGTTCTGCCGTATGAACCTCATTAACCTTTATAAAGGATGACTCTTCGTATTTGTTTTCGTCGTTTGGTAAATATATTTTGTCTTTATCGGATATATTTTTTGACCGTTCAAAATACTTCTTTATAACAGTTATTATATCGGTTGTTGTTATTATTACGATAATAATTAATATGGATATCGTTATAAAAAACGCTATCACTTGCATATACAATTTAGTTGTCTTATTGGATATCTTTTGTTGTATTTTATAAATTCTCTCCTGGATATCCTCATATTCACTAACCGCTTTTTCCATTACATCATTGATTAAACTGTTTTGCGAACTCAATTCTTCCCCGTTCATTATCGTTTTAGGTAATTTAAATAATTTTAGAAAAAAAAAGATTGGATATATTAATTAAAGAGTCACGAACTATGAATAAAAAAGATAGCGATTTAACTAAGGATTTTGTAGAAACAGGTTTCGATATTATCAAAGAAGCAACTCGTGAACATGAAAAGATCATATCATATTCTAAGTTAAGAGATCTTATCGTAAATAAAGATATTAAAGAACTTATAAATGACTCGAATATATTATCGTTTAATGATGATGTAATAACTTCTATTACAGAAGAATATAAAAATTTCATAAAAAAAGAAACGGTATTAAAAAATAGTAACGAATATGAAGAAAAAACTGCATCTAGTTCTGAAGAAAATGCAAGCGAAGGTTTTTTAAAAACAGCAATTGTACTATCTTCTATTGCGTTTAATATAATCCTTATAAAGCTTTATTTTGATGGGGACTTCAGATTGTTGCAATTATGTGGTGGTATTGTTATTATCATTGCTCTTACACAAGCTGCATATAAAGTTATCGATTTATTAAGCTATTCTGTAAAAAATGGTACAGAAAATGTTGATAAACTTTTGACAAGTGCTAAAAGTAAACTTAAAAATATTTCGAAAAATGAAAAGGAAACCGAAACTGATAAAAAAAAACATATTTTAGAATTTTTAAAAATCTACTTCGACATGGAATCTTCAACAAAAAATAGTCATGTTAAAAGCAAACAAATACTTGAACACTTTTTGCGTACACAAGAAAGTTTTATGATAAAATCAGAGAATATTGGAGTCAATAACAAAAAATACGAAGATCGTTTTTTTAAAATATATAATTTCATGAAAAATACAGACATAACCAAAGAGTTGATTCACAAATACGGTAAAAAAGATGACGATCATTCATATACTCGAAGTCATTTATATCAAACATTCGATAATAAAAGCCTAACGGAAACTTTTAAAAATCTTTACAAAGGTGTAAGTGGTGAGGAAACGGATTTTAAACCTGAATTAAAAGAATCAGGCATCAAAAACGGCGACTATAAAGATGAATATTATCATACACTCATAAAATCAGACACTTCCAAACTGAATACAGCAATTAAAGAGTTAGGCTACAGTCTAAACAATATTAAACCAAATGCACCGACATACGATGATGAATTTGGATCTATTATCAAGATTAACAACGCCTTTGAAATATTACGGCTTACCAATCTTCCTGAATACGATGAAATTTGTAACAATTACCTTTTCAAAGGAATGCCCGAATTCAAAAAGATCCAAACTAATAAAGACCGCTTCGCGATCCCTGATGAATATAATGCCTTGATAAAACTTAAAAACCATTTGCTTAACTGCGATTCATTTAGTAGTCATTTATATATTAAAAAGATTTGTGAAAAAAATATAAAAACATATCCAAATGACCTTGGTTTGTCAATTAAACAAAATGTTAAAGATATCATTAGTAAAATCACAGATGATAATAAATATCTTGAAGTTTTGGTTGATAAAGTTTTTAAATTTAATCATATTGTAATGAACGATGTAGTATTAAAAAAAGATCTTATAACAGGCAAGTTTGATGAAATAATGGATCTGTATGAAACTATATTCACTAAAGTGTTTGAATATTCAGGTGTTATTCGAATCGATATGATCAACTACTTCGTAGAAAAAACAGATAAAGAGTTCGCTACCGAAGAAAATAAAGGAAAAAATCTATTCAAGCATAATGGTCGTAAAATTATTGACATTATATTTGATCGGTACGATATAAACAACGATAATCTTAAAATCATAAACACTTCCCCTGAAACTCAAAACAAATTCAAATTTATCACATACGATCAATACATGCAAAAAATGACCGCTTATGATGATAACTCTATACACGAAATGCATAAAAACTTTCAGATTGTTTATAATGATATGGACAATATCATTATCGAATATCGAAGTGGTAAAACTAAAGATGATTCGTCATCTATAAAAATTAATATTCTAAAAGATATGGTTCATTATTACATCGCAAGCAGTCTCTTCTTTATGCTCGATTACTTTATCAGTTTGTTCGTAGATAGTTATAGCGATAAGAACAAGTATGTTGCTTTCAAACAACCAATCAAAGATCAAGCAGGTACAATTTACAATAATGTTACGGGTGAAGTTGATAAAATTTTAGATGGTTCACTTGTACCAGATAACCCCCCACAAGGAAATGGTGCAAGTGAATCAGATAACCCCCCACAAGGAAATGGTGCAAGTGAATCAGGTAAAACCCTACAACAACAAATTTCTGATATAAAAACTCAAATAAATATAATGGAAGGATGTAACAAAAAACCAAAACAAGATGATGCAGGAGGAAAAGATTGTAAACAATTAAAGAATGAGTTACTTGCGCTACAAAAACAATTAAATAAACAAGAGGCAGAACAAAAGAAAGAGATGACCAAGAGTAAGTTAAAGAATTACGAGAATGGTATGAAATTTATGACGGTATTTAGCATATGGATTTTATCTGTGGTTCTATTTTACAGTTTTTGGATGAAAATAGATAGCGATTATAACTACAATGATATGATTGCTATAAACAATAGTTTAAAAATGAGAGAACACCTTCAAAATATGGCAAAACACTCAAAAGACGCTTATACTAATAAACACAACAGAGAAGAGCATTTACGCTTACTCTATGAAGCAACAAAAGATTTGCTTGTGGTTCAAGAAAAATGCAATTTGACCAAGCAGAGTCAGGGAGTAATGTTCCCCACCAGTGATGTGTTCATCGGTGTGATTATTATCGGTATATGTGTAGTGGTCATTTTTACGAATAATATGCTTAACAACCCTTTTGAAGTTATGAAGAAGGTCAAACTGATCAAATCGGTTATGACCAACGAGAGTGAAGTATCTAACGAATTTGATATAAATACATACATCAATTTGATAAAACTATATGCATACGAAATTAAAGAAGATCTATTAAAAGAGCTAATAAAAACATCTGAAAATCCTGACGGAATAAGAACAATACTCGATAAATTGAAATATAATGAATATCCAAGCAAAGTCGAATATGAAAAATCTAAAGAACAACTTGAAAAGGTACGAAAGGATGTTTTGGATAGAATGACACCTTATATTGATAAACAAGAAAATTTCAAAACAAAAACAGAGTTTGAAAATATATTTTCAAATGAAGCAGAATCTAACACAATCCAATTACAAAAAGAAATGATCTACCAAATTATTATGAATCACCCTGAAGACTGGTTTAGAAAAGATGGTTGGGAATACATTTTTAATACATCAATAACATACACTGATAATTCTGAGAATATTCTTTTCAAAGAGAAAACTAATGCTTTGAGTAAATTTTTACAAAATAAAAAATACAATGAAGTATATGATTATGTGAATAGTGTGATATCTAATGGTGATGAAACAGATAAATTTAATGTTATTATGAAAGTAATTACTGCTGCAAAAAATACTACAAAAGAGAAAGTTCTTTACAGTAGTTATTATGATCAATATAACAGGTTAGTAACAACTGCTCCAAATAAAGAAAGAGAAGAGTTTTTGAATGAGGTAGACAAGAACACAGCCATTTCACTTTTAGAAATGAAAATGATATCAAATGTAATACCTATTACAATTGATCGTTTTATAGAGATGAGAAACAAACCAGGATTCAACGAACAAGTCATGAGTAAAATTGATAAAGCAGTATCGGAAAGAAACAATCAGATCAATAATTTAATTAATGAACTCGATAAAGAAATCATAAATCCATACGAAAGAATAAATTTTACTAAAATGAAAAGTTTAACAGATCAGGAAAGAAAGGTGGGTGTGCTTTATGGTGGAGGAGGACAAGAACCTATAACAAAGAGTGGAAACGACAATATTACAATTCTACAGAATGATCCGAATTTTGATGCTAATTCTGCAAATATTGATTTGAATAATATACTCAGTAAATATAACACGGATGAAGCAAATAGTAGATTGGAAAAGCTACAGGGGATTGAAAGTACCCTCGTTAACATGGAAAATATAGAACCGATTATAAACACAAGTGTGGCTTTTTCTATATTTATGCTTGCGATATTCATGTCCTATAAGATTATGAACAATGCCATTAAATATAAAGTGGAATTGTTTAATGGTAAATTATTTGGTGAATCCATCTGTATGTAGAGATTTACAATACCACCCACTTTCTTCGTCTGTTTCATTTAAGAAAATACGCTCATTAGCTTGTAGACAAATCATTTTGAGTTTCAAATTATCCTGAACATATAAATATTTTTTATCAAAATGTGAAAGGATATACTTAAAAATATATTGATTAGATACATTAAAAGCATATCTTTTATCGATATTAGAATTCATAATTAATGAATTACTTTATAGCGAATTCTTTATGTGATGTTAACATCAAAAATTTATTAATCGGAAACACTTATAATACTCCTACTCGTGAATTTACTAATATTTACATAAGGGATGAAAATAGGTCTAAAGATTTACTGTTATCGACTAAAAATTTATGCACTCCATGGAACAAAACATACACAAACGACGAATTATCATTTAATATAGAGTTTTGTAATCACGAAAATAACTTTATAGACGAATTGAGTGTATTATGCAATAAAATATTCAAAAGATTTTGTAAAAATAAATATGTAGGATTGAAGATCGAACGTGGAAATGACCATTTTAAAGTATATCCAAATGAATCGAAAGTGCTGAGATTTTTTAATGTGAAAACGAGCGATATTAGCGTATATGATGAAGATGGTAGTGTTTTACACATATCGAATATAAGTAAAAGTGATATGGTTCAGTGTTTATTGCATATGAAGGCTTTTTGGTATAAAGATAACAAGGTCGGAGTCGAGTTATGTATTGTGCAAATATTACGTATATCTCCTTATAGAAAACTGAACGATCAAAATATGCTCATATCACAGGTTAAATCATCCGTTAATAATGAAGATCATGAAATCATAAAAGAATACACAAGAATGATTCAAATTGGTATACCTTTGTTGACTGTTCAGCATATTATGGAAAACAACCACACCATTTCAGAAGTACAGAAGGAAATGATAAAGAAAAAACTTGGATGGGTTTCATCAATACCTATATCATGTATGGAATATCATCAACACCCTAATCAATGTATACCAAAACCACCCCAACCCCCACCAAAGAAACAAGAGGATGATAAAAAATCTGACTGTAAAAAGGTTATATCAGGAGGAGGAGGAGGAGGATTGGGAAGAATTACTATTAATGATTTACAAAATGCGTTGACGAAAATGAAAAGGATCTCAGACAAAAAAACATAATTAATTGTTTTTTATATTTATTGATTTACAATAAAAACGGCAATTTTACTTTTTTTCTTACAATAAAAAAGATAGAAGTAGTCATAATGATACATAATCAGTTATTTTGTGAAGAACCAACAATGGACCTTATAATTGAACTGTTAAAATGTTATGGTTTGAGTTCATTAAACGACAATATAGAATTTAGTAAGGCAGATTTGTGTGAAAATAAAACCGTTGAAAAAATGGAAGATATGATACATGAACTCATTATGTATTATCTCCCATGTAAAGCTAAGATATATTTGGATGTTATCACAGAAAAAAGAGCTATAACGATACTTTCTCAATTTATTAAGCTTTTTAGTTACAAATTAGCAAGAAAAGAAAGGATAATAAACAAAAGAAAAGTTATTTTTTACAGAATACAAAAAATAGAGGATACAAAATTACACATTGACAACTCAAGTACATACCAATTGTTATTCTAAACTAAAATTGGTTGTACTAAATTAACACCATTACCGTTGCACTCGTGTAATTGATACTTCATGTAAGTTATGATATCAAAATTTATAGGGAATAAATGAACAAGTCCAAGTTTGATATTTGTATAATACTCTCTATACTTTTCATTTGGAATCAAATAGGATGATGAGGGTGGTAATACCATCAACAATTGATCTAAATCTGTTATTTCTCTATGATATTTTTTAGTGTGAGCTTCGTCCTCTAAATTATGTAACAGATTGACATAGTTGGACAAATCAATAAAAGTAGGCGAATACATAAATGGATAGAACCAAAACTCATCGAATTCTTTTTCAAAATAATAATTTGCTACCCATATCAAACCCTGTACATAAGATGTACATATTCTTTTGATGATATCTGAATTCAAATTATTTTCAAACAGGTAATAATAATAGTTCCTTCTCCAACCTGGTTTGTTAACATTTATTACGGACGGAAACTTTTTATATTTAGGATATTGTTCCATCAGTTGTGTTTCATTTTCAATAAAATTGTTTTTTTTAGAGTTTTGATTTATGTTGTTTGTAAAATTATAATAATTAGTTTCGCATTTTTGATATTCAGAGTCTTCATTTTTTGATAAAACATCAAATAAAGATACTAAAAAATCTAAATTTATTTTGCTATGTTGATTAAGAATGTGTGCATTTAGTTTTTGATAACTTTGACGATAAGCAATCAATAATTTAACCAAACCATCATTTCTAAGTGATATATATGTAATATTTGGTATAAAATCATTTCCAAGCATAAATGTTAAGAATACATAACACTTTATATAAAAATTAATATTAGTATCATCACGAGAACATTCAACATAATCACAGAATTGTTCATATATCTGTTTGGATGTGTTTTTTAAAATCATATACACAAACTGTTTATTGTCTGTCGTCGATTCCCTAAGCAAATAGGTATTGTTACAGTTGTATGATAACATTCCCAGTAAAATCATATCAGCGTCCATGCCATAAATTACATCAATTAGTGTTGAACTATTATCGTAACGGGTCCTTTCAATATAATTACAAATGTTATGCTCCCCTTCGCCTTTTTGGTAATCTAGAATCAATTCGACATTATGTTCTAATTTGAATTTATTTTTATAAATTGTGAGTTCATCTATCAACTTTTTCATGAAAAGAGTTCCTGGTGTGATTGCATTAGAGTTCCATTCATGACAAAGCTTTTCACATTCTTTTATCTTTCCTAGTTTAGTACTTTTATTAATTAACTCATTTCTTTTCCAATCTGAAAAATATCTTCTTTTTCTTTGTTGTGAAATTTTAGCCATTGGTGCAACTCCGTCGATACTAACATACATTAGTTTAGTTGGTAATATCATATGATATAGTTTATCGATCATTTTCTTGCATTCTTCAATCAACAATATTTCAAATTCTGATTTGCTTATGAACGCATTTGTGATGTCACACTTCATCGAATATACACATTTGTGGATAGCACAATTAAAATCAAGGAACAAACGATCACATGTCTCAAAAGGTTTTTGATTAACAACAATATTTTCGAATTCATTGGTCAACTTTTTAAAATAAAGTGGGATACCCATGGTGGTTGGTTGCTAACTATCAATATGTATAAAAATGTAATATGAATTTAAGTATCTTTTTTTACTAATTCAATTTTTTAAATCTTATTGGATATAAAAAATGAATATACACAAACCAACACAACTTGTTTTTGTATCGTTTGTTTTTTTATCTATTACACTTATTGTACATCGCCATTTAAATGCCAATGATAGACTCGCTATACTTGCAATATTAACTATCGCTATGTTACCTTCCTTGTACAGTATCAACTGTTTAGTGGGAGGAGACTGTGTCATATGGGCATGGTATCATTCTATTATATTAACTTTCTGGTGTATTTCAGCAGCATTAGTATCCATAAAAAACAACAAAAAAAACTTAAAAAAGAAAAATTGAATATAAAGCTTTTAGTTGTTTATAACTCAACAGTAAAAAAACTATAATAATAAACCATGCGTTATTTGATTATTGACACGTCTTATTTTGTATTTTTTAGATTTTATGCGTTGATAAGCTATCTAAAACTAAGTGATAAAAACTTTTGCAATGAAAACTTTACTATGGATAATGAATTTATAACAAGATTCTCTAATTTATTTGAGAAATCTATAATATCTTTATTAAAACGACATTTTGAAATAACACGAAATAAATTTGTGAACATTACGGTTATATTTGCAATTGATTGTTGTCGTAGCGATATATGGCGATTACAACTGTTTTCTGAATATAAAGCGAACAGAGATGTCACCAGAACAAACGATCTGTTCGATGCTCGAATTTTCGAACATGTATATAATGTTTTACTCCCTTCGTTAATTCGTAAATATTCATTCTTCCGACAGATCTGTAATCCTAATGCAGAAGCAGATGACGTTGTAGCAATAAGTGTTCGATGTTTGAACGAAGAACCCGGTTTTCAAAATGAAAAATGCGTTGTCATTACTAACGATAACGATTATCTACAACTATTAGACCAAGTTCATTCTATTTACAATTTACAGGGACATGATTTATCAAGTAAAAGCGTAGGTGGATGCGCAGAGAAAAATATGTTATATAAAGTTTTAATTGGTGACCCATCTGATAATATAAAGGGTGTTTTAAAAAAATCCATTGTAAACAAGCTACTTTCTAAGCACGACGATGTAGAGTCGATCGAGAGAGAATTCAAAGAGCTCGCTACAGAAGAACAACTCCGTGTATTTTATATGAATAAATCACTCATCAGCTTCGATCATATTCCCGAAAACATATGCTGCTCTGTAAAAAACACTTTTTACAACCAAATTTTAAGAAGTTCTATTGCATGACAACGAAGCTCGTCTACATTATTGTATGCAAAGAACTGTACATTTCCACTATGATCCACTGCAAATGAACCACTCTTTCCGATCTCGTTTTTTACCTTTACAGCACATATTCTCCCTCTTTTTTTACCGTCAAGTTGCATGATTTGAGGCAGAATAACACGATGGTTGCCGAACAGTTTAACCAGATTCTGAATAAATCCAATGTATCTGTCCTTTCCGATTGCATTTGGTCTGCGCATATTTGCGTTGATCATCTTTTTCTGAATTTGATATTCTGGTAGCTCGCTTACATTCATGCATAAACGTAAAACAGGCTTCACAATAAGCTGTTCAATCAATATGTTCATCAAACCATCATCCATTTTCTTCTCGAATATCATCTTTCCTAAGCCACCACTTATCTTGATCTTACCATTTTTGAATATAAGTACTGATATGTTGATCTTTTTCATCTCATAGGCGATATGCTTCAAACCGAATTTCACAGATAATGAACCAATACGTGACGAGTCCTGTGTATACTCTATCGTCTTCCCTAAAGAACCAGGTGCGAACGCCTTTGTTGTCATACCCTGGATCTGAACTTTGTCGACAATTTCGAATGCGTACTTATCTTCCGTAGTATCAACAAGTTGGATGGACTGCATAGTAGAGTTATCCGTTGTATTTGCACTTTGAGCGTTGAGAAAAGACCAAATACTTCCCAAATCGTAAGATGTTGATGTAATATAATGTGTCATATTCACTATACATTGAAACATACTCAGTGTAATATAATTCTCTTCTGTAGACGGCGGCTCCATAGTCGTTCTTTCGTATGGATCGATCAACATAAAAGATTATAAATCTTCAAAACTAAAAGCATTTATTCACCTTTATAAAGTTAAACTTTTGATCATTTTATGTATAGATTTACTTCTGTATATATTTATTCTATAGTAACAAGATTCATATTTAACAATTCATCAACATTGTTTTTATATGACTCAGCTCCTGCAAATAATTGTAAAAAAATCCGGAGATATTCTTTTATCTTTTCAATATTATCAAAAACGATAATGATCGTTTTGTTCTCGTTTACATATGCATGACCGATTGTATGGATCAAACTTGTACTGATCATCATGTCGCAGTTTGATTTTAAAATTTGAATTTTTTCTTTACTTAAAGACGAAATTTGTGTTTTAAAGCTTTCGTTTGCAACGATATCTAACAGAATTATCTCTTCACATTCTTTTAGTTCTTGCATATTCATTGTATTGTTATATTCAGTAAACTCTTCTTGAGAAATCAAAAAGAAATTTGAAATAAACTCAAACAAAACCATATTTATAAATAATTCTGCTATTAATTGTTAGATGAAATGAATCCCGATTTATCAGACGAAGATGAAATATGGAATCATTTAAAAGAATTAACAGATAATGAAGATACCGACAATGTATCAAATGTTACCACCATTCAGGATTCGGAGTTTAAATGTAATAATTGTAATTATATTAATAGCTATCATTTGAGTGATGGAGATTTTGTATGCAATAAATGCTTTACATTGGAAAACCGAAATATTGATGTAAATGCAGAATGGAGATATTATGGTTACGATGATAATAAAGCAAGTAACCCAACACGAGTAGGTACACCCTCAAACATATTCATTCCTAAATCTTCTTTAGGTACAATAATTGGTACTGAAAATGTAAAGAAAAATGCGTACGATTTTCAAAGAATTCGTCGCTATCAAATGTTTCAATCTATGCCATACAAAGAAAGAAGCCTTTTGCATGTTATGGAATCAATGAATACAAACGCATCAAATAACGGTATACCATCTTCCATTATCGAAGATGCTAAAATGATGTATAAAACTATAAGTGACCAAAAGATTTCACGAGGTGATAACCGTAACGGATTGATAGCATCCAGTGTTTATATGTCTTGTAAAACGAACAATGTTCCAAGAAGTGCTAAAGAAATCGCTAAAATGTTCAATCTTAACATTTCTACTATGACAAAAGGATGTAAAAAATTTCTTGATATCATGAAACTTACAACCAAATCATCGGATCCTTATGATTTCATTATTCGGTTTTGTTCAAAATTGAACAAAAATGACATCGTTGACATTTGTCAATATGTTATCACTAAAGCTGAAGAATATAGCATTGTCAGTGAAAATGCACCACCTTCTATAGCCGCTGGATGTATCTATTTAATTAGCGTTTGTTGTTCTTTAGGAATAACAAAAAAAGAAATATCCAAAGCTTGTGAAATTTCTGAAGTGACTATCAATAAATGCTACAAAAAACTTTACGAATATAGAACATATCTTTTTCCAGAAGATATCAAGGTAAAATTTCCAAAAGCTTTTTAAAAATCAACATCATCTACATTATTAAAATACAATTCCATAGTTTCTTTTTTACCACCCACATTTGCCTTGCTATACTCGGCAACTCGGACTTCGAAAAAATTAGATTTGTTTGTTATGGATATCCTTTCCATAAAATCTAATGGACAATTGTGAATAGCATATAATACATCATATCCCAATTGCTTTAACAAACGATCTGCTATGAACTTGACATACTGGATCATAAGATCACTGTTCATTCCAAGTAAACCACAAGGTAAACTGTTTTTTACAAATTCAACCTCTATATCCACTGCTTCTTTCATTATCTTATGTACATCCTCTTGTGTCATCTTATTTTCTAAATGACTATACAACATTATCGCAAATTCTGTATGTAAAGACTCATCTCTACTGATTAACTCGTTACTAAATGTTAACGAATGCAATAATCCTTTCTCTTTTATAAAATAGATAGACGCAAACGCTGAAGAGAAAAATACACCCTCTACTATCGCAAAAGCTACCAATCTTGCAGCAAATGGTGAATCTTTGTCTTCAATCCATTTCAATGCCCAGTTTGCTTTTTCTTTGATACAAGGAACTTCTTCAATAGCATTGAACAGTGTCTCTTTCTCTTTGTTATCTTTTACATAGGTATCAATCAATAAAGAATAGGTCTCGCTATGAATTGATTCGATCGCTAACTGAAATGTATAAAACGCCTTCGCTTCTGGTAAACTAACATCATTCATGAATCTTGAAGCTAAGTTTTCATTTACAATACCATCACTTCCTGCAAAAAAAGCTAACACATATTTGATAAAATGTTGTTCGTTAGAACTTAAACGATTCCATTCATCTACATCAGAAAAACTGATCTCTTCCGGTGTCCAAAAACTAGCTACTGCTTTCTTATATATATCCCAGATATCTTTATATTTAATTGGAAACATTACATATCTGTTTATAGTGTTTGATAAGATAGGCTCTGTATGTTCGTTATTCAATAACTCTTTTAAATTCATTACTATGTTTATATATATAATAATATCTTTCTTTTCTTAAATATCTTCCACCTTTCGTTTCTGACATTTATTTTTATAAAGCTCCCTTTCACACTTTTCTCTACTCTCCGATATACAACCGTGTAGGTTTTCACATCTATGTAGCTCAGGTAGTAAACAAAACAAACAAATGTTATCTTTATTACAATATTTACATGTCATTTTTATATGTTGAGAACTCTTGTTACAAATAGAACAACGCTTTGAAAATGTTATCGTCATGCCTTTTTAAATACGTAACATGCTATATTTTTTTACATATATTTTAAAATCAGTTTTTTATATATCAATAGAATACGGACTGTTATCTTCATGTAAACATCGTTTTATATTTCTCCATTTCTTTTTAGGATCACAATACTTTATATTTTGTGAACAATCTGGGTTTTTTATCATCCGAATCACCAAAATATAATACCTCAAATTAGGAGTGCTTTCTAATAATCTTTTTCGTAAACAAGAAAGGGTCGTCGATGCTGAATATTCTACATTGTTAATTCTAGGATATATAGGTGCTACAGGTTTAGTCCGCATAAGTTCCTGAACTTTATCATCTTTATATTTAATTAACCAATACACAAAACTGCTTACATCTTTTTTATCATCCTTTATTTTACCCACATCTATCTCATAGTATTGATCGACATAACTAGCATATTCATCTAACTTGTTTTGCTCTTTCAAATAACACCGAAGTTCCTCTTTACATATCGGATCATCTAACACCTCCTGTAACTTTCCTTTGTACTTTAACACACATTTTATCCATTTCTTCCTTTTCTTGTTATATTTTCTTAAACGCTTATTATACCATATCTCTTGCATATCTTGTACTTTTAACGCTTTTGTTAAACTAGTATCTTCTATCAGTTCATCATATATTTCACATTCTATAATTTCTAACTCTACCGATAAACAACAAATATTTGTCACGTTCTTTTTTAATATATGTTGTAACGAGCTATTCAAGTATCTTTTCTGTTCAGTTATATCCTCTCCAACATAAGGAACACCTGTTATCTCAGAATAATCGTTAACACCTATTGTAAATCTCATATTATTTGTCTCCTGAGAATGACACGAGTTGTGAAATGAACTCGCATATTTTGGTATATACATTTCAAAATACTTACATATATTCAACATAATGATATGATTCATTTTTCTCGGTAATTTACCGTTTCGTACAATCTGTTTAACCTGATTGGAACTTAAATATTTATATATGTTTGATTTAATACAAAACTCCTTATATTCAGTATTGAAATTCTCACCATGAGGCATATATCCACCTAATATGTGAGGCATTATGATATCGTAGTATGGTTTTGATTATTATCCCTAAGTAACAAATATATAACATTTTTCATTATATATTCAATTTTTTATCCTGATGTATGTATTCTTTTTTTTATTTACAATGCAATATTGAAAACATCATCATTAGTAAAAGCGTCTTTCATTTCATCATTATATTTATTTTTATCAAGTTCTATTACCAAAAGCATGTCTTTTTTTTCCTGTGAAGGCTTACAATAATATATACTAATTATTGTGACCAAAAAGGTAATGCCTACAACGATGAAAGTCATCATTATAGATCCTTATTATAAATGTCATTTTTTTTAGATTATACTGTATTTCATAAGCTGTTCTTTTTGTTTTTTTTTATTCATTTACATAAACCATATCATAATGGGTGCTACTCAATCTCTTGTAAACCAAACCAATAACATCACATCAGAAAAAAAAGGTGTATTTGCAAAAGATCTTCAAAAACTTAATGATGTTATCAACAGTATCATATCAAATGACAGTTCCTTTAAAGATTCAAGTTATAACTTTTTAAATTCAAAAGTTTGCGATAAATACTCTATGGTTATGGAGTCTAATTTACACAAACATTTGAAACTACACTTACATGATGTGGCTCAAAGTATATATTTGATTCCCAAAACAAATGAGCAATTAAAACTCAAAGATAATTCATTAGTTTCTAAAAATGAAATATGTGGATTAATTGCAAAACATTACACCAAAACTTTACAGATTCTTTCATTGATTCGGGAAATATATGATTTTGAAAATGGAGGAGATTTTAGTATGGCGGGAATCGTTTTTAGAAATTTAAAAACAAATCAAGATGGTATGTTGGAAGTGTCGTTCTGTGGTTTAGAGCAAGAACCTTTATCTTCATCAGAAAATGTTCGGATAGACTTTAAAAATCTTAAAGGTCTAGATACATTTGTAAACAAGTTTTTAACTCCTGAAGAAGCTCACACTTTTATTGGCCATTTACGAGAACTATTTGGATCCTACAACAAAAAAAGAATCACCGAGTCTATTTGTAAAGATACAATCGTTTCAAAGAAAGAATATAATGATATTTATGAAACATTAAATATATACTCCGCTAAAAGCGGAGGTGGTTACAAATCAAAAGCAAATCATAACCTGCTGTTTAAAGTTTCAAAGAACAAACCCATCATATCGTATGAACTTTGTTTTGACAAACAGAAATTGTTAACTCCTTTGAAAAATAAAACAAAACAGTTGTTTAACAAATTCACTTTGGATTATCAAACAAATTTACAACAACTTTACGATACTGTAAATTTGTTGGTCGTTTATGATCATTCCAAAAAGAGTTATGCTCTACGAAATCTTAGTTTTCTAGAGCTTAAAGCAGTTGAATACAAAGTTAAAAAAAATGTTATAATTATGTTCGTCCAAAGTTTGGTCAACTATTTTAAAATTTTAAATCATGTTAAACAAGTAACAAGTAAAATATGAAAGATATAGAATATTCATTGAGACTAAATAACGTAACTGAAATCTGCTATCATGTTGTTAACTATGTTTGTAAAAACAAAATAAAAGATCTAGCTCGATTTTATATTAATCAGTTTTCTTCCTTTTATATTACCAGTAATATCCATGTTATATTTGGTATATGGAATAGGTTAAGAAGAATATCGTACATCATTAACAACTCTTCAGATAAAGATTTAAAAACTTTGTTTAACAACCGTTCAATTCGTATTAATATTTGCGAGTTATTCGTCATATTAAGCCAAATTAATAGATCTGCGAATCTAATTCAATTTAGAAAACCAAGACAACAAATAGAAACTTTAGAGTATCCGAATAAGTTTACTTTTCGTTCCCCTGATGGTAATATAACAATTGTAGATGATTTTTTAAGTAATATGAATATTCCGTATCATAAAGTTGAAATATTCAAACATCTTGTATATATTTGCAACACATCAAAAAAGAAAAATGGTATATGTACCACAATAAATTCCATATTAAATGATAAAGATCTCATTTATCATTTGGAAGCGCATCACCAAAATATATATACTATATTGTTTCAACTTTGTAAATCATTATGTGTACATAATAGGCTACCCCTATGTAAAATTTTGGAAAATATGTTTAATTTATATAATAATAGCAAAATATGTGATACTCATCGTTTTAATTTGCTTTTAATGTGTTTTGATTACGCATTTTGCGATGAAGTATCTTTAAAGTATGAATGTACCAATAAATATATAAAACCAATTATTATTCAAACTGCTATTAAGATTGATTATATTTATTCTGAAAATCAAAAGGATTATCCAAAAATTTGTTTACATGGAAATATAAAAGATAATATTAAAAATAATAAAATTATTTCTAAGAAGGATGAAAAAACACAAATGAAGGATATAGCTAAAACAGATGATGAAATATTTTATAAAGTTGTTTTATTTTCAACACCTTTAATATGCAAAAATCGTCAAAAACCTTTTGTTACACCATATCGTTACGATCGTTCACTTTCCAAAATAGTAAATATAACAGAATTAAAAACCAATAAATTAAAATATCACATTAAAAAAAACGATGAATCGTTTATTTGTTGATGACTTTACAACTAAAAAGAAACATATTGATTGCTCTATAGGTTACTTATTACGCAAAGAATGTTTGAACTTAGACGACGGAACCATAAAAAATAACGATTGTTCTAAAAAACTACAGAAAAAAATCATATTACATTATTTAGCATATTTATGGTACAATAACTCTTCTTTGGCAATATTTGGTGATATAAAATCGACAGAATCTTTTAAGAAAGTTACAGTAAATATGATTGAAAATTACATTAAAGAACATCAGCCATCTTTTTCAGAAAAGGTGCTAAATTCGAATGGAAGTTTAAAATACATCACAAACACCCTTCTCATTTCATACGTTAATCATCTGATCATCACCAACAAAGATCTATATGTTTCATTTGAAAGGGATAGCAATGTTTATAATAACTACTTGGATCATAAGCTCGAAAAACAAAATATAGAATATCATAATTTATTAGAAAGGATAAAAACAAAAATAAAAAATCCTGTTATCAGGTCGGTTTCTACCGAAACTAGAACACAGAATGGTGGACCCGTGCTAGCATCCGTACAGGTGACACAAGCCTCTCTTCGAAGAAATTCGCAAATCTAAAACAGATACATTATCGTATCGATATAGATATAAAAAATAAGTGTTTAAATAACGAAGATACATCTAAAAATTTAACAAATTTACAAAAGCTTATTGCTGATACGATATACAATAAATCCATGACGATAAAGTTATACCATAAAGGAATACACTGATGTTATAGGGTCATGTAAATGGATCTCAATCATTTTATCAGAACAAGTTCGATAAACCCAGTTTAACGGTAGAATGATACAATTCATCGGTTTTAATATAAAATCTATGACATTTTCATAACTATTATCCAATAATAACGGAGATATGTTAAAATTCTTTTTTACAAAATGTGAAGACTTAAAAGACAGCCCATTTACAATTGTTCTAGGATGCGATATAGATATCTTTGTTTTTTCTTCTTCATTATCATTGTATATTATCACATATTTACTCAAGTTTCTTTTTGTTAAATTCTTATTTGATATAGAAAGCATATGATACATATATTGGTATTTAAAAATGGTATTTAATAGATCTGCAGGATTTACTATTTTGTCATAAATGTAAATCGGTTGTTTTTCGTAAAGCATATTCAAATCAAATGTATTTAATTTGGAATGAATAAGGTAATAATCAATTGGTGATTTAAAGTAACATTGTAAATAAAAACATACACATATGACGATAAAAGAAATTAATAATTGTTTGTTCATTATTTAATAAAATTCCTTCTTACATGTCTGTTATAAATTATTTTGCCTTTTTTTCATGTCAAAAACAATTAATGAAAATGTCTTTTGTTGAAAACAAAAAGAAATTCGATAAATAGTATTCGTATATTTGTGCTATAGGGAACCTGCTCGGATTGGCCAGGTTGTACAATGCGGCAAAAGCGAAGACAAAGACATCAGACAAAGGCGGATTTATGATGAAAATCTCGAAGCCCTCGATAATAACAACCAAGTTTTTAAATCGATATTTATCGGACCTGGAAAAATAATGTATTGGAACAAATGAACAAGTTGGTCGAGTATCATAAGTTCATACAACCAATTGTAATAAAAGGTATTTATGTATTATTGTATTATTGTTACAACAAAATATAAACAGGAATAATCCATATTAACTTAATGTATTATAGTATCAAAATGAACATTTTTGATAATGTAAAAAAATGACCGACCCGACTGGGACTTGAACCCAGGTCTCCTGCGTGACAGGCAGGGATACTTGACCACTATACTATCGAGTCCAATATTTAATGTTAAAAATTTATTTTTAAATCAGTTTTTTAAAATATTATTTATTTTCATTTACTGTATTATACAACCATTGGTACCATGTTATTTCTTTTTAATATTAATACATTTAGGTTAAGTTTTTGAAGTCCGATAACTTCTAATATATAAACTATTTTTGAAGCAGTATCTGAACAACGAATTGGTACCTCAATGTGATATATTATCTGGACCAGATCGTGATACATTATGTAATTCCAATTGTGACTCATTGACAGGTACTGAATTAATATTATGTTGTGATAATCTGACGAATGAGACGGATCGTAGAAACTGTTGTATGAAGATATCTGATCTGGATGAGCGTAAAAAATGTGAGGACAGTATTGATGGGAAGTCAATCAGAATTAAGGCTGTGAAAGAAGTTAAATTGTTGATTAACGATAAGAGAGATTTATTGAACGTTAAGATGTGCAATTATATAAAAAAATATAAAAAGATCGAGGATATAAGAGACGCTAGGAAGTTAGGAAGTTTGTGAAATCCACTATAAAAAACATTCAGCAAAAGACCATGATGAATTACAAGAAGGAGAATGGTGTATATGTTAAAAATAGTGTTAAAATTTGAAATCTATGAAATCCTAAATATAAAATGGTGTATGTAGTCATTTTTTGTAGAAATTGATAAAAATTGATAAAAAATATATTAAAAAACAGACAGTTACTACACACAACACCAATGGATACGATTACTATCGAGAAACTAAGCCAAATGGGTGAGATGATGCAATCATTGAGCCCTGAAGCACTTGAAATGCACCTGACCATTCTGGAAGAGACCTCACGTCGTTTTCCCGAGAATTCTCAGGAACGGTATCTGTTGGAGATGTTTTTGAAATATTTCCAGGAGTAAAAACCCTCAAAAAACATTACAAAAACAAAAAAAACCTTAAAAAGTTTTTTTTTCAAAAACTTCGTAACATTAAGTTGTTTAAGTCCGATAACTTCTAATATATAAACTATTTAAAGATTCTTATGATATATGATTTATATTAATTAATACTGGTCTTTAGCAATGGAAACCCCTGATAATATGAATACTGAGTGTAATAAAATGTGTGTAGATGAATATGTTTGCGACCAAGAACATGGTAAACTTATCGGTGTATGTAAATGGTTCAACAAGAAACTCGGATATGGTTTCATTACCATTTTACAAGGTGAAAAGAAGGGGATGAATGTGTTTGTACATCATTCGGGAATTAAACCTCTGAATAGTCATTTCAGGACACTACGAAAGGGCGAATATATTCATTTTGATGTAGAGGATGGAAAGAACGGTCTTCAGGGTGTCGGTGTAACGGGTATCCTTGGTGGTCCGCTTATGTGTGACAATCTCACAATAACTAGCACTACTAAGTATCATCCACAACAGTGAACAACACATACAAAGAAATCAAGATGTAAAAAAAAACAACTTTTGAAATGGTCTTTTAATTCATTATACATTAATTGATTAAACATAATACATACATAACAACATTACCTTTCACGATCTTGTAACAATTTAAAACTCCGTCAAAGATTTAAACAACTCTACAATTTTTTTTCTAATTCAATTATTTCATCAATCTAATCTAAATATTTTCTTTTATTGAAGACTATTAAGATACTTGATAAATGAACGTTTTTCGTATTTGTTCTTACATTTTTCATCATTTCTATTTGGATTTAATTTATAATTAAAATGAAGGTTTTTTATGAGTATTCCTTGATTTTTCAAATGTATTTTTAGCAATACCTCTCCATTTTTACGCCCGTTGTGTAAAGTGAAAGTTTTTGATTGCAAAATAGACGAAATATGAGAATACATATTCAAGTACTTTTTCATGGAATACAAATTACCGACTGCTATTTGGTCACAAATACCACCATAATGGTATGCACATATATAAATCTCATTTTCTATAAAATCATGTGTTGCTATAAAATTACATAATTTATCATATTCACTTTTGTCTGCTTTAATGTCAGTTCTCGCATAAATGATAACATCATAATTGTTGTAATTTGAGAGCATTCGATAATTATTTTGATGATGATAGTACATTGACAGAATATTTTTTAATACACTAAATCCACCACCAAATTCAGTATTTTTCACTATTTGTTTAAAACTATCAATTTCTGTTTCTGTAAACTCTTTTAAAATATCAAATTTGACATTATAGTATTGTTTTACATTGAACTTTTTGATAAACTCTTTGGATATTTCATGATTCAATGAAACAAATGTGTCGGCATTCATTTTATTTAATATGTATTTGATTGAACTATCATCATCATAACAATAAGATCTTCCAGAAAATATTAAAGCAATTCTTTTTTCAAATAATTTGTCTTGAATCATATTATATCTATAAATAAACAATCCAATATTGATTGTATTAATAATCAGAACAATTATGAAAAAAACATACCATTTGTTTATTTTCATGAAAGTTTACTTTTTATTATATATGCATATTATGTTACTACAACTTTTTGTACATTCCAATATTACATAATATCAAAATGTAGCTTTTTAAACTTTGAATCTGATAACGTTTAAATATTACACGTGTAATCTTTAAATTTATTGTATCAACTTTTTCATCAATATTTTTTTTTATTTCTTAGATCTAAATAAATCATCATTATAAAATGACTGTTCATAAAGAAAAATCGTATCATAGTAGGAATAGAAAAAATTGTAAAGATGGGGGATCAGCGATATCAGCGATACCAGCGATACCAGTATCAAAGGGACAAGTAGTGACAGCACTACCAGCGAGACTACCAGCGAGACCAGCGCCACCAGCGCCACCAGCGCCACCAGCGAGACTATCAACGGGACCAGAAGTGAAGAGACCAGCGCCATCAGCGAGACTATCAGCGGGACCGAGACCAGCGAGACGAGTGATACCGGCGCTATCAAAGAGACCATCAGAGGAACAAGCGAGCCCAACATCATCAAGAGTTGAAAATTTATTAAGACAAAATCCATTTACACCTCAACCAGAGTTGAATCCTTATGAATTAGAAACATTGGAAAAAATCATTTTCATCCAAAAAATGATGAAAAAAGACATCATAATAAAATTTAACGAAAGTTTTAATAAAAGTTTTAATAAAAGTTTTGATAAAAGTTTTAATACTGAATCAACATCGCCAAACATCATTCCACCATTACTACCCTCCTATGAATACTTACATACTCTCAAAAGATATGTACAGGTTACAAATAAACTTAAAATACCAGGGTCTTCATCTGGCGGTAAATGCAAATCAAAGCATAAGTCTTCGTCGGGTAAACGATATTCCAGGAAAAGAGGTGGTGGTACAGCATCAGATACAGCATCAGATACAGCATCAGATACAGAATCAAAATACGATCATTTAGACGATTATCAAACGACTATTCTGTCGAAAACTTTTAGTTTTAACGACGATTCTGCAGACTATAACCCATTTACAGACGACACAGGTCTTAAACAGTTTTTTACAGATCTCAAAGGCTTCCCATATGAAATTAACGCATCTCTTTTAGAAATGATACCCAAAGAACCAACACAATCATCATTATTCAAATTAAGAAAATACATGATCGCTTTTATTACATTTATATTTCTTATATTCATGTCATTTCAAAGCAAATTCGATATACCATTTATGTCAACAACAGTAAATTACGATATCGTAAATCACAACATTAACACAGAACCATATTTTAGCGTGGAACCCCATTCCGTTACCACCTACACATTAGACTCTTCGAATAAAACAGTAGCTCCAATAAGTACAGAAATTATAATCGATCTATCATCTCAAACAAAAACCCCAATGAAATCAATGAATGACTTAATCAAACACCATATGAAATATTTAGAACCAAAGACTTTAGAACAAGCTTTCATTCCTATTGAATGTAGACTTGTCTCTACACCCGAAACATCATTATCCCTCCAACATCAGTTGTTCGCACATAAAGAGAATCTTTTAGAATCGTTTATTGAATTGGTTTTTTTTATTGAAAAACTATCAAAAACTATAAAACTACCAGATGAAATTAGTGAACACTTTTTACTCGATAATTTAAAAAAAGAACTAACTGAAGTTGTAAGATTGACATTTAATAATGCTAATCCTAATGGTAGACCAAAAAATTATATTGAAATCGTAAACGAGGGACTATTACCAGCAATCATCAACGCCTTTAATGCTTTTAGTAACAAATTATCTGAAAGTGATGGTAAAAAGACATATATTCATGATATTTTTCAAAAAATATATGAACTCGAAGATTTCAAAAAGAGATCGATCTATTTTAAAGCAAGAATGTTTAATTTTGCGGAAAACCTTTCCAGACATTTCTATCATGTAGAAAAGAAATCAATTCAATTTAAAACCCTTGATCATTGTAAAACAGAAAATACGGATGCAAACAAAATCATTATACCATTGCGTGAATATCAACAAGGTTTGTTGTTCGATCTGCGTATGAACTATAGAAATATCGCGCACCGACAGATTGAGCTCTATCAAGATTTTAAGCCGGTCCTAACAAAGATTTTAGAAATATATGGTCAAATATTAAGAGATGAAGGTACTGCTGCTGATCCAAAGTTACAAATTGATACATTAAAAAAATATATCAAGTTGGTGGAACAGTTAGAGAAAGATTTAAATCTTCATGAAGAGTTACTAAGTGTAAATAGCCCATTAGGATATATAAAAAACATTTTAAACGATGATAAATTGATTCCACAAGACACAATAAAACAGATTGTAGAGCATCTAAAAAAGGAAATTACACAATTTAATGAAGAAGTGGTCAAATTTGAGAATATGGCACACTATAATGAAATGATTAAAGCGATGTCAGCTAATACATTCAGTGCTGCAGGAATTACTATTACTAAAATATTTCATGGAA